AACCGAAACGAGACCGGCGGGAAATCGACCAAGCCCCATAATACAGAATATAGAACCGGGAAGACTCCCGGCTCCGGCCTACCGTCTGCGGATTTCCTGAAAAGTAGACTAAATTTCCCTTTAGTCTACTCCCAGGGCTGCCTGAAAGTTAGGGGAGGCGAAGCAAGTTAGTCGCCCCTAAACAACGCTTTCGCTAACTGGACCCCGGAATTTTTTAATAATTTTGGACTCCCTACGGGCCGTTTTTTTAAAAAGGAGTAGAGGCCCACCGGTTTGGCATTAGTACTTCTGTGTTCATACTGACTATCTTACCCTAAAATTTTTTATAAGTAAATTCCTCTCTCTTTTGGGGTTTTCTGGTATACTTCTTTTTATGAACGAAGTTAAAAACGCCGTCATACAGATGCAGAATGTTCAGCCTATTGAACATATTGATTGCCCTTACTGTGATGAACCACTGCTGGTAGGAACTGAGACCGTGATCGCTGTAGTCACCTGCTCTCATTGTGGGTTAACCTTTTCGTTCTGCAGGGATAGTGTATGAACGAAATCACATTACCCCAGGATTTGTCGACTCTTGGGAACCGTTACTTTTATGAACATGCCGATGAGAATGGTCTTTCTCTTCTGACTCCTGAATACGAGATTGCCCTTTCTAAAACTGATCCTGTACTGGGGCAGAAGATTGTTGATATCTGCTGGACTGCTGACCGGGACGGGGAGATGTTCAAGATTGAGATGGATAATGGAAAACAGATCGAGGTCTACTTAAACGCTGACGGAAAGATTGAGATCAGTAGCGATTAGATTTACCTCCTCCAGTCCTCCGTGGTATACTACTGGAGCAATTAAACAAACGGAGGATAAAAAATGGAAGTTAGAATTTCAGAAACCTTTATACCGGATTATGGAGTATTGTGCTGCGCCAGTTGTGGTAGCCCTTTTCTTCACCATATTCGAGCGGAAGCTTTCTCTCGGATGGAAGACAGTGAAACAGGTTTTCATATCCGAACCCAGAATCTCACAAAAGTGAATTCTCCTGAAGGAGAGGTTTTTAATGAAGTTACTACCGACTGGGAGGCTTCGATTGATATGAACATGGCCGGGAATCCGAGTGCGCGCCGTTCTGGAGTCTTGATCACTTTTTACTGTGAAGAATGTGAAGACTTAACTGTTCTTTCTATCTTCCAGCATAAGGGGAATACTCTATTAGAAACTGAAGTGCTGAAGAAAGACCGGTCATAGAATGGGTCCTTCTGTTGTTCGTTCCCCTTACCAATGGAGTAATTTACCTATGAGTGACCAAACTTGTATACACTGCAGGAAACTTTTTGAAGGGAGTAAAAACCGGAAACCAAAGGGGAGCTATCTCCCCGAGGGTTTTCTCTGTAAAGATTGCATGGAGTTGAAGATCGATGTATGGCGGGTAGTAGTGGGTGGTGCTTCTCTGTGCGGTAAGACCAAAGAAGAAGCTCTGATTGTTGTGGATCACTTGATGGATAAAGTCGGTCCGGCAGTGTCTGTGCAGCATGTTCTTATGCCAGCGCTTGACTACTACTCTTTAGACGACTTGACGGGATAGTTTTCCCTGTACTCTCTCCTTTTTATAAAACTACCCCTTAATACCAGTCTCTGATATACTGCTGATTATGAAGAAGCGAAAAGAGACTGTTAGACTAGTTGATCCTAAAACCGGGGAACCCGTACATGATGCCACGAAAACATTTAACGGGGTGGATTTCCATTGGTGCGCTCCAGGGCATCTCCCTCCACTGGATCACACCTTGATGGTATTTAGGCCAATGGAATTTGAAAACAAAGCCGATGGTGGGAGTGTTGTAGCTGCTGAAGAGTATCTTGTAGAGCTGTGGTATGTAGAGCCTGGAATCGCCTGTACCTATTATGCGCTGAAGGACTACGATAGCGATTTGGATTTCCACCCACAGGCGGAGGGGCTTTTCTACGCTGTAGTTGACAGAGAGACGGTGTTAAAATTCACTACCGAAGGGCAGTATGAGCATTTTCTAGACTTGAAGAGGGAGGATGAGAGACAGTATGAACCCCAATAAAAAAGTTCTATTACTGGGTGCGGTTATTTTTGATTGCGTTGTTATTGCATATTACCTGGGTTCTCTACGGCTTCCGGCATTCTGGATGAAGGTAACACTTGGTGTTGGTTTTGCTGTCAGTGTTGGAGCTCTTGTGCCTTTTATCGTTAGGAAGATCGATAAGCTTTAACTCCTCTCCCGATACTCCCGATTATAAGCATCGACATGCTCTTTGTTTTCTCGTCTCCACCTGCGGTTATACTCTCTGCAGTGTTCGATATTTTTATCTCTCCATGCTTTTTTAGCGATCCTTTTACAGTCTTTACAACGGCTGTCTTTTCCGTACCGGCCGAGCCGACTTTTGGAGAAGTATTCCAGAGGTTTTTCGATGTGGCAAATCGTACAAGTTTTTTTCATAGGTAACTTTTTTCCTTATGGCCGTCGCTTATTATGAGGACGGTCACCGTCGACTTTAAATAGCGTACAGGGCTACCCACAAATGAGGCTGAGTTGATATCTTTCTTTATCGGTTTTACCCAGATGTGCGTGTCATCTTCTTGGAAGAAAATACCGATAGAATCGTGGTCCTGGGGCTCAGAATAGGTGTCTTTGATCTCCTCTTTTAGCTTAATGTGGAGGAGTGTTGGTTGGAGTTGTTCGATCAGTGCTTCCATCTGATCGACTATGGTGGTTGTGTCCTCAGTGCTTTTGGCAGCAGCATCAAGCGCGGCGTGTATGGACTTATAGGTTCGCCGTATTCTTAGTAAAGCAAAGGTACTGAAGGTGAGAGCTGAAAAGGAGAAAATCAGAGTTATCATGTACTTTAGTCTATACCTATAAGAAGGGAGGTGTAAAGTTGTTTTCTATGTGTCTTGAAAGCCACCTTCTTCAAATTCCAGACACTCTTCGGTTGTTCTCTGCCATAGCTGGAAGTAGTACATGAACCGCTGTTGGGGCTTTGTGAAGGTTCCGCCATTGTTGGCGAAGACTAAAATGTAGGGGATGTCTACAATCCCGCCCATTGCCCCCATAGGGATTCCTTCAATTTCTCGTTGGTAAGGGGAACAATTATTTCCGGGAGAGGCTTTCATGGCGAAGATGAAAGGAGAGTCGGTTTCTATGATGTTGTACTGGGCTCTTTCCTCTGCGTAGGCCAGGGCGTTCTTAATGTATTCTACAAAGTTCATCTAATTCTCCCACCAGCCGGTCAGAGAGTTGCGGAGGTCTTCGCTCTCATGGAGTGGCCCCCACACATCTTCTAAAGAGAGAAAAAGAGATCGCTGGACTTCCGGGTGTTCTTTTACCCAGGCTTGAACTGCAGCTCTCTTCTCTATTGGGTTATCAGAGGCAAGACCACAGTCAAGAAAACCGTCAACAAGGCGCTCATTCATAGTGCAGGAGGTACGGCAATTATGTTTCTCTACAACTGATATCCAGTCATCCAGCAATTTGTCGCGGTCAGTGGTGTCAAAAGTGAAGGCGAACCAGCAGCCGAGTTCTAAGTATTCACCCTTATGCAGTTTCTTTCTCAGTCTTTTCTTCATCTGTTTTTCCTGTAGATATAGAGATTATCATGAATCCCCCACCAGGAGGGGAGATGTACTACGTCTACTTCTTCACAGTTTTCATCAAGGTACGAGTGGAAGTCGTCATCTGCGGTACAGCCACCTCTGCCTTCTCCGACATAGAAAACTACTCGCCCAGGCTGTAGAGCCTGGATAACCTCATGTGCCCAGGTCTCATCGTAGGAAGGCCAACTGATGAATAAGTCGCGTTCCGGGTATTTCTCGACAGCTTCTACCCCCTGCAATTCCTCTATACGGTCAAAATGAGACCATACCCATTTCTCAGGATTGATGTCAGTGGCGATGATATCAGCACCTTTTACCTGGAGGGTCCTTTCAAGGAAACCGGTTCCGGCGCCGACAGATAGAAGTTTTGTTGAGATCGATAGTACCTTCTCTGTTGCCTCATTGCTCCATAAAGGGAATCCGTAACGGCGAATGTATTTACGCCGTACCATATGAGAGAAGGGGCTGAAATTCATGGAAAAGAAGTTCCGTTCGAGGTAGGTTTTGTCAGTGAGGGATAAGATGAGTTTATCCCAGTCGCCGGTTTTCTTAATTTCGTCGCAGAGGTCCTCAAGGAGATTCGCCTCCTCGTTCAGAAATTCTGCTAACCGGGGAAGGTCTTTCATCAAGTCAAGTTCAGCTTGAAGGTTATCCATGGGGGTATTTTACTTTAAAAGAGATATTAAGTAAATTCTTTCTCTTTAGGGGTGTCGCTGCTTTTTAGTCTTCTGCGCTATTTCCCCATTTCTCCGCTTCTTTACGGGCTGCTTCCATTAGAGGTAAACCTTGAATTACCATTTCACATCTTTCAACCATTTTTTTGTAGCGTTCATACGTCTGTTGAAGTTTTTCAGGATCGTAGCGCCTTAAAACTCTGATTCCCCCAACAATTGAATTACAGGGGCGACAATAGTAGGACGTTCCTCCCTGCTTACTTCCTTTCTTTGTTGCCCGATTTTCATCGGTTAAGACAACTCCGCAGATTGAACATTTGCGGACAAGGTTTTTCTGCTCTGGCGGGGTGTAACGAAAGAGTTCAACGCGGTGGTAAACTCGGTGTATTCCGCCAGGGAAAAGGACTCTAAGTTTAAGATTCTCAGAGTGCGTAACAGTTCCGATGTTTCCTGCTTCGTTATAGAGAACGGGGAATCCTCGATCCTCTCTATATCTTTTCGGTCGTATTTTGACTTGTTCACCGACATTGATCTTGTAGAGTTGGGAATATGAACGTTTCTTTTTCATGTAATTAAATTATTACAGAAAAAAACAAGTGTCAATCCGTTTATGACAACCTCATGTAGACGATATTTAAGAGTTCGTGATCTTGATCAATCAGCCCCATGTATTTCTTAAAAGCTTCAGGGGGCTGAAATTCAGTAAGAAGTTTTGGGTACTCGTCCAGGAGCTCTTTGATCTCAGTACGGAGCTTTTCGCGGGCAGCTGAGACTTCATAGAGGTTCATTGATTTTTCCACTTTCCTTTTCCATCCATTTCTGGCCCAAGAGAAAGCCTAACCAGGCACTGTTGATGTTATCATCACTGAAAAACTTTCCGTCGAACTGAATATGTTCAGAAACAAGAAATTGAAGCTCAAAAGCTTTCTTTGCACGTTGGATAAACGGGCCGTCGGTAAATACAGCTTCTGTATCAACCATACGGTTTATTTCAGCAATCAGCATCTTCCTGAAGTGTAGGCTACTGTCATCTTGGGTTTTCCAGATAAAGTCTTTCAATTCGTGTGCTTCTTTTTCAGTCATACAGAGAGTGTACCAGAAGGTCGTAGTTTTGTAAATTTAAGCCCTCTTCTCGACTGCTACTGCAGGATCGATGAAGTAGAAGTCGCGGTTTGGCCCCTGGTTCCTCCCATTGTTTAAGAAGTTACGGATGCACTTGGTGGATACTCCAGCGAATTTGGCAGCTTCTGTCATCGTCTTGAAGTGTCGAATTACTCCTGTCCCAGCGATAAGTACATCGACAGGGCGGGGTTTGTTTTGATTCTTGTTGCCTTTCATCGAATTGAGCCCCGTTTCCCTGGCGTGACGGGCGTTTTCCTTCTCTGTAACCCACTCAAGGTTGGTGGCACTGTTGTCGTATTTATCACCGTTTTTGTGGTTTACACAGGGCTTATTCTCTGGGTTCGGGACGAAAGCCAGGGCAACAAGCTTATGAATAAATGTTGCCCACTCGTGGGGGTTGCTCTTCAGCCGGATTCTGTAGTAGCCGGTGTTATTGGTTTTGTCCGGTTTCATGAAGTTCCCTCTACGGGTGTTTTTTACTCTTCCAAGAGAAGAAACGTGGTAGTGCTCATAGTGTTCGGCTGGGACGGGTCTCCATTCTTCTGGTTTTAAAATGCTTTTAGTTTCCACCTCTTCCTCCTTAAAACCACCCCTGAGATGGAGGTGGCCTTTAAGCCGGGTGAGGTGGTTTAGTTGTGAGATTGTTTTGCCCAACGTGGGGCCTGATAGTGTAAAAAAAGAGACCTCTCGCCGGGTATGGCAAAAGGTCTCTGGTAAATGTATTTTTAGGTTACTCCAAAACCTCTAATATGTCAACATTTTTTTGTCGAACTTTTCGTCCCTTTTTTCGTATAATAAGGTGGAGGTGAAAAATGTATCATTGCCCGTTTGGTAAAGGCTATGTGGAGCTCTTCCCCTACTTAGAGGAGAGCCTCTGTAACATAGGGTTGTTCTGTGAGGCAGAGTGTCCCTATTCGTATGACCACGAGAAAGAGGAGGAGTTCTACACCTGGCTATGGGACGGAGTTATAGAAGGGGATTTCGGTTGAAAACCTAGTGTATTTTGGTATACTGATAAGCATGAATGAAAAAATCAACATTGATCCTGTAGATGGTGTAAGAATAGTTGAGTCTGTGAGTGAGTTTGATTTCTATGAGAAGGAACCAAAATCGTTTCAGGGATGGTTTTATGAGCACCATCCGAATCTGTATCAATTTCTAATATTCCAGATTCCAGGATACCTGCGGGAAGTGCAGTACTTGTTACAGCGTTGGTTTCGTCGGCATCATATGAGTGATAACCAGCTCTACGGGTTTGGACCTTACATGGCAAAAATACTCTTGCCAAAACTCAAGACACTAAGAGCCCTGGAAGTTAGTCAAATTCCTCCCGATTTCTATGAACTGGCCGAGCTACCTATGGTGACGTTAGAGCAGTATGAAAAAGCTCGTGCCGAAGGCAAAATTCTTGGAACAGGGAAAGTGGGCTGGTTAGAAACTATTGAAGAAATGATTTATGCTTTTGAGTTCTTACTGTACCATGAGTCGGGTGATAAGAAACAAGAGGCTTTTTATAAGAAGTATGGGCTGGTAGACCCCTACGCAGAAGTAGAAGATAATGCCTTCTGGAGCTATCACTGCACCAACCCAACCGGGGACTACGTCGGATGTGGACCAAGCGACTACGAGAGAGTAAAGAATGATTCAAGATACGTTATTCATGGTAAAACCAAAGAATACTGTAATCTCAAGGCAATTAGGCAGAACTGGATGCGGGCGACGAAGGGGCTACAGCTTTTTGGGAAGTACTTTTGGGCTCTGTAGGTTGATTAGGGGAGACTATGACGTGTGCTAATTGTGGAAGAGAATGTGGGGGAGCTCCTGCCGGATTTTACACCGACAGCCATTACTACTGTATGGCATGTGAGTCTGCAGCACTGCAGCGCCGGATGTTTGAACGTTCCTTCGGGAGACCGAAGAATTACTTCAAGTTATCTTATGAAACTCAATGGGACATCGATGATAAACTCGGTATCTTGGACTGGGACGAAAAGATTCTGACTCCAGAGGATCGAAAAAGGTTCGATGAGCATTATGATAAATAGCGAAGTAACTGGAGACCTCTTAAAGTGTGCTGAAGAAGGCCGATACGATCTGATAGTTCATGGCTGTAACTGCTTTCATACTATGGGGGCCGGGATCGCAAAGCAGATCAAAAAGCAATATCCTGGAGCGTACTTGGTGGACATAAGTCATACCATTAAAAGTGATAGTTCCAAGCTTGGGTTTTATACTTTCTATGATACTGGGTATTTCCTAATTGTAAATGCGTACACTCAGTACGATTTCAGAGGACGTAACAATGTTGATTACCGGGCGATCCGAACAGTGTTTGCACGGCTGAACCGGGATTACGCCGGTAAGATGGCCGGAATTCCCATGATCGGCGCCGGACTCGCCGGGGGAGATTGGGGTAGGATTGCGGCCATCATCAACCAAGTTACCCCTGATCTGAGTATAGAATTGGTGCGGTACAGGAGCGCATGAATTCGGGTTTCTCATAAAGTGCGGTTTGTGGTATCATGTCTGTATGGTTAAAATAGAAAAGTCTGTTCGTGATTTTCTTTTCAGCGTAGCCTACATTTTTGCTTTAAGCGTACTTGGTACTCTCATTTGGATCATACCGAAACCTGTGGCAATTGGCTTGCTTATTGTAGGATTTGTCGCCGGTGGTCTGGTTCTTCACCGGATAATTGATAGGAAGAGAAAATGAAGAAAAAGCAAATGCTGATCTTTCTAGCTTTTTTACCAATACAAACAACTATTGTGATACTTATAACACAGAGAATTGGGAATCTGTGGATTACAGCTCCGCTGTCTGGCTTGATTGGGTTTTCATTCGGGTTTGTGATTCATAGGGTAGTACGTAAAACAGTTCAGCAAACAGAGGAGTAAAAATGGAACACACACATGGGAACTACAAAGGTAAGGTTCTAAACCAGATAAACTTTTATTATGATGATGAAGAAAACCTTCCGTGGCTGGTCTGCCGGAAGAACGATTCTGGGTATGTGCTTGCTGAGGTATATCTAGGAGGAGAGGAGGAGCCGAAGGGGGTAGGAACAGAATCAATTACAGCGGCTGCTGCGTGGCTTCTGAAAACGTATGACTACAAGGTAATTAAAGACATTATGCCAATTAGTGCCTTTATTACCGTAAGTACCTACGAGCAGGGAAGAGAATTCGACCTCTGCCCTGTGTGTCGAAACAATACCGAAATGCCCCTCATGCGAGTACGTCTATGGAGTGACACTTTTACTGAAAAGCTAATAGCGGGAAAAATTGAGCTGAAAGATGTGAAACCAAGAGATTTCCATTCGGAGATACACACTGTAATTGGTGACAATCTGGTGATGTATATTCGACAGTACGTCGACGGCGAGAGCATGACGGCTGATAAATGGAAGAAGAAATAAATGGAGTGCCTCCACTGCCAACGTGAGATAGATGAAAACGGATCGAGTTATTCGCTGGAATGGGGAGGGTATATATGTGCTCAGTGCAGTGACTTGGAGATGACCGTCTGGAGAGTTTTGGTAGGTAAAACCACTTTGATCGTTGCAAGTAAAGGGGAGGCGATGGAGATTTTAGAGCGCCTCCCAGAAGCTGAAAAAGCCACTACAATCATTGAGCCTGTTTATATGAGCGTTATAGATTTCTATAAGATAGAGGACCTCTTTGAGGAGGAATAAATTCTCGACATGTGAGAATAGGGACGGTATAATGCCCACATGATTAAAAACATTATAAAAGGTGATTTAATTGAGTATGCAGAGAAGGGACGTTACGACATGATTGTGCATGGATGTAACTGTTTTCACAACATGGAAGCCGGTTTTGCGAGGCAGTTAATAACACGATATCCAGGCGTGTTCCGGGCCGACTGTGAGCAAACCAATAGCGGAGATCGAAAAAAGCTTGGGCGTCATACCAAGTTTCACACAGGGAAATTTCTAATAATTAACGCTTACACTCAATTTTCTTATGGCGGAGAACGGGACATATACTACCCGGCACTGTCTAGAGTGTTTTATGACTTAAACCATCAGTATCCGGGTACAAAGGTGGGAATCCCGAAAATAGGGACGGGCATAGCCGGTGGGGATTGGGACATTATTTCCGAACTAATAAATGCTACTACCTCCAACCTCGATATCGAAGTAATTGAGCCACGGGTGAAGAAGTCAAAGCTTATGGAGAGTATGGCTTCCTTAGTGGGGGGTTAATACCCTACAGGGGATAATCAGGAAGTATACCCGACAGGGTATGAAACTGACTGATACTCCCTGAGTGTACCCGTCCGGGTATGGTTATAAATCCTTATTGTTCCAGGGACCGAGGCATGTGCAACTTTTGAATTCTGGGGCATCAGGGCCGATGAACAATCCATCCCAGTCCCAGCAGAAATGATACCCTTGAGCGTGTTCTTCTTTGGTGTACCATTCTTTTGGTTTTGGGGCACCCCCTTTTCCGCCGTACATACTGTAGTGGACGTGTTCATCGAATCGCTTTCTGTCCATTCCTACCTCAAATTTTTCAGAATGTTTTCGAGGATAATCTGTTTCTGATCAACGAGGCTCATGTATTTCTCCCAGACGTCAGGCGGTTCCATTTTCTCTAGAAGGCTGGAGTATTGCTGTAATAGCGCATCAATCTCACTCTGAATCTTCGTTTTCTGTTCCTGGAGATTACCATTGTCCATGGAAAGAGTATATCATAGAAAAAACTGTGTTGTAGCAAATACTACTATTCGCTATAGTGTATACAATCTGAAAATGGTGCTATTTAAGTAAAGTTTTAGTTCAAATTCGAGTGGGTAAAACTATGTACAGTTGGATGCACCTCGATACTGATAACTTCCTGGAGGAGGTCGGAAGGCCTCGCCTCGGGCGAAAGTACCATGTACACTATTGCCCTGAAAGGAGACTGTTGTTTCGTATCGCTGAAGGACCCTTTGATTCTGATTATGTGGACCGTGTAGGAATGGTTTACAGGGATATGGAACATGCCGCTGTGGATGCGGATTTTGAGCCAGTGATTGAAATAATACAGCACCGGAATCAGGCTGCGTATATTGGAGATGCAGCGGAAAAACACCGGCGCTTTATATTAAGTCGAAAAGACACAGCCTTATTTGTTGGTGGTACAATTTTCGTTTTTGAGCCAACTTGTACTACGTTGTTGAGCTATGTGACGGCATATCTCCAGGCACTGCAAAGTCATGGGGTTTATGTGAGTGTCCAGCCTTCTATTGATCGAGCAGTCGAATATGCGACAGTTTTACGGAATAGGATTCGGGGGAAACGAGGTCTACCCCCGGTTATAGTAGGAGAAAATCAAAAAGAAGAACCTAAGATATGTGAAATCTTAGATGAAGTACACACGACATAATGGGAGACAACCGTGAGCCTCTTTATTGATGATACAAACAGTTTTGAAAAATACTTCAAGAATGCACCGGACGGGGAACTGTCTTTTACTGCTACAGACCAAAGAGTTGGTTATAGACTTTACACGATGGATGGCCCTTTTGGGCCTAAAACAGTCTCGGTCCACAGTCAAATTGGGGGAGAACACTTAGAAGAGTGTACCAGGGATGGACACCCGTATGTTGTCATTGTACTCTTTACGAAGATAGCTGCTGTTAAAAAAGGAGGTCTCCCTCTTGTAGAAGCTTGGGCCGCGAGAGGTGTTCGATTGAGGAAGAGTTATCCTCACATTTTATTTGTCTTTTCGAAAGATTGTTTAGTTGACGGGGCATTCATGAAAGAGGTGGGCACGGCTGTGAAAAAATACGGATACTTGATTGAACTTTACACTTCGACAACTGCGGCTGTTAGAAGAGTAAAGTCAATACGGCGTGAATGGAGGGAGTTCACCGAGGTCTCTTAAAAGCTGAGATTGACGTGAGCAAAATTGTCTGGTATAATTACACAAAAGTCCTTTATGGCCTTTTTGTTGTTTTAACCGCCGGAGTGTTACTCTGGCGGTTATTTTTTTATTCTTCTTGCAATTGGAATATAATTATAATATAATTATATCTGAGCGAGAATGTGGAGGTATGATGGAAACGTTTGAAGTAACGCTGCGTAAATGGGGAGATTCTCTAGGGATGACTCTCCCATTCTCACTACGAGAGTCCCTGGGCCTGTCGGCTGGGGACAAACTCATTCTTACCGCTACGGATGAAGGCTTTACTGTTGCTACAGTAAAGGGTGAGTGGCTGGACGATTACAGGACAAGTGACCCGATTGTAGATGTAGATACAGGTGATTACATAAATGTCGGGGGGTCCCAGTACATGGTGTTATCAGCTAAAACCTACCATAGTCAGACTGGTCGAGCCCTTTGTGCTCCAATAGTTGGACAGGCAGGAAAGAAACCTGCACTAGCTGACGGCGCCGGACAGTTTATTCTTTTGGATGAGATTGAGACAGTTGGGCTAGGGCCAACATCTGAGAAGATTAAAAAACTAAAAATGAAGTGTAACCGAGCGGTTTTAAAGGAGGTATTAAACAGAGTTTCAGAAATCATTGCTCGGTAGTACCTCATCGATAAAGGGGGAAATAATTGTTTATCGAATATACAACAAAAAGGTTTAACAGATCGTCGTTGGAAATAATTGACCACGCCAACGAGATCATCGCTGATTATGACAATCGGGGGCTGATGCTGACGCTACGACAGCTTTATTATCAGTTCGTCGCGCGGGGCTACATTGAGAATACGGAACGATCTTACAAGCGGATCGGGAACATCATCAGTGACGCTCGGTTGGCTGGACTGCTATCGTGGACAGCTATAGAAGATCGTACTCGAAATTTGAGTCGGGTTTCTACATGGGATTCTCCCAGCCACATCATGGGTGCGGTCATCAAGCAGTTCAAACTGGATAAGTGGGCCAACCAGCCGAACATGGTCGAGGTCTGGGTTGAGAAGGAAGCTCTCTCCGGGGTTGTCGAACAGGCCTGTCGTCCATACCAGACTCCCTATTTTGCTTGCCGTGGCTACGTGTCACAGTCCGAAATGTGGAGAGCTGCCGAGAGGTTTTACCGGTACGCTAAAGAAGGGAAGGACGTTTACGTTCTCCACTTAGGCGACCATGACCCGTCCGGGATAGACATGACCCGCGACATTATGGACCGGCTGGAGACCTTTGAAGATTTTTCGACTTTAGTTGAGAGAGAGGCCCTGAACTTTAATCAAATCGAAGAGCTTCAGCCCCCTCCCAATCCTGCAAAGACCACTGACAGTCGTTTCAAGGATTATAAGGCGAAGTACGGGGAAGAGAGCTGGGAGCTCGATGCATTGGACCCTCAATATCTTATTGATCTCATTCAGAACTACATCGACAACCTTCTGGACCGTGACCTCTGGAATGAAGGATTGGAACAGGAGAAAAAAGCCATTGCGACTCTGGAGGACGTTGAGGCAAGTATTGATGAAGACTGGGAGGCCGATGATGAGTGATGAATCTCGACCTGTTGGCGTCAAGATTGAAGAGTCCCACTGCAATGTTTGTGGGAAGGCCTTAACCGAATACACTTCGATTAAGTTCGGAATCGGCCCCGTCTGCAGGGCCAAGATGGGGATTAAGAATAATCCTTCAGGATCGCAACGGGAGATGTTTATGGGAAGTTTTGAAGCACAGTTTGATTCTTTTGTACGAGATGGGGTCTTGGCCGTGATTGACACCGGTTGGAAAGAATCCCGGTCCGTAACAAACGACGTAGAGAATGTCGTAATCAAACTGAATGAGGAGTACGGGGACCTGACTCAATTCAAGAGGATCATATACCGGGATTCCGAAAAAGAGTGGGATCGTATTGTGGTGGATGAAAAGAGCCAGTTCCAAGCCTTTGCCCCATGCAAAGACCGTGGCAATGGAGATTTTGGAGAAAATTGATATTTGGGGTTGACTCTGATAGGGATTCGTGATATGATACAGCATACGGTAAAACACCGTCACAAATCCCCTACATTTCCAGCGCACACGACTTGCTACGTGAAACACACCTGCGGTGGAACTGTCTCTTCATAGCAACCCTATTTAAATCCTCATCCTGTGGTGCGCTGGTCCTGGAGAACAAGCGTATGCACAACGATGTGTTCGTCAAATTAGAACGAATCAATAATGCCACCCTCTCATGGGAGGGTAGCTCCCCTGACTATGTTGTCGGGGTGCGGTATCTGCCTCGGGATGAAATCCCTCGGGTAGTTGAACTGACGGTTGCTGGCAAAACTGAGTCGCGGAACGGAGAACTCGATCTTGAGAAGGTTGATACTTACCGGGCAGCGACAAAGACCTTTGAACTGCTGTTTGCGTTAAGACGCAGTTTGGAGGAGTGATGGCAATTCATTTATTTGGTGCCTATGATGAGGCACAGCTCATTTGCGATGAGTGTGGAGAAGAGCTAATCTTTTTCGATAAGGAGGAGGCTGTGGAATTCAAAAAGAGTTCCGATTGGACTTCTTTCCGGCTGAAAGATGGTTTTCTTGATCTTTGCCCGAGTTGCACTGAGCTCTATAAACGGAGACACGGATGATAATAGTAGGATGGCTTTTAGCTTTGTATTTTGCTGTCGGCGCGGTTGTAGCGGTTGGGTTCCATTTTTTGATGGAGTTCACAGTCAAATACTATGACGAGGACTCCCCGACTTACAAGGCGATGGAGGCGATGATGCAGAGATCAGGCCACTTTCTGCTTTTACTGAGTGTTGTACTTACTTGGCCCCGTGATATTCGCGGGGTCATCATAGCCTGGAAAAAACTAGTTAAAGTGATGCGTGAGGACAAATGATGCCCATTTACGATCTTCAATGTGAAAGATGTAAAAAAGTGGTCGAGGTCATAGTCTCTCGACCGGAAGACAGGCCCACGCACTGCCAGTGCGGAGGGCCTTTTTTTATGCTCTATTCTCCTCCGAATGTTGTATTCAAGGGGAAGGGGTTTTATTCAACCGATAATCGGCGGTAGACAGGGAGACACGACGAAACCCTGAAAATGATATAATACCGATTATATTTTGCGCAGGAGTACATATGGCAATCAATGCTAAAGAACTTCTGGGCTTAGATGAGGATTCCGGCTCCGCCTTGGAGCGGATTGCACGACAATACAGACTCACTGATCTCCAGAAGAATTACGTTAAATACTACGTTGCAAACAACGGGAACCGCACAAAAGCAATGCTGGCGGCCGGTTACCAAGCAGACCATAAAGACATGATCCTGGATCGGACAAATAAATCCGATGCAGCCCAGAAAGCAAGGACAACTCTTTCGGTGACCGGAGTACAACTTATGAAAAATAAGAAGATACTCAAGGCTATCGGAGAGTACAAGGACTGTTACGTTTCTGAACGGCGCGGTGACATTGAAGAGAATGTCTATAGAATCGCACAACTCCGAGCGAGTTATGACATCCGCGACATTGTTGACACCATTATCGGGTATTCCCCGGAAGAAATCGCTCAAAAAGTAAAAGCTCTCCCTGAAGACCTCGCTCTTTGCGTCGATAGCATTCAGTTTAAATACTGGGGCAAGGACGCAGACAGGTTTACTGTCGACATCAAGTTTGCTGACAGACAGAAAAACATTGAGTTCCTTTCTAAACTCACCGGAATGATGGTGGACAAGAAGGAAGTCAAAAATGTTGGGAACCAGATGCCGACCATCAACATCGGTATCATGAATTCCGACGGAAACACAGAAAAAGTAATAGTTGAGGAAAAGTAATGAAAATTAAATTAACTGAGGCCTATCAGATCGCCAATCAGATCAGACAGATGGGCGATCTACAGCTCCCATACCAAACATGGAAGACACTCCACAATTTCGCAGCCGCGACGGATGAAGAAATTCAAACAATCACTGCTTACCTGAAGGAGCAAGGAGTTGAGGGAGCTGGGCTGACTACGAAATTAAATGAGGAAGCCGTGAACGTAGAGATTGCTGTCGATAAGTACAGAACTCTCACAGAAGAGAATTTCAGCCAACTCAAGCTTACCGGCTCACAGTTTTCTGTTCTGAGTTTTTTCTTGAAAGAAAAAATGAAGGAAAAGAAAAAGTAACCTCGTTTAAAAAATATATTACGGAGCAAGCATGGAAGCCTTGATGACCACACTCGCAGGGCTGTTCCCCGAATTTTTCTTATATGTTCTATTTCTCATCGTAGCCATCCTCATAATTGTTAAGGTAACAAAGGAAGGGACTCTGAGCTTCGGAAAAGCGAAACTAACTTTCAAAAACCGAGACGATGGTGCTATCAGGCAGGAGCTGTTTCAGGAAGGGCTGGCGTACCGGGAGTACACAGCAAAACTGGAAAAAGAAGTTTACGTGATAGCTTACCAAGAAAAACCACAACGTGCTGAACAGATTAGAAAGGAGATGGTCGCTACCTACGTCGCAGAAGTAAGCCGTCGATTTATCACGACTCTTGAGGCTAAAGCGAAAGAAAAAGGTGCAAACGACACAGAACTACAGAGAGATATCAACCGGGTACAGCTCGTAACAAAACTCATGGATTATGTCGTACGGGACAAACTCACGGAAGTCACCGTGAAGAACCACTTTGCCCGAGGAAATGATGCTGAGTACGAGAAGAAAATTGCCGAATGGCAAGCAGCTCTCGAAGCCGATCTTAGAATTGAGATCGACATGAATCACCCATATGACAACATCACGTTTACTGAGAGCCAGGAAATAAAGGCCAGCGTAAAAGAGCACTACATCAAAATTCTAACTGATTTGATGCGACGGAGCCGCGCTGCTGCCCTGGACTCAAACGAACGAATAGGCGCACTCAGAAAGGCGATAGAGTTGATCGACCGGGCTTACGCTGAAGGAACACCTATCAGGGCCAAAACCTTGAATGACTGGAAACAGGCTGGGTGGGACGGTTGGCGTGAAGAAATTGTAAAAAATAAAAACTTAATCTACGAGGTTGAAGCTTTAATTTAGCCTCACACGAACAAAACAATTATGGACATTAAATTTTTCCCAACGCAATACGAAGCGTTAACAACGGAGGGAAATGAAGTTTTCTTCGGCGGAGCAGTCGGTGGCGGAAAATCTTTTTTGCTTAGATATGCCGCTATTTTGTTTGCTTTATACATACCGGGGCTACAAGTAGTCCTCGTGAGGCGGCGCTATCGTGATTTAAATTTAAATCACCTACACGGACCAGAAGGCCTCCTAGCTATTCTGGAACCTTTTACGAAGGCAGGGTTATGTAAGATTAACCTGTCAGACCTTCGCGTGGACTTCCCTCACCCAGGTGATAAAACAAGTCAAATACATTTGAAGCATTATCAACATGAGAAAGATTATGTAGGGTTTCAGGGACAAGAAATCCATCTTTTACTCATAGATGAGCTAACTCACCTTACAGAGAAAATGTATACATATCTGCTTACTCGTCTTCGCCTCGGTTCTTTTGAGATTGATTACGAGGAAGTGCGGAAACATCTTCCTTTTGTATATGATGACTTCTTCCCACGAATTCTTGCAGGATCAAACCCTGGTTCCATAGGGGCACGGTTTGTAAAACGGAGATGGATTGATCCGGCGCCGCCGAAGAAAGTCTGGAAAGCTCCTGCAGCCGAAGGCGGAATGAATCGCGTCTTCATTCCATCCAAAATCACAGACAACGTTTACATAATGAAAGAGGACCCTGGATACATTAACCGTGTAAGAGCCGTTGGCGGTGCTACCGCTGATGCTCTGCTGAATGGTAAATGGGACATCACAGAAGGTGCAGCCCTCGGTGATATCTGGGACGAAGATATTCATGTAATCCCTCCTCTCAAAATACCCGACAATGCCACAATCTACCGGAGTATGGACTGGGGAACTTTTCATCCCTCTGTTGTTCTATACACCATGGAGACTGCAGGGGAGGAATTAGAAACGGTTACTGGCGAGAAACTTATCTTTCCGCCCCGTTCTCTTATTGTCATCCATGAAATCTATAACTGGGACGGCCAAGACGAAAACGCCGGTAACCGTCTTCCTGCAACTGAAGTAGGAAGACAGATGGCCGACTTTGAAGCGGCCGTACCTTGGCGAGACAATATCCGGGTTGGACCTGCTGATGTGCAGATTTTTCAGCAGCGTGGGGGGTCTCACGTCACCATCGATGACCTTCTACGCGAAGGGTACAACGCAAGAATGCAGGAGATCGCCCGAAACGATTCAACTTATAAGTGGCGGTATGACGCTCATGTTCTTTTTGAGAAGGCAGATCAGTCCTCCGGGTCGCGCGTAACAGGCCTAGGTCTAATGCGTGATTTTATGCAGGGCTCTATTGACTACTTCCACAAGGGAGAGGAATGGAGAGGTCTATATTTTGTTAACACCGCCCGACACTGCATTGCCACAATACCTGACCTTCCTCGGTCAGAAACGAAACCGGAGGATGTTGAAACCAAAGATGTTCCTGATCACGCATATGACGCCATTAGATACATGGTGATGTCTCAGGCTGGTGAGTTTCAACAACTCGAAGTACGAGGTTTATAATGGGTCTTGAATTACTAGACAATTTGAAAGTTGGAGATGAGGTAGACTTCGACATATGGGCAGTTCACCCTGATTACAGCGATATGGCAGATGAATGGCAGAAATGCCGGGACTGCTATATCGGAGAACGGGCTGTTAAGGCAGCCAAGCTAGACGACAACAGCCTCCCAGGAACACGGTATCTACCTTCTTTAACCGAACAGACTACGGCTGAATATAATGCTTATCGAGATCGTGCGCAGTGGTACGGGGCCACCTCACGTACAGTTGATGCTTACTTAGGTATGATTTTCAGGAAGCCGGTGAGCTTCAGAGCCCGGCACGACGACAACGAAGACAAAGAGCTGGATAAATTCATCGAAAAGTACCTCGACTCAATGGCAGTCGATGGGAAGAACATGAATGAATTCAGCCATGAGGTAACAGAAGAAATCATTGTTACCAATCGAGTAGGTATTTTAATTGACGCCCCTGAAAGCGGAGATTTGCCTCCGACTCTGGCAGAAATTGAAGCTAAGGGGATTTTCCCTCGTTTATCTCTCTACAAGACGGAATCGATTATTAACTGGCATATCGTTCAGGAAAAGGGGAAAGATATTCCTGTCCTCTTTGTTCTGTACGAGCCAGAGGAGATGTTCGAAACCGATACGTTACGGACAACTCTGATTGATTCATTTCGGGTACTGTACTTGGAGAACTGGGAAACTCCTGGATTACGACGGTACAAACAGATACGGTTTCGTGTCCTTTCCGACAGGCATGGCCGGAAAGAAAAGTTAGAGGTCAGCTCAGTTGCTTATCCCTCTGTACTGGGAAAACCACTGGACCATATTCCGTTTTATATTTTGACCGATCAAGGGCTTGATTACAAGCGGATTAGGCCACCGATGATATCCCCGCTTTCTACTGTGAATATTGGCCATTATCGCAACTCAGCTGACCTCGAACACGAGTGTCATATGGTGGCCCTGAAAACTCTAGTTTTCCCTGGCTGGGACAGGAAGACCTATGGGAACCCGAAAGTTGGTGGAGCGATGGCTGTCCCGAAAGACTGCGTTGTGCAACTTTTAGAGCCTTCTAGTGATTCGTCGATCAGAGACGAGATGGTGTTGAAGGAAGCCAGGCTCGCGGTTCTAGGAGCCGAACGTATATCACAGAAACAAAGATACCTACCTTCAGCTAGTGTTGCTGAGATTACCGCTTCTGCCGAAGCCTCAGTAATTCAGAACTTCCTGACATCCTTAAATCTCGCCATGAATACTGTGGTCACTGCTGCCATTGCATGGGCGAAACCTACATGGCCGGAATGGGAAGATGGTGAGCTGAATGTTCAGTGCATTATTAACACCGACCTTGCGGACAATGCGCTCACAGGGGCCGACTTAGTTAACTTCATCAAAGCCTACCAGCAGGGCGGTATCAGCCTAGATACTCTCTACTACAACTTGGAACGCCGGGAAATCTATCCCGCCGGTTGGAGCAAAGAGAAGGAAATTGAGAGTCTCCATAAGACCAGAGACCTTATTCTGGATGCAGCTATGGAGAAAATTGTCAACGGAGAAACTGAAAATCCCTATTTCCCCCAGACAGAGACTGATGATAAATCAAGCTCCGGGGACAAGCAAACCTCTTCGGAGGGAAGAGGGGATGACCAGTCCGTTCAGGCTATCGGTACGAAGGCCAGAGTTAGGCGGTCATAATGACTAAAACCGAGGAGCTACTTGAGAAGACAATAGCCCTCGATGTTCTACGAGACCAAGTGTCTGAAGATTTCTATCAGACACTTCTTGTAGCGTATCAGCGGTTAATCAGGCGGGTTTCTCGGATATTATCCCCCGAGTTCGGGGTTGAGTTGACGTTATCCGAGAGACGGATAATCAAGAAAGAAGTCGCTGAAGAGATCAAACTTTACCGGGAAGAGCTTACTTATTTGGCAGAAAGCAACTTGGAGGAATTCGTCGGCACTTTCTACGGGACCGAAAAGAGTATTGCTAATGAGGTAAAAGAAGAAGACTACAAGGACAAAGCTGGTCTGTTCACTGGCTTCCTTACTAAATACCACGCTATAGAACGCGGAAAAGTTGTGCAGATTGAGGCATTACTAAAAGCGCATATTGCGCTCCTCACCAGCGATCTTGAACAATTGATCAATAGGACTGGGGTGGTTGTAGAAGATGAACCTGTGGTCAAGACCTACTTTTCCCAGGCAGCTTTAAAAAATCAGAACAACCTCAATTCTATTGCACTGACTGCTGTTGCTATGGCAGCGGCTCATGCAAGACAGATGTTCCTGAAAGCGAATAAGAAGTATTTTCGCGGGTATCAATGGGTCAGTATTTTGGATGGGAAAACGTCTGACTACTGTCAGTTCCGGCACCTTAAAGTTTGGTACTGGGATGATCCAGAAAAATCTACTCTCCCTGCTGAAGAGTATCCTCCAGGGCATTACCGTTGTCGATCTGGCACGGCTTCCATCTTCAAGGGAGAGGAGGCTGTACAGACTCCGACCTATGCCGAGTGGCTCGAAAGACAACCGGAAGAGCTCCAGAAAGAAATTTTAGGTGTTCGCCGGTTTGCGCTCTATAAAGCAGGGAAACTCGATTTGGCGGATTTACATACTGTTTCAGGGCAGCGCCGGACTATTTCGGACTTAAAAAAGCTGTTTTGAACAGGGTGTCACGCGCAAAATGAGAAAATGTTATAATTCGTTTCAGTTTATAACTATACACATCTAACGCCTCTTTTCATGTGTCGGTGACCGTGATCTGCAGGTAACACTACCCCGGCCCGAGGCCGGAAATCCAACTTACATATTTACCAGAGGTAAAGACCTACTATGACTCTTGACGAATTGAGAGCACTGATACGTGCTCAGATTGAAAAATCCATCTCAGAAGAGGCGGAAATCTCTTGGGGCGAGATTGATTCGGCGATAAAAAAAGTCGTTGACGCATCGATCTCAGGTGTAATCGAAAATCGGGACAAGATTCTCGGAGAGAAGAAAACCCTTAAAGAGAAAACCGATGAGCTTGAAGCAAAAGTGAAAGCCATCGAGGATGCCGGTATTACCGTAGAATCCTATAACGAACTTAAAGCAAAAGTCGAAGCCGGAGGTTCCAGTGGAGACGCTGATCACCCCGACATTATTGCGGTTCAAAAAGAATATTACGAGAAAGGCCGGAAGGCAATGGAGCAGGAGCTCAAGCCGACCATCCAGGCTCTTACTACCGAGAAAGATAGTCTCGAAAAGACTACAACCGAACTTAAAACCAAGCATGTCAATTCACTCAAGGACTCGGAGCTCAACCGAGCAATTAGTGAGCTTCGTGTAGAAGCTGATCCTTTTTGGTTCAAAGGCTTCGCTGCTTCCGCTTCTGTGGAATACAACGAAATCGAGGACCGAGTTGATATTGAACTTCCCAACCCCATTGACCCGTCTCAGCGTGTCCCTCTGAAAGACTGGAAGAAACTCTTCAAAGTCTCCGACGAAGGAAAAAAGCGCATCCGGGTGGATATTTCTGGTGGTGGAGCTGGGGGGTCAAACGGAAAGGGTGGACAGAAATCCCAGACATTAGCTCAGGAAATCAACTCAATGTTCACCTAAGAAACTAACCCTTACCATTTTGGAGGAAATCTATGTCTCTCAAAAATACCTTTAGAGAGCTTGCGATTGCTAACGCTGACAAACAGCGTGATATCGTAGACCCCATTCTTGAAGAGGCTCCCATCCTGGGCTTTACCCCCATGCAGGAGACCTCCGCTGGTCTGAACCACAACTTTGAAAGGCTGCTCTCCGTGACCGGCCCCGGCGTGGTTGACCTGGACGCCGAACTTCCTCAGATCGGCTCCGAAACTGAGCTGGACAGTGTAACTCTCCAGTTAATCGGTGGACTGATTGAAGCCGGTGAGGATAAACTAAGAACATTAGGCATGACTCCCGGCGAATACTTCGCCAACAAAATCCAACCGGCTATCAAGTACTCTGCAATGAGTTCGGAACAGGCCATGCTCTATAATGTCCTTCGGGCTGGCGCGATCCAGGCTCGTACCGACGCAGTTCTCCCCGAGGCTGCTGATCATGCGCTTGACGCTGGTGGTGATGCTACTGCAAATAAGTATAGCATTATCGCTGTCAAGTGGGAACGCGACAACTGTCAGGGGCTCTATAACCCCTCCGGCTGGAGCAATGGAAAGATGTTTGACATTTCCCCCATTAACGGCGGAAACAAATACTTCCTGAAGGAGTCTGCCGGTAAAGTTCTTGGATACGGTATGCGTGTGAAATCTGACATCGGGTTTCTGCTTGCTAATCCCCGGAATGTTGCGACCATCGTTAACATAGACATGTCTGATGCTGATCCTGCGAACTGGAAGATTCCTACTCGCTACCAGCTCGACGATGTTCTGGCCGCGATTCGTGCCAACATGGGGGGTAACACTATGCTACTTATGCACCCCAAAGTCAAAGGCGCTCTCACTGCTATGAAGGAAGAGAAAGTGACTCTTTCTCTCGGTGATAACAACATCGATTATACCTTCGATGCCTGGAACGGTGTCCCGATGATCACATCCTACAACTTCCTGCAGGGTGCTGAAGCCCAGGTGACCTTCTAAGGGCACTTGCCATCAATAGCCCCGGCTTGACCGGGGCAACCCTTTAATCCAATAACTAGGAGATTAACCATGTCTAAAGACATCGCTACTCGGCTCTTCAAAGAGCCTTATAGGTCCGCCCAGGATATGATTTTCGACGGTGTAACCGTACCTGACGGCGCTGCTGTAACCAGTGAAGCCGTCCTTGTCGGTAAAACCCTCGCTGGTCTTGAGCTGGACTTTCTCGCCGATGCTGCCGTTGCTGGTGACATCACCATTGCCATCTCCGGGGACGACTTTACCACTTCCCTGGTTGTGTTCGACAATACCGTCGCGGCTGCGGCCGATGATGTATTCGCTCGGGTAATCCTGCCCAATGACCTTCCCAGTGAGCTCAAAGTTCGTGTAACTGGATCGGTCGGCGCTACCGGAACTTTTTCCGCCTACCCTGTTTACATCGCTGAGTAAGAGAGGCCGTAGATGAGTACCTTTCTGGACATACAAACCGGAAGGTTCTTTAACACTCGTGCCGAGCTCTTGGCATTTCAGAGAGGGGAGGCTAAAGCTTCCCCTCTTTCTGTCTCTGAGGAAAAGGTCGAGGTTAAAGAACCCGAAGAGAAGAAAGAAGTCAAAGTTGATGAAACTGGGACTATTACTGTAACTCTCTCCGTGGAGGAGATGAAAGCACGGTTGAAAGAAATCGGTGTAGACGGGCGAAGCCTTGGTAAGAAAGATGACGAAGGCATCGCCAAGATGTACGCAGCGAAGTTCAGTTAAGTGAGGGTAGGTTATGCCAGCGTTCGCACATGAAGACGGAACTGGATTAGCTACGGCGAATTCATATGTCGACCTTGATACATTCAAAGATTTTGCGGACACGTTTGGCTATGACTACTCATCCCTGACGGATACGCAAATTGAAACTCTTTTAATACGAGCGACAATGGTACTTGATGCCAAGTATCGCTCTGACTTCCCCGGCGAACGGCAGGTCGTAGGTCAAGCATTAGAATGGCCTCGATCTAACGCGGTCTATGTAGACGGGGAGGAGATCGCTGAGAGCATTGTACCGAAAGAAGTACAGATAGCTTTGACTGAGATGTTCTATGTGATCCAATCTGGACAAACTGTCCAGCCAATCATTAGCTCTACAGGCTCCTTAGAACTTGAACGAGTTCGTATTGAAGGTGCTGTGGAGGAAGAAAAAAGATACAGTTCTTCTGGTGCTGTCCGAGATATTTACACAACTGTCACTGACGCACTGTCCCGTATCACCGGAGGGATGGAAGGTTATTACGACCTTAAAATCATCCGAGTCGGAGGTGGTTAATGGCGTACGATTATGCCCGTCTTCGGGACGAGGTTGCACAACCACTTATTGAGAACTACGGGACAGCACTTCTATTACACCGTATTGAAGATACAACTGAATATGTGAAGCATTACGATCCAGTCACAATGACCTACTACTGGGAAGAAGTGAGTACTGGAGATCGAATTGATACGGAACCTCTCCCTGTTCAACAAACATACACGGGCTCCTGCGTTATCCAGAGATACCGCACTGACCAGATAGATGGTGTTATTGTACAGGCTGACGATTTACGCCTTGTAGCTGCCGGGATACCGAAGCCACAGGAAGGTGATGTTTATACCGTCGCTGGGGTTGATTACCAGTTCGTTCGTGTTGATGCCGTCTCACCAGGCGCCGTAGATTTGATCTACAAGATACAGGTGAGGGTGTAATGGATGCCAACGAAGAAGCAATTAGAACTATTGACTTATTCATCGACTCTACAATGAAGCGATACAAATCGATCTTCAAGGCTTCTGCTAAGAAGATATCGATATACATAATCGATAATACGCCGATCTACTTCGAAGAAGTAGACACCGCAGGTCGCACAAAAGCCAACTGGAACATCGCCCTGGATTCTCCCGACCTCTCTAATAACTTAGAGATGACAGACAGAACCGGTGATACGACAAAATCGAAAATACGCTCTGCAGTTCAGAGTATGAAATTGTCAAATGATTCCACCATCTACTTGGCGAATACAACACCGTGGATTCTGATGCTGGAGTACGGGATGTACCCGAATCCTTCAAAGGGCTCTAGGAACCCTGTCACAGGGGATTTGGAAGTGCGTACAATTAACGGTTACTCCAAACAAGCTCCTTATGGAATGGTCAGAATTAACGCTGCCCGTTGGCAGGAAATTGTAAGAGAAGAGGCTGCGCGAAAAGGCACCATTGTAGAATAAATCACATATGACATCTCCAATTTCTTATTGGAGATTTTATGACAGCATTTGAGATCGAAAAGGCTTTAAATGCCCAACTAGTGCGGTATGCCACAGAGATTGCCAATTCTATCGGTGTTGATAACATCGCTTGGGCAAACCACACCTACACCCCCGTCATTGATACTCCTTACATCATCCCCGATTTTATCGCAGCCATGACCCGTTCTGTCGGAGTAGGGCTGGGTACTCCGAACAGGGTGACTGGGTTTTATCAGCTTGACGTATTCACCCCCTCGAATCAGGGGAAGGGTGATCTTTTGAAAATCGTAGATGATCTCCACGAGTACTTCAAACGTGGAACTTCTATCACACATGACGGCACGGAGGTGCGGATTACTAAGTTCCGGCCTGGACCCTCCTTTGACAGAGAGGCATGGTTTGTTCAGACAATCCAGATCGATTTTCGTGCTGATCTCGAAAACTAAATTTGGAGGATTCTAATGGCTTCTGGATCAAATCGATTCCTACAATATGCCAAACAGACCACTCCCCGAGAGCTCCCGACCCCTGCTACTTTTAAGCGGCTCAGGACTACCGGCGGCTCTGGTCTGGTCAATTCTCGGACAAATATTACGTCCAATGAGATACGCTCTGACCGACAGATAGTTGAATCCCGCCTTGGGCAGAACCAGCCCGACGTTTCCATCCCGTTTGAGCTCTCCTTTGATTCGTTCGATGAACTTATCCAGGGGGCTATGGGTGGTGAATGGCAGGGCGGATACACTGTCGTAGGGAATGCTACTGCTACTGCTACCGGTCAGCTCACAAAGACCACCGGGAACTGGACTGACGAAAAGATCGCTGTTGGTGATTATGTCCTGGTCAATGGTGGTACCGAATCCAACCTAGTCGGCGTCGTTGCCAGCGTTGTGACCAACGTACTGCAGATCAACGACCTGGGGGGTGGAGGTCTCACTATGTCTGCAGAGACTGCAGACTACACCCTGGTAACCGGGCATTACGCTGAAGCGGTTGCAACCACCCTCGATGTCGTAGCCTCGGCTGGGACTATTACTCGTGGTGCTGGAAGCTGGCTTACTCTCGGAGTAGAAGTGGGTGACAAAATTATGTTCACCGGTTTCTCCTCGGGAGGTAATAACGGTTGGAAAGAAGTCACTGCAGTAGAGGCCCTTGTTCTTACCGTAGCTGAAACGATGGTAGATGAAAGTGCTGTAGCTGACGCTGTTACACTCATCACCTCCACTGGGTTTATCACTGTCGGAACTGGTCTTGATTACTTTGCAGTAGAAGAGGGCTTTACCGATATTACCACCGGCGTGGATATTGACGGACAAGCAATCGCTGCTGGAGCTTTCCATAACATCCTTGGGTGCTATGTTGGCTCTATGGCGCTGAACATCCAGCCTGACGCTGTATTAACCGGTGAGTTCGGTATGCAAGGTCTGGTCTACAGTGGTTTCAAAAATGCTACCGTTGCTACCGGCGTAGAAGAGTCTAATGTCAATGGGGTCCTCGACTCCTTCACTGGAAATCTCTTTATACCCGATGCCCCTGAGATTCAGGGAGTTGTTACCGGTATGAATCTTACCTTGGACAATGGTCTTACAAGACGCTTTGCTCTTATGGACCAGAATGCCCTCTCCATCGGGGACGGCCGTTCCAATGTAAACGGTACTCTGAACTGCTACTTTATGGACGCCTCTGTTTCTAACCTCTTCGAGAAAGAGCAGGAGTTTTCTCTTGCAATCAGAACTGAGGACCTTTCCGGTAACAGTTACACTTTCGGTTTCCCGAGAGTAAAACTGACCAGTGACGGTCGTGATGTAACCGAAAACGACGTGACACAGAATGTTGGATTCCAGGCGTTAGGTGGTGCGGCCACCGATGCTAAGAAAACCCTGTACATCCTACGTCAGCCTGTCGTCGGATAAAACAACCAGGCACAATAACAGCCCCTCAGACCGAGGGGCTGACTTTTCAATAAATCCACAAACGTAGAGGAGATAAGAATGGATTTTAAGAATTTCGATACTAAGAAGACTTCGGACGAAGGGCGCTGGTGCCCTATCTATTCCCCTGATGGTACTCAGTTAGTGGCTGAGATTTTAATGGCCGGAAGGGACTCTAAGATTCTGAAAAGACGGCAGCAGGAGCTTGCCAAAAAGAATCAGAGTAAAAAGAAAATCACTCCTGCCGAGGAAGAGCAGGACACCCTGATTACCCTCGCCACCTGCACTCTGAATTGGAGGATGATAGACGAGGACGGCAAAAAAGGAAAGGACGGAATCTTTATCGATGCCGGTGAAGAGCTGAAGTGCTCCTTTGATGTAGCCAAGGATTTTTACGAACGGTACACATTCGTGGCCGAACAGGTCGTCGAGTTCATGGCGGATCGTGCCAATTTTTTGCTGAGATAGCCGAGAGGTTTGCGGAAGCAATACATAAAGAGTTCTCCCTGGAATGGGAGAACGATGAGGGTGTATCTGCCCGATCCCGGCTAGAACAAGTGTGGACACAAACAGGGATCAGACCCCCTGAATTGGAAATAGAACCGCTTCCCGTGGAGCTTCAATACCTACGGGAAGTTTTCTGGGACTTATGGAGCTCCGATGGTTGGAGCTGGGGTGAGTTCAAAGCTTATCAAGACTTGATGGGCATGGACTTCAACCTCGCTGAGATCACGACATTACGAGCCGCTCATGGGCGTTGTTCGAAATTCGTTAGAGACAAAATTAAAGCCAAGAATACTCCGAAGTCCAAGAAGTCGCCGGGGAGAAAATAAATGAGTGCTGATTTTGCACAACTCATATTAGCGATAAAAGCTGAAGGTGCTGAAACCGCGAAGAGAGCGGCCGCTTCTGTAAGACAGGAGATGGTTGGGCTGAAAGATGCCATCGAAAAAAACACCAAGGCTATGGAGCAGAACGGCAGAGCTACCAAAAAGGGAGCCAAAGATACCGATACTGCTGCAAAATCGCAAAGGGATCTTCAGAAACAATTAACAGCATCCTCGGGCCGGTTGAAAGTTCTGGGCCGGGATATCAACAAGTATCTCACCATTCCGATGATGGCATTTTCTGGTGCCTCAATTAAGATGGCGAACAACCTCAACAAGGGGATGGGGAATGTCTCAGCCCTGATCGCTGGACAGACTGATCGAGTCAACGAACTCAAAGATTCTGTTCGGGATATGTCGGCTGACACCGGTAAAAATTTTCAGGATTTAACCGATGGGCTCTATCGCACTATAAGTGTGTTTCAGGATAATGCTGATACAGTAAGCCGGTTGAACACTGCTGTGAAGATGGGTATTGCCGGTTATGCGACTACAGCTGAGTCTGTCCAACTTTTGTCTTCTGTGACAAGAGCGTATGGAGATACATCGGCGGCCGCCGTAGAAAAAGTGGCTTCGTTGTCTTTCGAGGCAGTGAGGCTCGGAGATACGACAATACCCGCACTCAGTGGAGCTATGCAGGTGGCAACTGACCGTGCAGTGCGTCTTGGGATTTCTCAGGAAGAACTCTTTGCAACTATGGCGACACTTACTGGAATCACAGGCGACGCTTCAATGGTTGCCACGCAGTTTCGCTCGGCGATGGACTCCTTACTTAATCCTACCGAAGCTCTTCAGGACTTACTGAAGAAGCTTGGATACGAGTCAGCAGAAGCTGCTATCGAAGAAGAGGGGCTCCTCGGGGTCCTGACCAAGATTAAGGCTGCCGCTGATGCAACTGGTCAGCCCTTACAGGATTTCATCACCAGGAAAGAAGGTATCACCCTTGCCAGTAGGTTAGCTGGTGAGCAGATGGATGACTTTGTGTTTAAGCTCGGGGAGATCACTAAAAATACCGGAGCGGCAACAGACGCCTACAACGAAGTAACTGGAGGCGTTAACAAGTTCGGGATAGAGCTTGGTAAAGCCAAACAACGACTTGCTTCAGCTTTATCTGTCATCGGAGATAATTTCCTTCCAATGATCGTCGATTTAGCACACGGTCTTGCTTTGGTGGTTGAAGCCTTTTCTCTTCTACCTAGTCCCATACAAAAATCGATTTTAGCGTTGACAGGGCTGGTAAGTGTTTTGGGTATTTACTTCCAGATTTCTGGTGCTATTAAAGGTATGAAGCTTGCTGGTGTATTTGTAAAGACGGCGACTGGAGCGGGAACTGCAACTACCGCAGTAACCGGACTTAATACTGCTTTGGGTGTAACTGGTTTGCTTCTTGGAGGTATTGCACTGGTTGCTGTCGCTGTTGGTGTTGCGTTTGCTAAACACCAACGAATGATTGAGCAGTCAGCGAAAGACATGGAGACCCGATTAAAGAATCTTAAAGGGCTCCAAGAAGACATTATGAATTCCGGTGTAAACGACAATGCCTATAACGCTATGAAAGCTGCGTACACGAGTAAGTACACAGCAGCAGGAGCGGTCCCGATTTTTACTAGTGACATGTCTGGTCGGACTGGTGCATTGAACAGTGGACAGACGATGACCATCAAAGAAATGTCTACTGATGAGATCAAGGCACAGATGGCACAGTATGAACGAGAAATGCAAACTTTACGAGAGAACTTCATTGACGTTACAACTGAAGAGCTTGATAAGATGAAAATAGCAGCTCATGTCGCTATTGCTAATTTCCAGAAGGAGTTCGTTACACCCCATGAAGGGGTTGAAGGTGGTTTTGAGAAATTTCTTGCTGAAACCTTTATCATCGCTACTCCGAGTGAAATGGCTGACATAAAAACAAAGTTCTCGGACGAAGTGAAAGACTTTGAAGCTCTCTATGACTTAACCTCGGAACAATTAGCCAATGCTCTTGATTATAAAATGAAGGCAGATAAGGGCGGGATGCTCTACGGCCCCGAACTTGAAGAGGCAATCGAAAACCTTAGAAATCTTAAAGATAAGCTGAAGACTGTCATGGATAACAAGCTAAACTGGGAGATGGCAGAGGGAGAGAATGCCACTTATATGCAACAGCTTGCTGATATAGAAGGCGCGTATGAGGCTCTCAGTTTAGCTGAGAAAGGAGTCTTCACTGCTCCTGATCCTGATAAAGACAAAATGAAAACATGGCAGGAATGGTTTGCAGCCATTACTGATGTGGACTCTGTTGTTAAGGGGATGAGTGGTATAGACGCTGCGAAAGAATACGCTAAGTCCATGGAAGATGCTTTCAACCTGGAATTGGACTTATCGGCAGCTCTCGGACTGACACCCGATAAACAGGCTCTTGTTGAGGATCAGCTCGGGAAGATAGAAGACGACATCAGGGAACTCCTTACTGGGGTCCCCTTCGACGAAATCGATGATCCTTTCAAACTTACGGATTACCTCATGCAAGCTGATCCCGGTCTTGTTAATCAGTACAAAGAAGAGGTCAGTAAACTCGCTGGAACCGTTGCAGATACTCTCGCAGAATCCTGGAATAAAGCGGATGCTGCCGGTCAAGAATTCAACAAGACGATTGAAGCCAACGGTCTTCGACTCGAAAAGACTGAACTTACATACGACGAATTAGCTGACCGTCTTGCAATTGTCCAAGAAGAAATGGACAGGATGAAGCTCCTCAACAAAGACATCGATTTCAACGATGAAGGTTTCCGAAAGCTCTTAGAGCTGTATGACGAACTCATCGCAAAAATGAAAGAGATGAAACCTGCCTATCAGGAAGCGATGGAGCAAGTCAAAGACTTTGGCCAGGCTTCGAGAGAGGCAACCTACGATTGGATAGCCGATAAATTACAGCCTGAGACTGTTCAGACCTGGGCTGCAGCTATCGCAGTGGGTGTAGATCAGCTTTTCAACCTGGCTGGAGCTCTAGGTGACAGTCTTATGGCTGGTTTTGAAGATTTTGGAAAAGCTCTTTCTGAGACAGGGGATTTTGCTGCTGCTTTTGATGAAGCTCTGACTTCTATGGTAGATAGCATCATCAATGCCTTACCGACTCTTCTTCTGAATGCAGGTATCCAACTTCTTGGGACTCCGGCGTGGCCGTTGGGTCTAGCCCTAATTGCATCTTCTGCTGGGGCTGCGATGCTGAAAGGGTTCTGGAATGCTGAGAAGAGTGCTGCCGAAGAGGGTACATCTACGGATGCTTTCGCGTCTGGTGGAGTCATCAATACCCCCGTAACATTTTCTAATGCTGGCCGCCGGTCTCTTGCCGGAGAAGCCGGATGGGAAGGAATCCTTCCTTTAACTAGGAATGCTAATGGAGAGCTCGGTGTTAAAGCCCAGAGTGGGGGAGACACTGAAGTCAATATCAGTATTCAGAACTACGCAGGGGTCGAAGTTGAGCAGAGTACCGATGCAAATGGCAATATTGAGATAATTCTCAAGAAAACCCTCAAAGGTATGGTCGCTAAAGGCACTCTGGATAAAGAAATGAGAGGCCGGTACGGTCTCAGAGCAGGATATTAAATATGACAGTAGTTAACTGGCCTTCAGAACTACCTCAACAGGTGTTACAGGACGGTTTTTCGGACACCCCAGGAAATGGGGTGATCCGAAGTGATACTGATACCGGGTATCCATTCATACGGCGCCGTTTTACGGCTACTGTGGATACCTACAACATCGCAATGGCGATGACTTTTGATCAGTACCTCATCTTTCGGAACTTCGTTAAGAATACCCCGAACCACCCCACATTACCCGGCATTGCCGGAGGAAGTGTCAGGATCAATTTCCCTGACCCGGTGTGGATTCCTGGTGACGGTGAGACCGAAGATGACCGGCCGTTAATCGAAGTACGACTCGTGACAGACTCATCCCCCTACACGGCAACGCCGCTAGGACAGAGTACTGAGATGCGGGTCACTTTTAAATTGGAGAAAACCCCATAATGTCTAGAACAGTATCAAGTACTGTTCGGTCTGAAATTCAAGCTTCGGAAACATATTTAGTCCCTCTTGTTGTGTTAACTATTGACCACCCGAATATGGCTGAACCCGTCCGGGTGGTCAACAATAATGAGGACATTGTTTTTGAAACCAACACTTACAAGGCAGCTTCGTTTAAGTTCACCCCTCCTTCACAGGAAGGGTCAGAACTGAGTGGCGCAACAATTACTATCGCAAATATCGATAGAAGCCTTATGTCGATTTTAAGAGCTGTGACCGACCCGCCTACCATCGAGGCGGTCATTGTTCTTGTAGGTGATACCGGCGTGGAGAGGGAAGCCGGACCCTGGACTTTCGACTTAGCCGGTATTCAGTATGACAAGGATAAGATCACCGGCCAACTTACTTATAACTTCAGACCGAAACAATCGCTTTCGACCATAAAGGTCACCCTTCGAGATTTTCCCTCCCTTATTGTCTACCAATAGTGGACATCAGTAAATACATCGGCATCCCGTACCAGTCTCATGGTAGAAGCTTTGACGGCTGCGACTGCTATGGGCTTGCTCGATTAGTGCTTAAAGAAGAATTCGGAAAAACACTCCCAGACATATGGAATTACACATCTGCAGGTCACCTGCCTTCAGTAACAAGGGCCTTCAAAGAGAATGCCCCCATCCTTGCAGATCGGGTCAAGACCCCAAAACCAGGAGATGTGATTCTTTACAGGTTCTTCGGCTACACCTCCCATATGGGGGTGTATGTGGGTGATGGAAAGGTTTTGCACATTACGGCAAACACCCACTCGGTTTGTGTTCCTGTAGATTCCGGGATTCTTCGTGGCCGTAGAGAAGGATACTATGAAATCAGATAACATTACGCTGATTGTCTCTGACAATCCGTTTACTACAGACAAAGAAATATACAGTGTCGAACGGAAGACCTACCGGGAACTCTTTGATGAGTACACCCGTGGAAAGTACCCGATCTCTCAGGCTGTTATTTATGACACAGATATCAGGATAGAGGATTTCGATACCACCCCGGAATCGGATAACGTCATTATTCGAATTGTTCCGGCGTACACTGGCGGTTCCGGCAATGCTGGTTCTGATATGGGTAAAGCTGGAAACATGACGCTCTTAACCACTATAGCTGTAGGAATAGCTATTTTTGCTGCGGGTGTGATGACTGGAGGTGTTGCTTGGGGCGTCATGGCCGGTGTTTTTATCGGTGGTGGTCTTGTCGGTGGTATTGCTGTCCTCGGTGGGTATGCACTCGATAAACTGGCGGCGAGTATGGACGGCTTGGATACTGGTGGAGGAGACAGCCTCAACGGTATTCGAGGCGGGGAGAACCGCAGGAACGTTGGGGGGAGAATCCCCCTCCTTCTGGGAAGACATCTCATTTACCCTGATAGGGCAGCGAACCCATACCTCACTGGGATTGATGGGACAAGTGAAACTGAAATACATCTTCTCTATATCCTTGGGTATGAGAATGTCCGACCTATAGCCGGAACTTATAAGTTTGGGGATCAACTCGCGTCTGAAGTTACTGACATTGCAAACAATTTGGATGTTGATATCGGAACCACGGGGCAACACCCTCAGTATCCTATTAGTGTTTTGAGCACTTACCCAGGGAAGGTTGTTTACCTTGATCGTGATGATATTGAGGGGTACACCCCCCGTTCCCCCTTAGAAGATAACCTTGTTTTAACAACCCCTACAGGGACCGGTGATATTGAGATCGGGCTACAGTTTCCTCAAGGACTTTATACTCGTCTTGACAACGGGAGCGTTTCATACACAACGTACCCTTTAACAATAGAAATTGCCTCTGTTGAAGACCCGGACACAAAGTATAAATACCGCTATGACAGTGGTGTCCCTATAGCCGGAGTAGGTAAAGCAACATTCACAGGTGACGTTGAGTTTGCATCTCTACCTTCAGATGACACAAAAATCGGTGTTTCAGCCTACGAATATGGGCATGATTACACAAAGCTATCTTCAAAATCTCAAAGTGGGCGTCGTATCGCAGCTTCAATTGACTTTGATTTAGCAAGTAATCCAGTTCACAGTCCGTCAGGGCAATATATAATAACGGTACGTCAATATTACGCTATGGGTGATCCTGATGGGAAAATGATGGTGATGGCTGTGGAGTACGTAAACTTCACTTCGTCCAGCACTACATATCCTATAGCAACAGACATCAAAGATGATCTAACTACTATAGGTATCACCGTTCCATCTACAGAGAGCAGTCAATCCCTGTCCGCTTTCAACTGTGAGGCCCAGCTTTATACCCGCGATTATTCTGGTTCAGGAACTGGAGCGTCTGCATGGACTGCCGGAATAGCGACAAGTAATCCCGCCTCGATGTTTCTATATCTTCTCACTGATCCTTTAGTGAATAAAGATGCTACAAAAAATGAAGCACGGATTGATTGGCCAGCTTTAGAAAACTGGTGGGCTTTCTGTGAAAATGGAGGAAGTGTAGCTGGAGACCCCTTGGAATGTAATATGACATTCCCGGATGTTACGACAACTGAGGAAGCACTCACAGCGGTCTGTAGAACGGGTCGTGCGGTCTGGACAATTGTTGACGGATTGATAACCGTCATAATTGACGAAGAAAAACCGGTCGTGACCCAATATTTCACACCACGTAACAGTTTCAACTTCAGTGGGTCTAAACCGTATGCAACCCCCGTCTCAGAGCTTCGGGTTACCTACATCAATAAAGAGACATGGACGGAAGATGAACTCATAATTGATAATCCGTGGGCTACTGGGGATAGTTTCGAGGAAATTCGTGCATCAGGGATGACTTCTTATTCAGAGGCATATCGCTACGGGCTTTATCTTCTGGCTGCCAGGACATTACGTCCTGAGACATTCACCTTCACGGCCTACATGGACTCCATTGTTTGTACGATTGGGGATCGAGTGCGGCTGTCCCATGATGTCCCCTTAATAGGGGCAGGAGTAGCTGGACGGATTACCGGGCTGGTGACTGATGGGGGAGGGCTCGTAACTCAAATATGGGTTGATGAGCAGTTTACCTTCACCGACGGGGAAACTCACCGGTTATTACTCCGGCCGTTAGACCCAACCGAAACTTTTGAGAGTGTTGAAAATTCTCTGATGGTTGAAGTTGTTACTCCAGCGTCCCTTACAAATGAAGTCTATGTTGATGGAGAGACCTATTACAGGTTCGATTTAACAACTCCCACGGATGAAACCAAGTTTGCAATTGATCAGCTCTTCATGCCTGGCATCTCTGGACAGGAGACCTTGGACCTTCTTATTGATTCAATTCAAGTCGTTGATGAGCAGTCCGTTGAAATCACTGCGATACCTTACTCTGAGGCAATTTATTCCATTGATGAGAGTGGAATACCTGCTTATGTTGCAAACATAACTCTTCCTCCTGCCGGTTTGAACGAACCGAACTTCTCCGGCATCTATGATCTCGCAGCTCAGATGGCTGCTTTAGAAGAAGCCAAAGCCGAATTATATGGCAAAGTCGGGTTTAGTCAGATAGTTGACGGATATATTCCTGCTGGAGATATGTCCACTCTGGACCCTCCTTCTGCAGCGCTTACTTCACAAGGCCGAACCATATCGATGGCGATAGCGTTACCTTCAGGACTAGTTTCTGCAACCTTGGTGACTGAAGCACAGATATCGGATGATGGTGCGACTTGGTACTCTATGCAGGACGGTAGTGATCCGGCTGGTGATACAAGCTGGATGACTTCTTGGCAAGGCACACTCGATGATGTAACTGCTTTTACTGGACTGCAGTATGTTTTAAACCGAATACCCTTCGGCGGAACCGAAGGTATTCCGACGGAGAAGACTTACTATTTTAGGTTCCGGTTTGTAACTGGATATTCAGCTAGAGTAGAGACAGCATGGTCGGCTACTTATTCGATAGCTGTGAAACCCCTCACAACGATAGACATCGAAGGGGGGAAGATCACTACCGAAAAGATTCAAGCTGACGCGATTACTGCTGATTTGATTGCAACCGGTGCTGTGACTGCAGACGCTATCGATGTTGATGATCTTTTCGCACAGACGATAACAATCCCGGCAGGCGGTTCGTTAACGGCCGGTGATGTGGAACTTTCCAGTACAGGACTTACAGGTCCCGGTTTTGCTATTACGGCTTCCGGTATAGCTGCTGATCAGGGGACTATTGGTGGGTTCAATATTGGAGCAACCAGACTTTTCTCCGGTGCCGCTGCAGGTGACGGCGCACGGATACAGCTCGATGTAACTCAGAATCGGTTTGCCATCTATGACGCATCGAACATTGCTAAGGTAGCTTTGGGTTATCTCGGAGGGATCGAGTCTTTCAACAGTAATCAGTACGGCCTTTATATTGCCGACGGTAACGTCGCACGATTTGAAGGTGGCGCGGAACTCGTAGGTAACGACTACACAATTGCCCAGGATGGTGCCCTCGTTATTGAGAACGCTGACGGTGCTGCAGTTGCACGGTTCGGTTCTGTAGGCACCGGAGAAATTGGGATGATCCTTGGTTTTGCTGACCAGGGTGGTGGCACGTTAGACTCTCCTCAAGATTGTGACCGACGTATTTACATCGATGCGGATGAGTTGGGTTTAGAGCAATGGACAAATGCCGCGTGGTCGACTGTTAACAGTGTTCGGATCGGTGGTGCAGATGAGAACGGGAACTTCACACCCTATTTTTTTGGCCGGGGGCTCCGCAGCTCGTTGGCAGATGCCACAATGGGGAATTATATTCCGACGGCAGATACTGCGGTATGGAACGCCGAAGACGCCTCGAACCGATTGATATCGAACCAGGGCAAGGAATTAACATACGTGCAGTATTTTCTTACTGGTGAGAGTTATCAGAAGTTCGGTACAGCTGGATTTCGTATTAACGCAAACGCAATGGACCGGTACGGGTACATTAAAGCACCGCTAGGTATTTCGGTTTTCTCCCAGTCGTTTCTTGCTGGGGTTTGGATGCGAATCGATAGTGGCTATATAGACGATTCACGTGTGTTCCTGCAAGTTGGGGATACATCCAGTACCGTTGCAGATAATTTTTATAGCTTTACTGCATATTACGACACGAATACACTCACATTAAAATCCAGTGTTACTGATCCATTAGCAACGAAGTCTGAACAGTTGCCGTTGGATACATTTTTCTTTCTTGGGTTGTTTTATGATGAACCAAACTCAAAGATTTATGCAATACAGAATGATACCATATTGTTTGAAGCGGATGCGTCTACTTTTACGTCGTTAAACTCTGACGGGACCGTGTTCGTGTATGGGAGAGAAGTAGACCTGTATTTTGATGATCTCTTTTATTCTCCGGGTTTCGATTCTATTGATGCGGTGCTACAGTATGTTCAGCGGAATGAGGCGTGGGATATATCGGGAACCCTCCGAGATTTGTTTATTACTCCCGCTGCTGGTGGGGTTGTTCGTGTTATAGGTGGGATTAGCTTTGAGGGGCCTCTTGGCTTTACCGGTTATGATCCACTTGTACCTGTAGAACGTAATCATCAGATATGGCTGAAAGGTGATGTCATTAAGTTTCAGGAGTATACCAACAACGGTTGGACCTCCGTCAACTCGATTATTATCGGCGGGGTAGATGATAATGACATATTCATCCCTCTAGTCGGTAGTCGCGGTGGCTATAACGTAATGGGTGGACCTCCTGCGGGTGAGCCGTTCCCGAGTGAAGAGTTCAAATTATTTAACTTTGAGAATGGTTTTGTAGACCAGAATGGCGAAGAAGCCTACTCGATGGCACGGGTAACTACGACAACTACATGGTCGAAGTTCGGCACGTACTCTCTGGCGTGTGATACTACCAACTCGTACGGTACACTTCACCCCGACTGGCGATCATGGACTTTTGGCGAAGACCAAGCGTTTGCTGCTTATTTTTGGCAGGATAATATTGATGGCGGCGGAGCTACATTCTTCCAGATACGTGATGGATCAATAGATAACGTTTTTCTGATCGGCTCCATGAACTCTACTGAAATACAAATCAGAGTTATTAAAGGGGGGGTAACCGAATATTCTGCAGCTATTGACGTAGGGGTCTCTACGGATGGAGAACACTTCATTGCAATGAGCTACGACAGTACTGCAGATATTTTGTACTGGTGTTTCGACGATCAGGTTTTTAATACGGGGGTTATTGGAGGCACTTGGGATGAGGGTTCTGGATACTGTGAAGTATCGGTTCAAAACCGCCCTACTAGCATAATCACGTATGCTGACGAAGTTCTGTTCGCCCCTGACCAGACCGTTCCTGTTGAAGTGTTTCTTCAACATTACCGCTCTGACCTTCCTTGGAACACGTCTTATTCAATTAAAGATTATGTTTTGCACCCCGCTCCTGGCGGGGTTGCTCGGACTATGGGAACTCACGTAGCTGACGCATATCAGTTCCCGTATACAGATGCTCGAATAGAATACAACCCCGACACTGAAACCATCGATTTCGTTTTCACTTAAAAGAAAAGAGTTATTATGTCTTTAATATTTCACCTCCCTTTAAACGGGGATTTCACCGAACAGACGGGGGCGGGGCACACTGTTGTCCCGTCCAACGTCTCCTTTACAGAGTCCATATTTGGAGAGAACGCAGTCTTCGCCGGAACCGTCGATTCAAAGATTGACGTTACTCTGGAATCCCCGACAGATATCAAGTCGATTATGTTCTGGATTAGGACACGGCATGGGGCACGGCAGATTCGATCCACCGAAGATTCTCAACGTCAGTACTTCCCAACGATATTTCGAGTACCTGCAGTTGCAGGAATGATCTGTCTTAGTGCGTGGGCGGCGGGTTTAACTAACGAAACCGTCCATCTTTGGAATAATTCATATGCGACGGCAGTTACTCAAGAAATTGCTGAGGACGAAACTGCACATATCGCTATGATTTGGAATGCAACAGATTCCCGGTATGATATTTTCATCAATGGACATTATGTAAATTCACATGACCGATCTGAAACTGGAGCTGCGGGGTTACTTTCTTCGGTCTCAACATTTATCATTGGAACCGATAGTGCTGCTTATCACTATGACGGTCAGCTCTCCGACTTCCGAATCTATGACCATTCTCTGACTCCCGCCGAACTCAGGGATATTGCCAAGTATCCGAATAACGGACTTCTGGCTCATTATAAGTTTCAAGGGGATGACCGCGATTACTCTGGGAACGGGTACCACGGCTCTGTCTACGCCGGAAAAGAGCAGGCCCATTTAGTCAATGAAATAAACATGAATGACTATGGGATGCTGGCTGTTAAGAACACCGCTACAAGTGCCTGGGATTCTGGTGCTCGGGCTTACCAGTCATTCCCTGCAACCGATGGTTCAGTTAGCTCCCCTGTATTCACAGAGTGGAAATACCATCTGGTTGACCCAACATCTGATGCAGGGTCACATGCAGTTATGGCAGGAATCAGCAACACAGCCGACGCATCAACGGGAGCGTTCGGCCAGATTCAGTGGGCGCTGTACTGTTACAATATGTCCCTGCATGTTTACTATAGTGGGACTTCTCAGGGATACACAGGATATCAGCATTATGTTGGTGCCACCTACCGGATGGAGTGGGATGGTACGTATCTCCGTATTTTACAAGATGGCAATGTAATCTGGACAGATACTCCAACAGTATCTGGTAATCTACGTTTTCGTATTGCTGTTCACAGTTACGGTCACTCGGATGGAGCTTATAATATTTATCAATCTCCCCGTTCCACGCGGGTCTCTTACTCGGATGTTTGGGACGATACGAAAGCAGTCCAGTTAAGATGGGCTGATGATTCGTGGATTGTTGTTAACCATAACGGGGAAATGTCCCGGAAGGTGTTCGGGACAGAGCGATGCCATACTATTTCAGCTTGGATAAACCTAAGTTCTTGGTCTAATTATGGTTCGTTAATAAATAAGATGACCGGAGCCTCGTGGTCGAACACAACGAATGGTGTCTGGACCTATAGTGCAGGGATTCGTCACATAGCTGGGACAAATGAAGGAGGAAATCCCACTAACTCTGTAATAGCTGTAACGGAATCACCAACTCTAAACGAGTGGCATCACTTCTGCGCGGTGTCCCAAGGGAAGTTCGGGTTTTTATATATTGATGGCCAGTTCATCTCGATCTGTGATTATGATGTCCTGTACAAAGACCAAAGTGAGAACCAGCGAGAAATCTGCATCGGCCCTAGGTATTTACCATCTTCAGGCAGTGAAGGGTTCCCTGGCAAAATTTATGATTTGCGAATTTATTCAGAGCCGTTGAGTCCCAACATCATTCGTGCTTTAGCTCATTCTCCGTTCCCGACCAAGAAAACAGAGGAAATGATTTCCAACTCTAAATCCCTCATGTTGGATTTCAATTTTGCTGAACGGGCAGAGGTGACATACAACAACTATGTGAACAACGTAAAACGCGGCGACTATGAGGAGTTGGCGGTTGGTTCTGATGCTAATTTCACAACTGCTCAAGCCGGTGCAGGTAGTTATGTTGGTGTTGTTGACACTTTTGCTCACGAGGGTGAAAAGTCGTTACGGTTTGTTTCTGGAACTGATAGTTATAAACGGATTTACTACACACTAGGAGGTGTTTCTGCTGGCACCTGGATGTCTATCTCTGCCTGGGTCTACAATACTGATCCCAGCTTAAACGTGTATCTCCATATGGAAGCTAACGGTGGTGACTACACATGGGGGATACCTCAAGATCGGAATTACCACCACGGGACCGGCTGGGAAAGGCTTTGGTGCCGGATCAATCCAGCCACGACATCCGTAACCGACCTCTATATGTACATAAACAACAAGACAAGTGGGAATGAAATCTTTATAGATGAATTCCTGTGTGAATCAAACCCAATTGATCATGGTCACACGGTAGGATACTTTTCAAACAACGTAAGGGATTCCTCCGGCTGGCCGTTTAGTTTGAAAAACGATGACGGACTCGGGCGGCGTTCCCCTAAGTGGGTAGAAGAAGGCTACAACTCGGTGGGAGCTATTGAGTTTCCGGCCTCAAATGCGACAGCTCAGACAAAGTGGAATAGCAGTAAGATTTCATTCGGTCCTGACCCAATTCTTACGGTAGCTTATGCTATAAAACGAACCGGCGACATCTCGTCAGGAAAGGCTACATGGGGTCTGGGCTCCCCAGGTTCTCGGTGTGCTCTCTCCAGCTATGTTAATGCAGTGAACTCCATCGGGATTGATTACTACGGATCACCAACTTACAAAGCTGATTACACATGGCCTGTAAATGAGTGGATATATGTGGTGGTGGTCAAGAACCAGACGGGGCTCACCCACAAAGATGGGCACGAGATTTATATCGATGGAGTTAAGCAGGATATTACAGTTCTACGGAGTGGGGCATATCAACCCACCCTTTTAGAAGGGCTCTGCTTTGGGGGAATCCATTCAACTGAGACAAATTACTACGCAGAAAACTTCGTCTTAGGCGACTTCAAGGTTTTCCGAAAAGCACTTTCCCATACAGAAATCCAGGAACTGACCGAGAAAATGGCGGCTGGTACAGCTACGACTCAGGTAGACAGGGAGGGGAACCTTTACATTGATAAACCTATCGTCTCGAAAATGTTCTCACCGGCTCTGGCACTCAATCACCGAGAGTGGTGTGTATCCGAAAGAGGGTCACACACTTCTTGGGTTCGTAACGGAGATGCTACTGAAAACTCAATTGTTAGAGGCCGGGACCCTTGGGGTAAGTTCACTCACATATGGGTATGTACACCTGATGCAAATAGTAATGGTGATGGGGGATGGAATACTTTTTTCCCAATAGATAAAGACTACCATCATCGATTTTCAGTATGGATTCAGAAAGCGGGTAACGTGTTAGCAGGAAGTACTTACCTGGGCTGTTACAATAATGCAAATTTCACGCAGGACCTTGCAGGGACGGGCCAGACAAATCACTACTTTATTGTAGGTGATCCACCGGCTTCAGACCAATGGTATCTCTATGTTGGCTACATTCATAAAGCCGGTGCCACTTCTGATGCGTTTGGAGTGTCAGGCTATGTTTACGACACGGCGGGGAATATTGTTCAGACGCATACAAGAACACGGGTACGTACAGTGGATGATATTCAGCGTTTTCGCTGCTATCTATATTATTGTACAGATACTTCCGTCCGTCAGTATATGTGTTATCCACGAGTCGATAGGATCGACGGGACGGAGCCGGATATATCAGATTTGATCAACGGGCTTTCTTCCATGGAAGATGAGTTCATGAGCCGTTACCCTCATATCCTCCGTGATGTCACTTTGGAAGACTCCATCGTTAACTTCGGGAAATTGAAAAACGAGATAGCAAATCTCGACATGAAGTTCAGTGGTGCCAATGGACTGAAAGGGCATTACCCACTGCAGTATAATACCAACTTGTTTGCAGGGCAGTATCAACCTACGGTGCATAGTAACATCGCGTATGAGCTAGAAGATGGTTATCCTTGCGCTCATTTCACAACACAGACCACTTCTAAGCTCAGTTTTGAAGAGATGTCATGTTCTTCCAGTGACCCTTGGTCTGCTTCAATTTGGGTCAAAGAACCGGCTTCAGCTGTAGATACCCAGAGGATTTTCCTTGGGTTAGAAGACGCATATGGCCCATACTTTCAGCTCTTAGATAATAATAAATTCCTTTTTAGGTTTTGGGAGAGCCCGTATGGTTATTATTATGTGTCGAATGCTATTGTTGATAGGACTCAATGGAATCAGTTTACGGTCACTTGGGGAGGTGCCTCTTCTCCAGTATTTAGAATTTACATTAACGGAGAATTAGACAACACACATGATGTGACGGGTGATACGCAGTATTATCCAAGCGCTCATTTTGATTGTATTGGCCCTGTCTATAAACGTGCGGAAAATCATCCTGAATACGACTTCACGGGTTGGGTGAGGGACTTCCGTTTCTATACTGAAGAACTTTCTGCCCTGTATGTAAAACAGCTTCATCATGCCACAGAAAGCCCCTTCTTGGGTCTTAACAACACCGGCATTATCACCGACGCTGAGGTCATCAAAGAAGTATAATCAATAGGCGGGGGTCTCCCGCCTTAAATAAGGAACAGCAAATGAAACTCACAAAAAACATAGCAGCGGTAGCGCTGCTGGTGCTCCTGTTGTCTATGGGGATTGTCTTCATGGTCCAGGACGCAGAGGGTGCAATCTGGAATGACTACTTTAATTTTGCAAAGTGGTATATCGGTGTCTTCTTCAGTGTGAAACTCTTGGGCGATACCGTAAAGTCTGTCTGGTATAGACCAGAACTTGACCCGAATAACACGAAGGCGCCGGACAAAGAAGCCAATGAAGAAGTTTGTTAACTGGATAAAGAAGTACGCGACTATCATCCTGCTCGGTATCATCTCGATACTGGGCGGGATAATCGCAATCATGAGTAGAGGAAGTAGAGATGAAGAAGATAGTACTGATCATAATGATCCTGACCTTATCAACCGCGATATTGCCAGCCATCGATCTACCGAATTACGGGATCGAACCAGACAGGTGGTACGAAGGATTTTTAATAATCGAGGCGTTGAACGAAATCCAGACGCTGACGGAGACGGCAATAGAACAGGCAGTGGAGGAGACCAGCCAGGAGTACCTGGAGCGGCTGGAGAAAGCACTGCAAGCGGAACAGGAAGCAAAGCAGAAGGAACGAATGTGGATGGGTCTCGGTATCGGATCAGCGGTGACGGCAGTAGCCTCAATTCTAACATTGATCCTATCACAGTAGATGATGTAGGGTTTCTGGATTACCTGGAAGGCCCTACCATCAAACGCTACGGTGAGAAGCTCCTCACACTTCTGGCTCCGCTTCAGCTCCATTCGAGGAAACTCACCGCAAAAGAAATTGTTGAAATTTATAACCAGGGGAGGAAAGACCCATCCATTATGGATCGGCAGTGCCGTCTTGGTAAAAACGGATATTTAGTAACCTACCATGCCCGAAAGATTCTGGGCTTGTCCCACTACCTCACCGATGCTGGTGATAACTCAGACTTCCTCTTGCAAGGGTACAACTATGGGTCACGGTGCGGTTACATCATCAAGGATAAAGAGGGAAGGGTACTCTATGTCTCTTCCCCCTTACGAAAAACTGACACTTTATTTTCGGTAGACTGCTACCGGTGGGAGGAGTAATGCTCCACATAAACAAAAAGAGCCGCCCCGGAAAGAAGCGACTCTCTACTAAGAAAATTATCATTCATTATACTGGAGGGAATTACCGTAGCCTCGATGAGCTGGAAAAGTACCTGGCCGGAGAGCATAGATTTGGCGGTTATACCCTGGCGGTGGACGATGTAGGAATCCGGTTGTTTGCTCCGCTGGATGAGATGACTCCCCACGTTGGTGGGGAACTACTCGATGACTATGAGCGAATCTTCGGTCCTACCAAGATGATCGACGGCTACAGTATCCAGAACTGGCACACCCTCGGGATTTGTTACATCCACCAGAACTGGACCGGTGAGCCCTCGAAGGAAACCTACGATGTTCTGGTCAATGTGGTTGCTTCGCTCTGCAGACAGTATGGCTTGTCGGAAAACGATGTAGACCGGCATTTTGATGTAACCGGTAAGAAATGCCCGAAGTACTATTCAGAGTCTGGAGCTCTTTGGACACGGTTCCGTCAGGATGTACGAAAAGCCATCTTTGAAAGACGGCACTATGTGATATAAAAGTGAAGCCTCCCTTTCGGGAGGCTTTTTGTATTTATGCACCGCCAAGTCGTCTTCGGCGTTCCTCTTTAAGTTTCTCGTAAGTTGTATCTCTGTATTCAGAGAGGAAGGCTTTTAATTGTGCGAACTGCTCAGGTTCAAGTGTAATAGGGTCGTTGTAATATTGTAAAGTCAACTGACTGGAGTTCACAACGCTTTCGATAAAGCCGTCTGTATTTATAGGATACAGCCCAATCTGCTCCATCACTTCCCCGCCATATATGACATCTCGGGAAGGATTGTCATCAGTGAGTGTGGCAAGACCGCTGTCTGTTTTAAACTTCACTTCCCCACTCATAAATCGCCATCTAGGGCCTTTATAGATAATGCGGAGTGCAAGCATTTTACCGATCCCCTGCACTGGGGTTTCAAGCGTTACAATAGAGGCTTCAAGTTCAACATTCCAAGGAGCGCCCCAGTACCCACCTTCGAGCGTGAGTTCGTCCAATCTGACAATGTAAGATGACCGTTCAATGTCATCATTGAATTGGATGTAGGTCCGATACTCATACTTTGTTCCCGGCACCGGTTTTGTTTCATAACCGGTCGGCCCAATAAGCATCGACATGCAACCAGTTAAACTGATGATACACAGCACCAGACTTGCAATAAAAGGTCTTTTCATACTTCACTCTCCTCTTGAAATGCTCTATCTACAATTTTTCAGTTCAATGCTTCCTTAATCCCTTCTTCTAAATCAATTAACTTAGAACGTGCGTATCCGTAAATCCAGCAGAGAGCTTCGGTAAGGAAAGAGTCATAGTAGTCATGTTCTACTGCTGTAATCCGATATATTATTCGGTGTATAGCTACTTTTTTAGTATCAGGCCAAAGGACCACAAAGTCCAGTCCCTTATGTAACGCAAACCCAGCAAGTAAACAAAAAGCATAAGAAAGCTTTCTTTTAACTCCTGCTTTAGCTTCTGCACCGGCCATCGAACTTAAAACATGAGCGCCGACAAGAGCATCTACGGCTCTCATTACAATCTCATCGGGGTCAGGAGACGTTGATCCTCCCGCAGTGTTTTGGTGAAGCCATCTTTCATAAAGCTTTTCCTTCGGAAACTGAAGGCTTTTAATATCCATCTATTTTCCCTTTTAAAATAAGACCAAAGGTCTTATTTTTTAATCAGTTCCCGGATTCCGGCTTCTATATCTACTTTACGCTTGATGGCAAACCCGTAAAGAAAGTTTAAGGCTTCGCCTATAAGATAGGCGTGATTTGCTTCATGTACTCCTGCGACCCTATAGATAACCTGTAGTATTTCTACTTCTTTTCCGGTCAACCAGTTAACTTTATCACTGATTCCGTATTCTCGCTGGACACCTATTAAGAGGGCTACGGCCTGAGACAGCTCCCTGTACAGCATCCGCTCTGAATGGTCGCTCTCTACAGAGGAGAGTATACTCACTTTTGTCAGCCGCATAATAACATCCATGAGTGTTTCGTTTATCATGGGTTTGTCATCACGGACAGTGGTGTAGTTTATACGCCACCAAGTATGAACTTTTTCATATGGAACATCTAGAGTATACATTATCCCACCTTCGGTATGTGAACTCTGCAGACACTGATCCACCGATCACAGCGTTGGCACTGCCTCTGCAGAGTTCCATGCTGACGGCCAATCCCGTCGACTTCATTAGGTTCTATTCTACCATAATCATACTGATCGTAGGCATGGCCGAGTAGGGTACAGACTATTCTTTTTTTCATTCCTTCCCTTCGTAACACTTCGGTGGTGTTTCCCATAATGAAACAGGTGCGCCTTCTTCTCCCCACCACCTTCGTGCCGCTTGTTTTACTTGATCGGTGTAAGCCTCGGGGCACTTGCTGAACTTACTACACCCCGTGTGAGGGCAGAAGGTTGTATCTCTGAAACACATCATATCTTTTCTTCGTCCTTGTTTGGGTTTGGATGAGGCGGGAACATCCATAGTTTTTCTTCTGGAATTTTACTTCGGCAATCTTCACAGTAGCAGGGGTAACCCACCTCGTCACCGAGGAACACACCACAGCGTTCGCAGAGTACACCGCGTAGAAGCATGTCAGCTATTTCACCCATCAACCCAGTCCTCAGCTAGTAGTGCGTAGCACTTCGGGCATTCGCCGTCGGAAGTCAGTTCAACACCTTCTCCGGTCCAGCCACACTCAGGGCACTCAAATAGTTCGTGTTCTCTGGCATCTTTCATTCCTCTTCCTTCCGAAAGATCACCCCGGTCTTCAGTTCATCGTCAACAATGACATTTGCTTTCTTATAGGTGATGTCTCTCACTTCTGGGTATCGGGTCTGAGCGGACCCAGTTGTTCTCATCAGTTGCTTATAGTCGGTGGCCCCGAACAGGACCATCTCTTCTCTAGGTCTTAGGGTAAGGAGCTTTGTTCTAAGAGATGCTCCACGGTTTCTTTTCAGCCTTTTCATCTCCGCATCATGTTCAACTTCGATAGCATCGAGATACTTTATCAGTAATAAAGCATCTCTTTCATCTATCTTCATCGCACCGATAGCTTTCCTCATCAGCTTCCCAGCTTTACTCATCTTCGCCCTCCGCATCACTTTCTTCGGTCTTTGGGCTTTCAATAAGGTTAATCTTCCGTCCACAATACGGACAGTATGTAAAGTCCCACTTTGTTTCAGGCATTATAGAGTCGGGTTTAAAGAGGCCGAAACCTCTTTTACCTGTTGTTCCAACACATCCGATATTGAAATTCAAATCAAAGACTCTTACCCAGTCACAGGCGCTTTCGTCTTTCTTTAGTGCATGGAATTTCCCGTTCAGCTCCCGGAGAATCTTCTGGGCAATTCGATGGTTGAACTGATGACTATTGTCCATTAGTGGGTGCTGATCTCTCGTCACCATCGAAGACAGGTCTCCAAGAAGTTCTGGGATAGTCTTTTCTTTTAAGTTCTCACTCAACTTCATTATCTCCTTGAACCGAATCGGTACAAAACACATGCTTTGTACCCAAAAGGTTCAATTACACTACCGGCATCGGAGTTGGGTAGCGCCAGTAGGAATACACTTGATGTTCACCGGTCGGCCACACATCACAAACCCACTGATTGTGCATCTCCGGGATACAGACTTCCGTGGTCGTCCCTCTGGGAGGCCGAGCTTTCTTAGTTTTGATCCACCCATTCTCGTCCATGTAGTGTACCGATAGAATCGCCTTATAGTGCTCTTTCCAGAGAGGGTCTTCTTCCAACACTGGGGTTTCGTGGTGCTTTTTACAAATCCGTAAGTAATCGTCGCGGTATACGCTAAATGGTTTTTTCATCTTAGCTCCTGTTCGTCTCCGTATTCGTTATGGAATATCTCGAAAGCAGACTTCTGTAAATATTCTTCCAAGGTATATGTATTCTTGGGGATGTAAGGAGAAGGTATCTCGTTAAATGAAAAACCAATCGTTGGCTCATAAACACGTCCTTCTATAATAGCACACATATGATAGCGCTTAGTTTCCGTGTTGTAAAGAATTTGGAGATACCCTTCATAATGGAATTGTTCCACAGCAATCCAGAGAAGGAGTGCAGACATATCCTCACAATCCCCGGTTCGCAGAGTTAAAGTTTCTACGGGGTCTTGCCATTCATCATCCGGTTTTAAATCCCAGTCGCTGCTTCCGATGTCCGAGACGTACTCAACGTTTTCGTAAATCCAGATATTTGCTTCGATAATCGAATCGAACTCAGGCATAATTACGAAGCCTAAATAAGGGTGACACCCTACATGCAGACCTATCGATAACACGGTAAGTAATAACAGTTTTTTCATATTTACCTCATACGATTTTGTCTTACTGTCAGTCTAACACAGCACGTCGCAATTTACAGCAAATTTATCCTTGGCTACACATTGGACAGCTATGCTGCCAACTCCCGTCCCGGCCCTTAAAAGCCTTCCATCCTTCAATCTTCGCTTTATCTTTCACGATAAAGAGAGGTCCTTCATACTTCGTCTCTACCTTCTTACATACATCACAGAAATATACAGTGGAGACCATTACGAGGCCTCCTTCATGAAGCCCCAGTCATGGGCTTTTAAGAGAGCGTCTACTTGCTCTTCTAATGAAGCAGCCGTAGTCTTGTGCAGTTCTGTGAGCTCATCGATCTTGGCCTTGGCCTCCTCCAGGCTCTTAACCCCACGGGCTTCGAGCTGGTTCATAAGGCCTTGGAGCTCACCTTCAAATCTCGCCTTTGCCTCTCTGGACTGGGCGATCTCTTCTTTCATCTTGAGGAGTTTTTCTTCAGTAGTCATTAAGCGATCCCCCGCTGCACTTTACGCGCCTGTAAAGCCCGTTTGTTCTTGGCTCGGCGTTTAGCGATCTTCTTCGCCTTCATCACCTCTTTACCGAGATCAACGTTCTTGGACTTCATCGCCGCTCTTCTTTGAGCGCGATTAGTACCATCTGCAGAGGGGTAGCCGGTGACTCCTTTTCCCTCAAGGATTTTCCGCTCTCTCTTTGTGATCTTGCATCCTCGTGCCTGACGGCTCAGGATGACACTCTTCAATTCGTCTGTGTTACTCAATTTTCTGACTCCTTTGGGAGTCAGTCGCTCGGGATACATTATGACCAGTATCTATTGCGGGAAGACTCCCTTAAACACTGGTAAATGTATTGAGCTTAGTTCTTTTTCGGTAGGTATTGCCTAAGCTATTTGTATTAACGTTCAGAGATATTTTATCATGGAAACCCCAAAATGTCAACTATCTCCACTCTAAAAATCCCCTTGTAACATTTTATTTTTAAAGTAACTTTGATTTTGTTACAGTGAAATATTTATGTTACATTGCCCTATTGTACCCACTCTCTGAACACATCAATGTTCATAGGGCCGGTTTTTCTATCGACTTCTTTCCCGCCAATAATCTTCACAAAGGTCGGAACGGTTCTTACACCGAACTCTTCCATCATAGCCACGTTGTCCTCTGCATCGATGTAGTGGATAACATGACCTTCTTCTCGCAGCTTCTCGACTACGAGCTTCATCATTTTACAGGGGTTGCACCACTTGGCCCCAAAGAAATTTATGTGCATTTATGCGCTCCATTTTAGTAGGTTCTTGTTCTGTTCATACTTAGCGACACTGTTCTGAATGCGAACTTGGTTTTTCAGCCGCTTTTTTAGAAAATCTAACAACTCCATGTTTTTAAAGAAGCCGGGTTGGTTACACCAGGCGGCAATATCTTTGTAGAAATCTATGTGTTCACTTTCCCAGCAGGAAATATCACGCATGACATAGGGGAGGATTTTCCGGTCCCGGAGGAATTCAATACGTTGTACAGTATCTGATAATGGCATCGCCGGATTGATGTAGACGAAAAACTTTAACCCCCATGGCTTACACCAGGTGAGAAGTTCCAATTGCTTTTCGATGAGATTTCTATACTTCCAGTCGTCAAACGCAAACACGTATTCACGAGTGTATCGTATTTGCGATAGAAGAAGAGAATTCTCTTCATCAAGAAGACGTATGTCCAGCCCTTGATTGAATTCGCACCTTATCTTCGCATCGATGATTTCTTGGAGGATCGCTTTGTGATCTGGGTAAGCAAGGATGTTATTGTCAAGGAACTGTACTACCTTGTGTCGGACGATCTCCTGGAGGCTCTTATCTCTTCGTATCATTCCTTCTTTTTGCGGAACAACACAGAAGCTACAATTACGGATGCACCCCCGAGTAAGAAACCCATAAGAGGTGTCATTGTCAGGGTACAGTGAATAATCTGGCTCCAGATCATCGATCTCTTGTGGTAACACTTTTGTTAGAGAGTATCCGGTGCCGCCGAACTCGATACTGTCACCTTCGATGTAGTTAATTGACTTGTTATAGACAACTGAGCAATACACCTGGTCGTACTTCTCCGTGGGGATGTGTTTGATTTCTTTTCTTCTATGTGGAGAGTAGGGGATTTTCAGTTCTAATAGTTCTACTGTATCCCCTTTACTCTTATGGTAAGTCGCCAATTTCATCAATGCTAAATTCGGAATAACCGAATCTGCATCGACAAGGAGAATACGCATTCTGCCCCCTCACTTTATCACCGGTGGTTCAATGTCCCAGGTTTGCCACTGGGTTACATCCCCCAATTGGATCGTATCTGGAAAGTTTTTCTGTGTAATTTGTATTGCGTATTTGTCAATTTCGGAAGCATAGTATTTTGTAACTGGAATACCCGCCCGTTGGAGTGCCACCTGACCAGCGGATATCCCGTCAAATAGACTGAGTACTATCATTTCTTTTCCTTTATAATTCGTCGCAGTAGATCGGAGTTCGTTCCCCGTAGTAGGCTCCGGCGATGTTGTAGTCGAAGTAGTCAATCGCGTTATCAATCCCCATGTCTTTCTCAAGCTGGGAGATTATTCTGTTGGAGGAGTAGATGAGCCTTTCATTTTGTATATCAACACCAATGATGGCATCGTCGCGCCCAGTAAGAAAAACGAAAGGAATTCCAGGGTAACGGTCTTTTACATCTTGGATTGTCATTAGGTTACCTCACACCCCCCGCCACCACAGGCAGCTTCGGCTTGGAGACTGGTTGTATCTGCATCTTCAATCACTTGGGTGAGATCAATCTGTTTAAGAACCTCGACGCGTTTTTCGAACTCTTCCTTAGAAATATCTTCAAAAGGAGCCTGAGTGTATGTCCCGCCATCATAAGGAAGAACAGAAATAGCAGTGAAGTCTTCCCGGTTATCCCACATCCACTCCGCTACTTCAGCCCACTCGTCAGGCCGAACACTGATTGTGCAGGAGACGTTATTCCGGTTGTCACCTTCTACATGACCGGGCTTCACCCACTCCACGTTGAAACGCCGTACCCGGCGTAAGGTGCCCAAAGCGGTCTCAGTTCTCAGAACGGCATGATCAGGAGCCTTCTGAGGTACAGTGATGACGGCCATAGTCTCCGGCCGAAACTTCTCATCCTCGACGAGCTCAGGGTGGAGGAGAGATAAGTAGCTGTAGATAGCTTCGTTCTTCCCGACCCGGATACGTCTGAGATAGTAATCATTGTGCCAAGCATGGACCCCGGAGGAGGTTCCACATACCAACGAAGCAGTTCCTTCGGGCTTGATCGCTGTAGTTCTGGCAGCAGGATTGATGCCAATAGCATGAGCAGTAAGGGTGTTCATATCCTTTACTTCTTTTGCAACCGTAGCCAGGTCAAGGTTGTCTACCCGGCCGGAGGCGATGCCAGTCATGGATACGCCGATGAGGGCTTCCTCTTCTGTTGTCTCCTTCCACTTGGCTCCAAGATAATGGAAGTCAGTGTAGGATGCTTGAAGGGTCGCAATGAAGGATGCAGCCCGAGCTCGTTTATTGAGATCGTCCTGATCCTCAACATCGGAAGCATTGATGGTTACGAGATTGCAAAATTGATGGCTACGGAGAGAAATTTCCCCGCACGGATTAAGCCCCCAGTCCGTGTTGTCAGTGAACATCACACCAGGCTCTCCAGCACCAGAGGCTTTCACACGATCCCAGACTTTAAGGAATTCTTCCTGGGTGATCTTATTTCTCTCCATCACAACGGTGTTGTTAGCTCGTCCACGGTGGGAGTGGAGTTCCCACCAGTTGCCGGACTTACAGGTCAACATCTCGTAATCGTCGAGAGAGAAGAGGGAGATCATTGCTGCTCTACGAATCGTTTACCCCTACGTTTCCATAGGGAACGGACTATCTCTTAACTCTTCTGAGCCTCGGATTTCTTGGAGAGGTTATTGTGTCGTCTACTCACTCTCTAGTCTCTGAACCTTCCTGTTACTTTTATGACGTTCACAGGAGTGGTAACGGATTGCCATATCGTTAGACTTAGGTTTCCCGTTTTAACCCGATTAGGTGGCCTTCGTAGTTTAGGCAGCAGGTTGGAGAGCGGCTTTGTATTCGTTCAGAAACATCGACGCTTTCCTTTGTTTTCTATGATTGAATAATACAGAAGGCTCGGCATAGAGCCATTCGACAAACGCAGCAACCCGCGCCATGTTACCAAACTTCAAGTCGTAACAGGCTTCATCCCTACGAGGGCGCACGGTCGTAGCAATGTTTAGCTCCTCTTCCATAATCCTTTGTATAGAGGATAAGAACTCGAAGCTGCTGTGGGTGAATCCAATATTTGCCCAAAGCCGGTCCCGGTCTTTCCGGTGCCCATAACTTATATGACCGTCCGCATCGAAGAACCCACGGAGATAATGCCTCATCAGGTTCCGGGGGATATTCACAATCCTTCGGTCGTTTTTCAAACCCAACACACCATACTTATTGAAAAGAGGGGAAAATTTAGAACTAAAGGCTAGTGTTGCAGTTTTTTTCTCCGTCTTAATGTTGTACTTCTTGTTGATCGTTACTTTATAATTAACTGCTGTGTCGGGGCAGTATAAGCGCTGAAACATTTCAATAAGATATGTATCCACAGAACTCACACTGAGACGGGCTTTGCGTTTATGAGTAGGTTGATTAAAAATACCATCCCCGGCTAAGTAGCCGATGAGGTAGGCAGACTCTGGGTCGAGTTTGTCGAAAATATTCAATCTGTATTTCTTTGCATTTATAAGATACTCTTTCATTTCTGATTTTCTCCTGTATTATGTTATTTAGAGCTGACCACCAGCTAAGACGGCATCTGCCAGATGGCACTGGATGTCGTGGACCTCGATGGGTTTAAGTTTCGTTCCAGAACCTCGCTCCTGAAGGGCCGTCTCGAAAACATTTTTAACCTGAACTAAAGCTTCCCTGAGAGGTTCGGGGCCGGGTGCTTTCCCTCCCGAGGTTATGAGCTCGGCACCTTTCGGCCGGATAGATCGAAAATCGAAATCGATTTCATTCTTTCCATAAAAGTAGGATTCTACCAGGACACGAATAGCTTCGGCCCAGCCTTCAATGGAATCCGGGATGAGGTAACGCTTTCGTCGATTTTTGTTCACACCTTGAACAGTAGGCAGGGCTGCTACATGCTGCCGCTGTACCGAGTACCCAACGCCGGTTCCAGATAAAAGGAGGAACATCGTCTCCCAAAACACACTGGGGTCATCCGCGTTTCGGAATGAACAGTTATATAACCGCACAGGGTTAACCTCGATGGCCTGTCCAGCGAACTGGATCGATCTCATAGAAGGGAGGATTTTCTTTGGTCGGACATAGACCTCATAGGCCAAGTCGATTTCGTTTTCAAGTTTCGGGAATCGTTTCAAGTGCATCGCCTTGTTGCGATCCACGATTTCATCCCAGGTCTCTCGTCTTTTTTTAATTGGCAGGTATCGGGCATACTTCATGAATGCGGTTAAACCGCTGAGGATATCCCGAGCAAGCTGCTCCTGTGTAAGCATATTAGCTCCTTGTGAGTAAAATTGTGTATGTGTTTCCGTGGAATTCCCCGGAACGGGGAGTAGAGGAAAGGCTTGTATTGTATCACGAACGGAGTTCCATCCGTGTCTCCCTGTTTTTTTGGGAAAGGAGAAAAGAGGGGTTGACACCCGCAACGTTACAGGTTATATTTACCTTATCGCTGCTGCGAATAAGGAGGCTTAATGATTGGAAACTTCAGCCATAAAGGTCTGAAGGCTTTCTATGAAAACAGTTCAGTTAAGGGGGTCGCCCCGGAGCATGTAGGTCGGATTGATAGGATTTTATCGATCTTAGATTCCGCGACAAGCCTACATGACATTCAAAGCTTCCAGAGTTTAGGGTGTCATAGATTGCAAAAGGGAGAACTGAGAGGTTTTTACGCTGTAAAAGTAACTGGGAGTTGGCGGATTGTCTTCCGGTTCGAACACGGGAAAGCCATCGACGTGGGGTACGTGCAGTACCACTGATCCGATTGGGAGAACGGCGCGATCCGGGGCTTCGGCCCCGGAGTTCTTATCCCGACTGAACTCTATAAGTAAAACTAATTAGGGGGTAAAACATGGCTAGGAGGAAACCGGAGCATCCCGGTACTATTTTTAGGGAAGAGTTCCTTCAACCGCTGAAGATAACCGTCACTTCAGCTGCCGAACAATTGGGAGTTACACGTAAGACTCTCAGTGAATTTCTGAATGAGAGGGCTGGCTGCTCTCCCGATATGGCTGTGCGTGTTGGACAGGCTACTGGGACTTCACCCCAGATGTGGCTGAACATGCAAACAAATCTTGACCTTTGGGTCTCTAGTCAAAAAGAAATAAATGTGATTCCTTTTGTACCGCATAATGAAAGTAGCATTATGTTAGAGGGATGACCATCTCAGTGTGTGAAAGTTCCAACCCCTCGGCGCCGTCCGGGGGGTTTTCTTTTATAGTAACTCGGATTATAGTAACCCCCGTTACTATAACTGCTTATGGGAGAATCTGAAGATTGATAATCTTTGGATCGCAATCCTTGTCCCACGGAAACCTGTTGTCTTTATCCGGCCATACCAACTGTAACGCTGGGAACCTTTTTACTCCATCGTAATAGACGTCTGCCTGACAGAGATATTTATCTTTTGTTTCGTCATTCAGTTTCCTGAAATAGACAGGCACTTCGTTTTGAAGTAAGTCAGTGTACCTGATTTCTGGCCGGAACGTTCGATTATCTTCGGCAATCATCTCTACAAGATCACAGATAAAGGTGTGAGCCATTTGAAAACTGATACCGAAAATAATAATCTCTGGGTGACGATAAGTTTCAAATAGTCCAATGGAGTAGGTAAAGCACGGAGAATCTTCATCTTCTCCAACACCGATACCTGCCCATCCATATTCTGCTATGAGACTTTTAACATCGTCCGGTAGTGATTTACATTTCCCCTGCGCCTCTTCATAGGCAAGCCAGTGAGTTACTTCATCGACGAGCCAGCCTCGGGTCCCGGAGAAGATGTCGCACTCTTTGTCCATCTCTTCGATGTACCTTCGCTCGTAAGTTCCTTCTGAGAATCCGGTATGCTCAAAATAGTAAACGACTTTTTGGCCGTGCGCTGGTTTCCGGTCACTCATCTTGATAAAATCGTCGAGGTTGTATCCCATAACTATTCCTCCGTCTTGTTGTATTTCCACGCAGCTTGAAATCCTGACCATTTCGCCTTTATATCTCTGGCTACTTCTTCAAGTTGCGGGTCCTCTTCATAGTACATGTAATCTTCCCCATCAAAATCCAGGAAGTCGGGAACTTCAAAGAATGTTTCAAAGATACATTGACACTGTGATTTCATCTCTTGCACACCTCTTAGTAGACAGAATCCTGATTATATGAACCAGTTTACAGGTCCTTTCCGGCGTCTTTCCAGCCGTCCTCGGACCGTAGTTTGGCGCCTCCAATACGTAAGTCCAGTGCAATCTTCAGATAGTAATCTCTTTGGTCCTTATAGAAAAGACCCAGACTTTCGGCATCTTCCAGGGCTTTCGACATATTGTCCATCTTAGAGGATAATTCAACCCGTTTTACCGCTCGTTCGATATCTGTCATTACGCCTCCTGTATTTTGGTCAAATCTATCGGATGTTTCCGGTTTACGATTTTCCCTTTCTTAATAATCTCTTTAGCATACAGTTGCTCTCCGGTGAATTTATAATGAAGGTACGCAACCCGGCAGTCAAACGTTTTGCAGAGCTTTGGTAAATTATCATGGATACCACATTTTCCGTCTTCCAGGTATACGCAGTCTCCGTTTTTGCGCTGTGGAATCAGCCACGTCTCAGGCTCTTCACAGATTTTCTTTTTGAGTGGATGGGCTTGAATATCATCGATGGCCGCAAAGATTGTCACAGCAGAGTGACTACAGCAGAGGTTACAGTTCCCACAGAATTTCCCGTGATATTGGTACTGCAGATACATCGTCGGGTCTTTTGGGATAGACACTGGTAACCCGGTAATTCCTTCCGTAATTAGAATGATATCATCTTGGCTCGTGTCTATCATACAGTCTCTGTCTCATCCTGATCGATCCAGCCAATAGTCAGGGACTCCCACGTATCGACCGTTTTTTTATACACTAAGTAATCGCTTACTTTACGCAAAAGGATATAATTTAGGATCGCACTGCATAGTAGAAGAACATGCCAAATTGCAGTTGTTGGGGCGGAGCCTGTTTTTATCAGAAGAAATGCTGCAACAACTAAACGGCCTCCAGCCACCCCCATCAGTACTAAGCTACATGAAGAAAGGATCGAGGAAACAAGAATTATTCTTCTGGTTTTCTTTGTCATCATCGTATTTTCCATACCTCCCCAGATTCCCGCTCTGGCAGATGTGGAAGTCTGATTTGTGGTTCAATCCAAACGGGTTTCTTCACTTCACCCTTGATCCGGTTCCCCGCCTCGTCTTTCCGTTTCCCATACCAGTAGTAATTGAAGTGTCCAGCTACTCTGATCTGGTACTTGTAATCCTTCTTGTACCCGGCTTCGGCAAGCTGTGCCTGGACGTATTTTTTATATTTTCCGCCGACATAACGAACAACATAATCAGCTTCTTCCTTTAGCTGCCGTTCGGCTCTTCGACGTTTTTTCGGATTGGAAATTTTCTTTATGTAATCATGCGTCCAATCAGGACCAACCTTCTCAACATCATCTTGCAGTTCAAGATAAGCTCCCAGTGTAAAAACAAGGTTGATAATAACGTCGCGCATCTTGAGGAAAACATCTTTGTATTCCTTAGTATTAAGGGTTTGGTCTTCGCCAACATACTGGTCGTTTCTCCGGTCCCGCAACACTTCCGCGAGGGCTTCATTGGAGAACTCATGATCCTTTCGAATTGTCATGAAGGTGTACCCACTGCAGTGAATATGTTCTGGCGGTGTCATCTTGTCCGAGGACCACTCCTTGACTACTGTCCTTAAATCGGCAATCCGCAACAAGTAGTGATCCCCTTTTTCATGCCATTGAACATGAATGGCTTCGATCCTTTCAACCTGATCCATTTCCGGGTGCCCGATATCTGCATGAGAAATATTGGGGTACAAGATAAAAGAATTCGACGGAAAGGCATCTGCAGGGAAGACCCCCCTGTAGCTGGTATTTACCAAAGCAAGCGCCAGATCGCGCTCCAACATTAAGACAGTCTTGGATTTTTTAAACTCTTTTGCCATGTAAGCATGAACTGCCATGAGGTTGTCCCGGAGGTCCATCTCCACATCTTTACCGAGGAGAGTATCAGCAAGGGGACCAACCCATTCTGGATGCCCTTGGTTTGCATGTCTAAACGTCTCAATAAGTTCTTCCCGAGTCTTGGTTTTTGCTTCTTCAAGGAACCCGTCGAGGATTTCGAAGTAGTAGTCATGCAACTGCTTTTTCATAACTGTCCTTAATTTTTAATATTGAACATAGAAAGTTCCGGGGCCAGAGGCGGCCCCGGCATTTAAACAAATTCCTTTAACGGTAGGCAGGATTGTTGTACGATTGCTTTCTCTCACGTTGACGCATTGCAAACTCAATAGCAGGTTTTCGGCGCCAGTACTTTCTTCTCCCCCACTTCACGTCAGGGATTCCGCTGTTTGGTTGAAGGGTTTTCCCTGATATACGAATGGTCGCAAGAGAATATGGAGAGAAATCAGCGAACTCTTCCATGTCTACATACTCTTTACGAATGGCATCAGCCTCATCTTGGCACGTAACAACAGAACCATCAATAGCAATCTGATAATCAAAAGTAAGAGCTCCTGCTTTCGTCTTATTATAAGTCACAGCCAGGGCAGCAAGGTATTCTTCGCAGGAGTGGCATTGATCAAGGTCGAGCCCGTGACGCTCAAAGTTGGTCATAAATTTCTCTCGGTCGAATTTTGGATGTAGAATAAACATCAAAATTGCTTCGTTGAACGTAGCAGACCGATTATAGCCATCTCTGGTTATTGCGTAGCCTACCTCAAGGTATAGCTTCATGAGTGTATTATGTTCCTTTTCTCTTTCTGGGTTTTTTGCCCAGCGCCCAGCCTTGAAGTCTTTGTTCGCCCCTTTGTTCTCAACAAGGGCCTTCAGGGGATCAGGTCGCCAGAGATAGATTGATGGTAAAAGATTAACAGTATACTCATCCATGAATTCTTCTAAATAGAGGTACTGTTCCAGTTCCATCTTTGCATAGAGCTTTTGGTAATCCATCAGTGTCCAGCGAGACTGAGTAGTGTTCAATTTTGCGATAGCTGCTGGCAATTGTTTTTTCTGTAGGTCAGGAATCACCACTGCAGGTATTACCATTCCTTCTCGAACACCGGCGATGGCCCTGTGCTGTCCATCGAAGATTTCCCAACTCCCTCTGTGCTCTCGGACCGCAATAGGCATTAAAAACCCAAACTGTCGTAGCGAATCTCTTAGCTTGTCAACCTGGTTTTCATCAATGTCGCGGTTGAACTCAAGGTACTTTAGTCTGTCGTAATCCTTCGGTGCAATTGCAATCAAATTCATTTTAACTCTCCCATAACTTTTGCATTTTCTGCGAGGTTATCCTAACATGATATGGCGAATTTGTACACAATTAAAAGTTTTTGATTGATTACTTTCCTACGAGTTTATCCCTTTTCGGTAGATTGCCAAGGCTCTTTCAAACGCAGCAGATTTGTGGTATCCGCACGTCTCATATTCATAGCAATATCCTCGATATATACAATCGGGAACACAGACATCATATATATCTGGGTCTACTCGCGCGACTTCATCAAGCACTTTTACCCAAGCTTCTCTTGTCTCTTTTGAAGCTTGATTACACAATCGTTTCCTCGATATATTGATTAAAGCTTGAGCGTTAGCTTCAAACTCATGCTCTACAAGAGCCCCTTGAGGAATCGTATCTCGATCAATACCTGTTCTATCTGACCTTTGAGTTCTGACCCAGTGAACAATTCCGAGCCAATGTCGCACAAAATGGGTCGAGACCCAATAAGGGAGATTTCTCCATTTCACCTTCACAATTAGCTGTCGGATTGGCGAGTGTTCCGCCAGAAGCATCCGGCGCCGCCACTGTCGGGACGGATCACTCCTCCCCGGTTCCCGGTGGATGGTGGTCCTGGCAGCATCAGCTACATCCCGCCAGGACCCTTTCAGTTTTATGGGCTCACAGTAGGTTTGCACTTTTTTATCCACGCACAAACTCCACATCTATAGCTCCGAGTTTTCCCTCAGATTCATTGATAATTACGCTGAGATAGTTCTTGCAGTCTTCATCCAAGGCAATAACAGTTTCATAATTCCCTTGGAGGTACTCTCGCTTGGTGCCATCGATACACTCAAACTCAGTGCCAGCGGGAATGACAATATCAGATTTTGTTCTAATCTTCACTCCCATCTTGCACCTCCAACGCCGCAATAGTTACAAGAAGCCCTTCCCCGTCGATATAGAAAAAGTCTCCATCAGTATCAATAAAACTAACGAACAATAATCTCTCGCTTCCTCTAAAAACCGATATCTCGTGCATAAGTTCAGCACCATCCTTTGCCTCGGAGAGGATAGTCGTGTCCACAGCAGTTCCGTCGGGCTTCTGTGCGTGGATCAAGTATTCTGTTAAACATTCTGTTTTCATTCTTTAATCACCTTTACCTTTGAAATGTAATCGTCTCCGCGAGAAACCCGGAAGACCTTGTCGGAGTGCTCGATAACATCGCTCTCCTTATTGTGCGTGATCATGATGATCTGGAGCTCAAGCTTTTTACTGAGCGTCGAGACCATCTCCATTACTGCTTCCTGAAGGTTTTCAGAAACATGTTTAAAAGGCTCATCCAAGATAAACGTTGATCTAGTCAGGGGAGTTGAGATATTCCACAAAGCCAGTCGAAGGGCAAAGGCTGCTACATCGACAACACCAAACCCTGAAGAAGCAAGCGGTGAGAACCGAACCCCGTTCCGGGTAAAGTAAAGAGAACATTCGGTCTTGCCCCGTTTTACTTCAAAATCAACTTCAAAATCGTAAGCCTCGTGTTGGTATACGATATCCAGCGCAGAGGTGACTATTGGCTCGATGGAGAGTTTTAACTTCTCCTGTGTCGCCAGGGCAACCTCTTGGACGACCAACTGCCCCGCCTCTATATCCAGATATTCCTCATCGACATCTCCAAGCTGCTGAGTGATCTCCCGCGACTGCCGTCGCAAGATGTCACGCTGTCCTACAAGTTGCGAGATTTCTGTACCCATGCGTTCCATGCTGAACACTCGGTAACCTCCTCATCGTCTTTGAGCAGTTCGCTTAATTGAGAGGCCTGGTTAACGGCACTTTCCATAAGCTGCTGCCGGGGTATTTTCAGCTCTTCTTTTCGAAGAAGCTCCGCATAAATCAGACCTGTTGCAAGTTCTTTAAATGTCATTCAAGCCACCCCATAATTAATAGACCGATTCCATCGTCAACATCATTCGTTCGGATGTATTTAAGGAGATTGTCTCGATAGTCGAGAGTCAGACCGCGCACCTCTGAAAACTTCTTCCCGAGCGCTTCCAGCCGTTGATCTCTCGCCTCTTCATATTCAATGTGGGAATCATCAAGGATATCCCACTCTATTGGAACTGAGACGGCTTCAAGCTTCTTTGTAGCCGCATCGAAGACGAATACATGCGGACAATGCTCTTTTTGAGCCGCAGTATCGCGCTTGAAGCTCCCTGGGTTGATCAGGACTCTTCCATCCATTTCTTCGACGAAACACTGGTGATTGTCGCCGGTCAAAATGATGTCGTACTCTGGGAATTCCTTTAGGAGGTCTCTCGCTATTTTGCCGTCCATATGAGGGTCAGGTTCTTGGGAGACATACCCATGCCAGACAGCGATTTGAGTAATTGTTTTCAGTGCCGGAACATGCTCTATAATTTCTCCGTAGTTGTATCCATAGACACGTACAGGATCGACCCCCTCTTCTTCTGTCTCGAAGGTCGTAGGCTTATCAAGTCTCCTGAACCGGCCGGTCTTTTCAAGAAAACCAAGAGTTGTTTTTTTCCAGAGCTCTATGTTGTGGTGGAGCTCGTCATGGTTACCGTAAACTCCATGTAGTAAGGGGAGCTCGTCATCCAGATACGAGGCGAAGGTGAGAGGTTCAGCCCTTTCCCTTGAGCGATCCACGATGTCTCCAGCGCAAATCTGAACGTAGTATGGAAAGGTTTCTCTGAGCCACTTAATCAGCTTCCCTTGAGTAGTGAAATAATCATCCTTCCGTGCTACTGGGACGGTTGATCGCAAATGAAGGTCTGCAGAAAATACGAACTTCATTCATCTTCCTCCATTTTAAATATCTTTTTAGCAGTTATAATTCCAACTACATAAAGAACTGTGACAGGCCAAAGGCAAGACATTATTAACGCTATGTCGTAATCGTCTTCAACGTGGTCGTAGTGGGATACCCCGAAGTCCAGCTTCACGAAGACGCAGAAAGCGAGACCCCCGAGATACGCATACAGGGCGATGTAGAATAGGACTATTAAAAACATTTATTCTCCTAGGCGGTGGCCACAGAGAATGCAGGAGTCTCCCATGGCCTCATCGAATTCTTCTATTAACTGGTTAAGAGTTGCCTCTTCCATCTCAATACCTTCTTGCAGTCCCTTCGCCTCAACATACAGGTTTTTGAGAGACTCAAGACTGGTGGCCGTTGATGTCAGCCGCCCCTGCTTTCGGTCGATTCTCGCAAAATCAATGTCAGGGAGCATTCTGCCGAGAACCCGTTGGATTTCTTCAATATGGCGGACAGCCCCGTCCATTTCTGACTTGTCTATGAAAAGTGCCGATTCTTTAGCACATAGAGAAAGGGTTGAATCGATCTTTTTCGAGAGCCCCTCGACATTCTTCGGCATCGCATATTGAATTTTCAAAATTTGTGCGTATATATAGAAGATTTCTGCTTTTTCCTCTATGAGCGGATCAATCTTTGAAAGAGTCTTTTCTGCCCTGGCTATCCGTTTTTCAAGACGGGAGGCATCCGGCAAAGCAGCTATTTTTTCTTGAAGGGTATCTATTTTGGTGACAAGGTCCTGTAGAACAGCAATCTCACTGCTGAGTTCCCCTACCCTATTCTCGTACTCTTGAGATTTTTCGTAGAGGTCTATCAGGGTGTCTAAGTATTCATATTCCTGCTCTTTCTTCTGATTCTCTTCAAGATTTTTGAGTAGCCGTTTCCGTTCAGCCCGGTTCTGCCTGACAGATCGCTCGGCGTTTACTAATACTTGGTCTATAAGGTCAAGGTTGGTGTATGAGTTGATTCTCCGAATCACCTCCCCCGCACTTTCCCCAAACAGGAAGAAGTTGTCCTCCTGCTTCTGGACGTTCAATTCTCCAATATTTAGAAACTCTTGCACTTCTGGTACAGAGCCCCTCCCGAATGCTTTATATTCAACCTTCTCACCATCGATTTCACTGCTATAGCTATTCTCTACACCCTTCGTTCGAGTGACGGTTCCTTCGTCGGTGGTGATATCGACAACTGCATTTTCTGTGGGCTTTTTCTTGGCATCCCACGTCCAGGAGGAGACAAAGGCCGTGCCGTCCGGCTTATTCTCGTTGACAAGATTCAGAGCTCTCATCACTGAGGACTTTCCGTGATCACTTGTTCCTATAAAGACATTCACACCAGGACAGAATTCAACTTCCGTGTCTTTATGACTTTGAAAATTTCTTAATCGCACTTTTCGGATCATGGCAAACCTCGTCGATAATCTTCTATATAAAGGAGCGGATTTACTCTTTCTCCATTTATGAAGATTTCCAGGTGGAGATGTTCCCCGTCAGACTGACCGGTGTTTCCGATCCTGCCGATGACATCCCCTGCTTTTACAATTGTTCCTTCCCTGATATATGATTCTGAAAGATGAGCGTAGAGTGACTCGACACCGTTTTCGTGCCGGATGATGATTGCTCCTCCGTAAATAGGGTGTCCCTTGTAGTAATCGTCAGGTGGGGGCCATGAGTCTGTAACGACTCCATCGGCAACCGCTACAACCTGCGCTTTCCACACGGATGCAATATCTACTCCAGAGTGGCAGTGGATCGTTTCTGTCAGAGGACTAACTCTGACCCCAAAAGGGGAGGTGTATCTGCAATCCTCTTCAGCTATTGGGAATTTCAGTAAGATATGCTGCGCTGTTAAGTTCCACATACTGAGTACAAACAGCACACCTATGATTTTCTTTCGAGTCACTCTCGCTCTCCTTAATTCTTAAAAAAGTAGGAAAAGAACCGTTTAAGATCGAGGATGGCGATAGGATTCATGCCGTTACGCTTATGAACAACAAGCCAGTCCCTCCCCCCCTCTGTGTTAGCTTTGGCCTGTTCTATAGTAGATTTCAGGTTAAAGCTCTCAACGTTCTTACATTCGATATCGAAAGGGATTTCATCCCGAGCCGGTCCTATGAGCAGAACATCTGTCCCGGAACCACCCATCATTCGGGGCTGTATCATTTCACTGTCGTAACCCCAAGCGTAGCCGGTATGGTGGCTCAAGATTTCGCAGACATCTTGTTGCAGTTTCCTACCTTTCGATTTTCTTGCTGATACCGAGATTGGTTTCAGCTCTTTGTTAATCTTCTTAACCAGCCGTTGGGCCTCTTTGTCATCGAGAGGCTCCAACAAGCTGACAAGACTTTTTAGGTCTTTTCTATTCACTGTATTCCTCGAAGTCGAGGTGGTCGCGGTCACCGTCAAAGAACTCTTCTTCATCGAAAAGAATAAGCTGCTTCGATGCAGTGATTCGCTTCCTTACCTGGGACGCTGCCTTCCGGCGGAACTTTTCTGGATTCACTTCACAGTCCATAAGACGGTAAAGGACCAGTTCTATTCCGTACCGGATGTCAGCATCGATTTCTTCATCTTCAAGAAACGTGATAATTTCATCTGCCATCTCTTCGATGTCTTCAGTCTCTCGAAGAGTGCGGATGAACGTTTTAAAGCGTTCCCACATAGGCTATCCTCCAAGAGTCTTCCGATTTCGCACCGGGCGAATTCGTTCCTCAATGGCAAGCCACTTATCAACCGCTTTTTGGGCGTACTCTTCTTCCAGCTCATTACTGATGACGTACTGGATTAGGGACTCCCTGTCGACGATCCCAAAGTGCTCTACATAAAGTGACTGCAGCTCTTGATTTTCTTTTATCCAAGCAATCATATTCGCCTGGGTTTTTCTCAGCCCCTGCTCTTTGAAATCTGATTCCATGTCTTCCAGGTTTCCCCAAGATTCAAGAAACCCTTTAATGGAAGAAGAATTAACTTCTTCAGATTCTTCCTTGAACGGGATGTTGTTGATGACAGCAGGGTCTTTGAGCTTTCCGTAGTCATCCCGGAGGTCATAGAGGTAGTCGATATTGGTTCCTACGTCGTCAACACCGTACTCGGTGAGAATAGTGAGAAACATCTCTCGTTTGGGGTACTTACATCGGCTCTTTTCGGCTGTGAACTTGAGAGTCTGACCGATAAGTCGACCCTCCTCTTTGTGTTCCTCGACCACCTTGAGAGCAACCTGTTGATCTGAATAGAACTCAAGAGCTCGGCCTCCAGACTTAATGTCCTTCTTGCCGAACATCCCGGCATTCAGATTATCTCTGAGCTGGGAGATGGCGATCATCAGGACGTTATTGTCCCGAAGGGTCTTGCCCAGATTTCGGAATAACTTAGAAGCATACTTCGCTCTTTCGGCGCCGTAGGTTCCCTTTTTGTATTCCTTTCCCGCTTCCAGAGCTTTAGCCCTTTCCGCAATTTCCTGCTGCTCCTCTGCAGAACTCAACGAGTCCCAAGAATCAACAACGTAGATACCAATTGTATCTTTCTTCTTTTTCGTGGCGAAATTGTAGAGATCGGCCGACAGCTCCTCAACAGTGTCGACATTCTCCACAAAACAGTCTTCCAAGGAAAAGCCGTACATCCTTTCGGTGTCGAAGGAGTTTCCCCCCTCTTTATCGAGGTATCTCACCTCAACTTTTCCTTCAAATTTCTTGTATGCTTGATAGATGATCTCATTACAGAGAACAGTTTTCCCAGCTCCTGACGGGGCCGAGATTCTTACCAGATGGCCTACAGGTCCAGCACCACCACCCATGATTACATCGATGAGGGCGTTCCCGTAGCTTAGGTAAGTGCGAATTTCGTCCATATCCGTCCTTCCTTCACTGACGTAGTTTTCGAGTTGATCTGTTAATTTCATTGAAAATGGGCCGGGGTTGCCCCCGGCTAAACCAGTTTAGAAAACGGTGGACTTGTAGGTCGCTTCACATTTTTCATACAGAGCACAGTCATCACAATCATCAAAACTGTCGATGTCAGTGCCGAAAGTTCCGCCAGCAGGACAGGTGGGTCCAGCGGCAGCTTCTTTTTCTCGCTGCCTTTTCGCTCTCCGTTCTTCCCGAGTCAGGGAGTCGCTCCCCTGAGTGGGGGCGTCCGCTACAGGGGCCTGTTCTGCAGGTGACTCAGCTGGTTCACTGGTGACAGTAGTTTCTTCATCTCCGCCGAGGAAATAAGTTCCATCTAATACGGCAGCGATGTCGTCATAGCTGTACTCCACCAGGTATTCATCAAGAGCGGGAAGGCTTTCAAGGATGTCAGCCGGAATTGCTTCCTCTCTGGTTTCAAACTCCATCTGTTTGATGGGACCAATGATGGGGTTACCCTTGTTGTCAGTAGCGGTTGAGGGGTCTACCCAGAACCGGAGACTGGTGCCCTTGGGTCCAGGCTTGGGAAGGATGATCTGCCCGGCACCCCGGTTGGACCGGGAAAGCTTACTCTTCAGATTATCGCCAAAGAAGAAGGTGGAGTACTCCATCACATACACATTGCCATCAGCACGGTTTCTTATCAGAAAGAAATCCCTGGCAGTATCGTTCAGAGCTTTAATCTGAGCCTGAAGCCTACCCTTCTCACTGGATTTGTCGGCATTCTTGTCCCAGGTTCCAATCTCATCGAAGAGTCTGGACTTCTCCTCACAGGCGGGACAGGGCTTACCGAAGTTCTTCTGAGGGCAGAGGTACTTCTGCTCTCCACTCGGGGTTTTAATCCGATGAAGGGTAATGTTCATCTTCCAATCGGCAGGGTCTTCCCCCTTGAAGGCAGCTAAAAGGGCCTGATATCTAGGGTGGCTCTTCGTGGCCGGGAAAGGAAGGAAGTCAAAGAGATAGCCGTCGCTGTCTGCAGGGCTTACTTCAAATTTAAACTTCTCGATTCCGTGATCTTTCTTTAACCGGTTGTAATCGAGAGTCTTCAGGTATTTTTTGCTACCACCAGCCGGGGCTTCCGCAGCGGTGGTATATTCTTCTGTTCCAAAAACGTCATAATTCATTCTTCTTCAGTCTCCATAAACATTGCCATAATGATGTTCGCTTGTCGGATCGTTAGCATAGGATTGGCAACAAGTAGCATGTCAGCAGTTAAACCAGTTTCAATTGTGGTGGTCTCTTTCTGGGCGGTATCGATGTAAAACTGATCCATCTCATCCCGTTGTTGTGAAGTGGCCACGGCGCTGTCGTATACGAACCCTTTCTTGCCGTTCCATAGAAACAGAATGCGCTCATTAAATTCGTTGATCGCACTTTCTACCTGTATGGCGACTTCGCCTAATAGTATGGCAACGGACAAGGGGAACCTGTCATCTTCAAGTTCTTGTAGGAAGGTTCTGTATTGTAGGGCGGTGTAAATGGTGATCGTTTTATCCGGCATTGATCCCCCGTATTTGCACCAGGTCGTCTTGCGTCACTGTCTGCCGAGGACTGCCGGCCTTCGGCGCCGACCCTGACGGATTGACGTTGTTGTAGTACCCGTATATCCACAGGTCTACAAGCTTCTGCAGCATAGACTTCCGGCTCTGGATTGCGTTAACCGCAGAAGCATGAGTGTCGACTACTCTCTTCTGAGCAATAATTGCTTCCCGCTTCTCCACCAGCTCGGAGTCTTTGTTAATAAGTTCACCTACGATTCCCTCAGTCAGTTTGGACAGACCGGTCTCGTAGTTCCCACTCCGAATAGAATGGGCTGTCTTAGCTACGCTCAATTCCAGGTCAAGGTTCAGTTTTGACAGAATCTCTTTTTCACTGTTGAGCGCTTCTTCATAATCAAAAAGGAGAGTAGACTGTTTTACCAGTTCGTCCTCCAAGTTCATTTCGTCAATTTCAATATCTTCTCGAAAATTCATTCGGTTTCCTTTTCTTTCTCCGGGAAGTACCGGACAGCTTCTTTATAGCCGACCCAATTTGCAACTCCACAATCTTGGAGTGCGAGATACTTCGCTGCGTGTTCTTGGAGCTCATCGTAGAGCTTAATTGGAATGGTTATCATTGGTTCGCTGTTGAACAGCTCTTCTGTAACTCTGCCACTAAGTGGGTACAGAACGTGGTCCCCAGGGAATCCTACTTCTTCTACTGTTTTACCGCTCATCGCCGTGCCCCCCAATCGCATTCCGTTCAAGCCGGGATTCCAGCTTTTCACGGTTCTCATTCAGAATCTCAAAGACATCAAAGCCGTAGTCACTGGCGTCTTCAATGAGTCCACCAACGAGTCCAACAAGGAGGCTTACTAGTTCGTTTCGCTTTTTGTAATTCGAGACATCGTAGTGAGTGTCCCGGATCACTTTTTTCATGTGCTCTTGAACAGTAAAGATGTCTTTGTAGCTGATACTGAATCTCGGTATCTGGGTAGTCAGTTCTCCAAGGAGGTTCAGCCGATACAAGAGGTGGCCCAGGTAGTAGAAAACATCCCCAAACTCTTTCCGGGTAAGTCGTCTCCATTCGTCCATTTCCTCTCTCGGGATGTTCCCGAAAATGTAGGGCGAAATCTTATCCATGAGCTCATGGTATTCCCCGCCGATCCCGAGGACACAGCAAGCAATGGCATCTTCATGGGTTTTGTGGATACTGGTGGTAACGGTCCAGTTCGCATATTCAGTAAATTTCTCAACAAATTCTGGTTTGATTTTCTGCATTATTGATTCCTCATGTATGCTTCGTAGCTGGCCTTGACCAGTCCGGGAAGGCCATCACCGGGTTTGTACCCTTGGAACGAAAGTAGGACGTTGAACGCTGCGTTATGTTTATTCTTCAGCAAGGTCTTAGCTGTGTATGTTCTGACTGTTTGCACGACAACTTCTGGAGGGGCAGTTATCCCGGCCAAAACAGGAGCGATGTCTACCCACGGCGCCGGTCTGACCAAGAGCTTCGCCAGTTGGATGACTTCAGCTTTTTCTTCTTCTGTGTGGTTGACAATCAGTTCATCCTGGTGAGCGGGGTCTATTCCCCTCATCTGGTTTAATAGAACTAAGCTCTCGCGTGGATTACGGTCTTTAGCTGTAACTATCTTGCCCAGCATTTGCCGGTCGATCTGAATCTGCTCTTTATCTGCAATATCTTTTAGATATTTAATGAGCTCCCGTTTGTCGGGTGTTTCAACTCGATACTCGGCTGCCCGTGACCGCACCGTCGCTTTCAGCTTCTGAGGGTCCGTTGTTGCAAAAACAATGTACGCATGAGCCGGTGTCTCCTCCAGAACGGTCTTCAGGAGGATTTCCTGAGCTTCCGGCGTCAGACGGTGGCACTCATCGAGGATGTACATTTTGTCCCCGCCGAAGCCCCGAAAAACTATACGTTTTTCAAGTTCCCTGGCAAAATCCACTCCATTTGCGTTAGCAGCATTTGTCTCTTCGATCTGCTCAATTCCCAGCTCTTGGGCCAACAGCCGAGCGAAGGTGGTTTTACCCGTCCCCCGCTCTCCGATGAACAGATAGAAATGTGCTCTGTCAGGGTTGCTGATCTGTCCTTGGAGTGAAGCAACTGTGGCTTCATTGCCCAGTACTTCACTCCAGTTTTTAGGCCGATACTTTAAGTGTAAGCTCACGCACACCTCCGACCCGGACTCTATACTTCCGCGCTTTACAGTCAGCCTGAATCCTCTCCCAGACCAACCATTCAGTTGTTGCACGGCGCGGAGAGATCAGGTCTTTATAGACAGCTCTCCAGCCACCGTCGTGCCAATCAAGCACCTTTGGCACCCATACGTTTCCAACTCTCTGTATCCGAAATCGCACACCTCGGTGTGACATTTCAGATACCTCCTTCTCTGTACCTTTAATTGTGATGGTCTTTCGTCGCCACATCGTCCGCTCCCTGAATTAGGTAATGACTGTACGCAACGCGCACAGGGGCGGCAGTAAGGGTTCCTCCTTAGTTAATGTGACTAACAGACATGTGTGGTGGGACGGACATGTAGTGTCCGCTTTGGGTTAACAGGGTAACAAGTGTTAAGCATTTTCCGGGCCAAAAGTGGACATTTCGTGTCCATTTATACCGGAAATTGTATATATCACGTGTTTCTTTTCTTGACATGTAACTTGAAGTGACATATCATGCCGTTAACAGTAACGACTATCGTTTAGTTGTTCCTTGGTGTTCTAACAACAGACAATCGATACATCAGGTTTTGGTAGAACCTGTTGCCCACACAAAAACATGTTTGTTAGTTCCTGCCGGTTGAGTTGCCTCTCAACCGGTTTTTTTATCCCTTTAGATCAAATTTAACTCCTTCTTCAGATGCAGTGCATCATCTTGATCTAAGTCTCCGGGGTCCCCGGAGTCCAGTGTGATATTCCGTACCACTAGCCCCGCCGTCGAAAGGTAGTTGGCCACTTTGATGGCTTTCTCCTGCGCAGCAAGCTCTGAGTCGAATAAGGTATATACTTTTCGGTACTGCTGGACCAACAGATTCAGTTGGTTGTACGTTACGGCCGTGCCGAACGCTGCTATAGCACCGTCACCTAATCTTATTGCGTCAAATACCCCCTCAACGAGAATTACAGTATCTCGCGTCGAATTGTCGAGATTAAAGAAGATGTCTTTGTGAAAAATCACCTCATCTTCTGGTTTCGCCGTCATGTATTTCGGCGTGGCGTCGACATAGCTTCGCCCTTGATAGCTCACGATAGTTTTCTTGTAGGTTATTGGGAATATGATTCGATACGGATAGTAATCCGTAGAGCCGGTTACCCGTAGATCATACTTACGGATAAGGTAGTCTGCGTCGAAACCGCGCCGGGTGAGGTAGCCCTTATGTTGCGGTTTGAAGTCCGGTGAGCCGGGTGGGGTACATTTCGATGCCCTCAGACGAGTTCTCGATTCCCCCAGTGGATGGTGTTGAATATCGCCATATTCAGTTACTAGTTTGGAAGCAGAGCTTCCTGTCAGTGCTCGTATGAGCTTCGGCCAACTATGGCCCCCACACTTCCAGCAGTAAGGCCTTTTTTTGCCGGTTATTTCAAGGCCCATGTGGTTCAGCGAATCATCGCAAAACGGGCATTGAATCCCGACATGGCCCCTTGAGACATTGGTACTGCCTGGGGGCCACCACTGGATTCCGTGGTCGTCGAGGAAACGGATAACATCAAATGCCATTGCGAAAACTCGACGGTTCTTTCTGTATATCACGGGTAGTTTTCATCGGTCAACTCTTTTTTTGAAGATTTTGTGAAGATGGGTGAAAAAAGTTATTTCTCTTACATTATTAGCGATATGTCGCTTTTTTGTGTCTTTTTCGGCTGTAGGGAGAGAAACAGTTCTGCAATACAGTCCTCACAAAGATCGTAATTTGCCTCAGTTTCGATCATTCCTTCCAGATTTTTGGTCAGAATATCTACCTGTTTGATTTCCTCAGAGAAAAGGTCTACGCTCTTCTCACATCGGTCACAGATTATCGCTTTCATATTTGCTCCTTTATGCTCACCACCCGTAGCCGGGATGGGAGAGCCATATATTCTTCACCCGCTACATCTCGGATTCGCAGCATGGGTTTGCCGGTCCACTCGTAGCCCACCACGACGTACTGTTCGTGGAGGTCGAATATATCAGCGTACCGAAGGTTCTTAGCCTCGACGACGATCTCCGGTAGCTGCCCAACTTTCCTGAAGGTCTCCAGCTTGTTGTTGTAAATGTCAATCAAGAGACCAGTTTCTTCACAGTAGAGCAGTGTTAACCGCCCCATAGTCATTAAAGCTGTGTATTCAGTTTCGTCCGAGCCGTCCCACCAGAAGCGCTTAAACTCTTCCCGGTACGGCTCGGCTATTTTTGTTTTGTACATCCGTCCTCTGCTCCTTAGCATTTCTTATTCTGTAAAACCGATCCGGGCCTCTTTAGTCCCGACGACCATTTTATGAAGATCAAGAACACACTCTTTAAGTGACTCGACTTCTTCAACCGAGTACCCCAGCAGAGAGATGCCTTCTTTGCTGATATGGACGGCTCGGTCAATTGGCTCGTCCTCAATCGTGCTGTCGATTTCCAGAACATCTTCTTTTTCTTTGTCTTTTTTCACTAAGCTGCTCCAAGCATAAAGTCTTCGTCTTTGTTGTGTTCGTACCAGTTATCCCGGTAAATTTCCCCGGCCAGCATCAGGGGTAGCTGGACCCACTTATGCTTTTCTTTGATTCTGATACTGAAATGGTATTCGACCATTTTCTTCACTTCCTCGATCTCTTCAAAGGGTACTTCCAGGATGATGGCATCGTGGATTTCTCCAACAAACCCGGTCTTCATCCCTCTCTCTTCCAGCTCTTTTGTCATTGTGATTACACCCTCAAGAAGAAGATGGAATGACGGCCCCTGGATGGGGTAGTTTGTGAGTTGGTTCTTCGTCATCAAGGAGTTGTACATGACTCCAGTGAGACCGTAGATAACTCCGTTGCGCACATACTCTTTCCACAGCCGGTTCCGCCACGATCCGAGTTCTCCGAACCGGACATTCCAGTAGTCGTCGTAGAACGTATAGCAGTGCTTTTCCCAGTCCTCGAAGTTCATGATGCCAACGGTCTGCAGGTACTCCTTCAGCTCGTTGCCCATATGCCCGTGCCACAGGTTGTAGGCAAGCATTCTGGCGCTGGAACCGTATTGGATCGCAAAATTTGCAGTTTTACCAACGTTCCTCTTTTTCTTGAAGAGAGGATCATCTTCGGTCATCACACACTTAAACAGAGCTGCTGCTGTATCGGAGTGCATGTCCGTTGACTCGTCCATGAGATATCGGGTCATGGTCGGGTCTCCGTGGATGTCACAGCCTCGGTAGGCTTCCAAAGACTTGTAGTCTATATCCAGATATACACACCCCGGTCTGGGTTTGAAGACTGACTTAATATAACTCATCATCTTCAGGTCCCGTTTGGGTAGATTCTGGAAATTTGGTGACTGCGAACTTGACCTGTATGATCTAATCAAGTTCAGCAAGTAGTTTGGCCGTATTACATTATCCCAAGTCTCTCTCTTGATCCCTGCAAGGAATGTGTCTCTGGATTGCAGAATCGTTTTGTATTCAGCAATGTCTTTGGCAATCTGCAGTCCGTCCCGTTCAAAGAATCCTTCAAGAACCTCTGCTTTTGTGGACGGCTGCCCTCTGTCCGTTTTTTCGACAACTGTGTAACCTATCCGTTTGTAAAAAAGCTCGATAAGATCAGCATTTGATCCGGGGTTAAAAGTTGTCCATCCAGCAACTTCCTTGGCTTCCATGATCCGCTTGTAGAGAACCTGCGCCTTCCCGTCCAGCTCGATGTAATTTTTCTCAAGAAGGATTGCATCCACGTAGAAACCTCTAAAGGTCATCTTGGATAAGGCAATCTGTCCTTCATGAAAAAGCTCATACCCCCGCTGGATAGCTGGTATTTGCTTAATTTCAGATTCCATTTCTTCACAGATGTGAAAAGTGAACCAAGCGTCCAAGCCGTTGTACACCAGAACTCGTCGTATGGGAGCCTTCTTAATCTGGTTTAATGAGTGACTGGACTTATCTGCAGAATCGAGAAACCCGTCGATTTCTGCATCATATCCGGCATTTCCATGCCGCACAAAGGTTTGAAATTTGAGACTGGTGATCCCAGGGCGATTGTCAAGGATATGAGTTCCTATCATTCCGTCGAATCGCCAGTTTTTTATCCAGACACCGAGAAAGTGCTTGATCCATATGTTTTCAAACTGAATATTCCAGCCGTACTTCGGGACATTTGAAGCCATCAGACGGCGCAGCATATTCAGTGTGCGTTTGTCTTTGGGATGCCGGAATGCCCAGATACTCTTTCCATCGGAAAATCCCCAGGTGTAAATCTCCTGCTCTTCCCGGAATGGCTTTAATCCGGTTGTTTCAATGTCGAATGCGAACTTCGGCACCGTCATCAAATACTTTATTACATTTTGTATTTCTTCTTGACCGGTTAAGACCTTGGTTTCAGGGGGAGTAGTGTTTCTCCATTGTGCCTTTAACCCGGCCCGTAACTGCTTCTTCGTGAACTTTTCACGTATTACAAAACCATCCGTACCACTCAGATAGTTATCTTCCCATAAGTTCTTTGCAAACCGTGCTTCCGGTTTTCTGGCCTTGATCGAATTACGTCTGTACTCCAGGTCTGCCAGGGTTTCCCGAGGATTCAGGATCGGGACAACGACTGTCTTGTAGTCTTGGTCAGGGATTACAGCCCCTGGGAATTTAGCGTATGTGGCAAATGAGAACCGTCCAGAACTCACATGTTGATACAGAGTTTTCATCGCTACGCTGCCGAAAACTAACACCCTTTCCGGCTGTAGTCGTTTGATTGTCGCTTTTAACCTGAGATGACACCCTTGAACAGATTGCGGTGATACCAGTATTTCTTTATTTGCGAATTTAGACTGATAGCACTGAACGGCGTGAGTGATCCACACGTCGTCCTGATCAATCCCCATCTTCTCCAGTAGGGAGAAAAGGTACTGATGCTCTGGAGAAGAAAAGGCACGAGAAGTCCTGTCTTCCTTCTCAGTTGGGCTGTCGAATATCAACAGAATCCGCTTCTTCCCCTTCCCTACTACAGGGAATTTTGGTGTATTACAATATTTGTAGGCAGCACAGGTTTCACACCCTGTGGCCCTTGCTTCCCGTTTTAATTTTGGGAGTCCCTTCTCTTTGGGAATATCTAAGAATCCTGTCATTACTACCCCCGGTCAACCCAGAGGTACATCGTTTTTTGATCTTGTTCAGCAGAAATAAAGGATTCTTCGAGGCTGTACTGAATTACTGGAGACACCCCAATAAGGTCTGAGAAAAACGCAGGGTTTACCCGGAATGAAAATGGTTTAGCAACAGATTCAGAGAGGGTAAGCCTTTCAGAAAGAGTTGCTCTGATTCCATTGAGCGTCAGTGTGATGACGGCGCCGTCGACTGCAACGTCGACGAAGAGATCGCGCCGTTTGAACTCAAGATCAAACTTCCGTATCTGTGTGAGTAGACTTTGTGCCTCTTTTACGTCTTCGATGATGAACCGGTACGGAAGGATTGCTTCCGGGACATACCGAACCACACTACTGGCTTTACCGATGTTCTTCAGGCAGGACAATACTCCGGGGCCGACTTTAAAGGAGACGACATTCCGACTTACCGCTGCCCCCCGAGGCTCTGCTCTCAGGGATGTAAAAATCTTATCAGTTCCGATAGGAATGCTAGTGTCATCACAGTGTGTCATGTGCATTGCGATCCGATATCCATCTGTCGAGTACATAAAACGATCTTTTATGTACACGTTCGAATACTCGATATTGTCTTTGTGGATACACTGAGAACAGAACTTCTGCGCAGCCCCTAAGTCAGCCACAGGAAGAAAGTCTCCCTGTTCGAGATAGAAAGACCGCATTTGCTCCTCGATGTCAAACGGGAGATCAAACGAACTTTCTGCATTATCGGCAGCAATCCGGGTGGACGTATCTGTCACAGTGACAGTTAAGCTGTCTTTTTTCACTCGGCCGAGAAACGCAGCCATCTGCGGTGCAGGAAACGCTCCTCTTATGCCTTTAAAAGGCTGTGAGTAAAAGAAGTAGCCGTTGAAAACATAGGCCACATCCCCGTCCATGTAGACCCATTCCGGGTACGGGACGGTCCCCCGCTGGCTCCAGATTGGCTTTGTCGAGGACAGGAGCAGATCAATATCTAATTTGTCAATTGTTACGTGCCCCATCCTTTTTTCTTCCCTTCCGGCTTTATTTCCTGCCGATTCTGATAACGGTCAATCTCTTCCTGCATATCAGCGATGATGTCATAATAGTTCGGTATGTCTTTCTGCCAACGGGCGTCCAGTATTGGACGAGCCAGGGCAAGCGATTGGAGACAAACTACTTTTGAGGATTGGAAAAACCCGTCATGTCGACCAACGACTGAAAGTCTCATCAACCCCGCTTTCTTTTCTGCTTCCGTCTGTAGGATCGAAACCCAGTGTGAAACATAGTCAAACTTCCGGGAGGACCCAGACGCCGATTCAGGACCGACTTCAAACTTGGCACCCTCCTTCCCGTACTGGGAACCGAAAATAACCAGAGTATTTCTGTCCTGTGCAATTTTTGCCTTTACATCGCGCCAGATTGCGTTCATAGCTTCCCACTGTTCACCGCGAAACCCAGACTCCGGGGATAGCAAAGCATCATAGTCAATGACTACAACATCGATCTTGATCCCCTCATATTTCTCAATCCGGTCAAGTGCGTCACAGATATCTGAAACTTTCCGGCCACAGAGGGTGTGGTCGAAGAGCCGAAGCTCCCCTACCCCACCGTACTTTCCGAAACTTTCCTGAAACTCCCTCGCCTCTTCCATCCCGAGACCAGGCGAACTATAGGTCTCGTAGACTATGTTTCCATTCTCATCGAACACCGGTATCTGTAGGTTACTGACCGGTTTCCGAGACTCTCCCAGATAATTCTGGAAGGTCCGCATTCCCATGACAGGGCTGTCCATCTCAAAAGAGAATTCAGCTACGTTCAGTCCTTCAAAAAGACTGTACCGTCCGATCTGGCTCATCAAGAATGATTTGCCTCGTTTGGCCGGTCCCGCCACGGCAAGGATGTCTCCTCGGTATACATCCCGGAAGAGTTCCTGTAATGCAGGGTATGGGAACTTAAAGAGCGTCTTTTTCATGCTCTTGAAGATACTGGTGATGAATGTCGAATCTCGAAAGGGATCGATGCCAGTAGAGATAAGAGGCTGTACCCGGTTGTGATCCAGCAGCACCTTATTGGCAGCATCGATGTCACCGGTTGCCAGATGACCCTTTATAGATTCTGAAAGTTTTTCTAACGAGCGGTGTTCCAGGTATTTCCTGGTTTTACTCACGTAGTACTGGTCTGAGAAATTCTCAGGATTTTCGATGTAACGGTCATTGAGATGCTCCAGCATCTGACCAACAGCTTGGACAACTTCATCGGTCCCAAGTTGCTTCACTTTTGAACTGTAAATGTCATAGATAAGTCGACCCGGTGCTTCTTTGTAATGTTCAAAGTGTTCCAGGCACCAGCGAAGGACTGTCCTAATAGTCGACTCTTTGATGAGAGAAGTATCACTGAGGAGCGGGGCGGTTTGCTCCAGAAACGGTGTAGATGTTATCGCTCCAGTCAGTAAATCCTTCTCAGGCGAATTGTCCACCGTTTCCATGGAGAACCGCATCGCCATTAGCCACTCCGGTTTTTATTCCCTCCTGGTGTAAACCAAGGAAAGATAAAAATCTTGAATCCTAAAACCAGCCAGTATGTCTGCCAGAACCCAAGATGAACGTAAATGTTCAGTAATGCGAATGCCCAATTGAGAAACCACATTGTGAACATATTGAAAATCAGAGCCATTACGATAATGATTCCGATCATAATCAGCGCTCCGATGAGCGCTTCTGAGGTTTGTTTGGTCATAAATAATTTACTCTTTTCTTACTCTTTTCAAAGACAAGGAAATATGAGTGAAATTTCCGTGCGTGTTTTTGATTCTTCTTCTGCCAATCAGCAACCAAGCGGTTTTTCTTGGTGAGAACGAAAAGGTCCTTGGTGTAGAAACCGAGTTTTTCGGCGCCGTTCATTATGAAAACGTGCGAGAAATACTGCTTCCCCGAAGAAACTTTATCTTGACATTTGAAGATTACAATTCCGTCGTCTTTCAAAATCCGAAAGAATTCAGCCAGGGAATTGATGTAGAAATTATGGAGCTCTTGCTCCGAACTGAAAACAGAGAACCGCTTCGCCATGAGATTGCTGCCGTCATCCTTCTGCAGAGATTTCCCTGTAGTTGCAAGGAATGGCGGATCAAAGACGATTGTGTTAACTGAGTTGTCAGGTAAAGGGAGATCATCTGCAGAGGCTTTTACGATGCTGTCATCTGCCGGGTACAAGTCAGATTTAAACTTGGGTTCCGGTATGCCTGTCCGCTTGTAGAAATTTCCCTTGGAGTATGTCGGGTCTACATCGACAGTCCCATCAATTGAGTGGAGATCGAGTATCCCTTTAAGTATTTCTGCATCATTGTCGCTGACTGATTTCACTAGCTCGGCCATGTGGTGTCCTATACGGCCGAACGCTCCTTCTTCCGAGCTTCGGCTTCTTTTCGGTATTTTTCTTTGAGGTAAACCAGAAGTTCTTCCTCTTCAGCCTCTCGGCCTTTATTGACCGCTTCGGTTACGCTCTTTTTGGTGTCCAGACGCTCGATGAGCTCGTCCTCAATGGTGCCCTCCCCTACCAGATAGTAAGAGATGATACCCTTTTCGCCGTTGAACCCATCTCGCCAGAGCCGTGCTTCAGCTTGATCAATTTCCCCAGGAGTCCACGGAAACTCAATAAACACCAGAGTACAAGCTCCAGATTCTTGGAGACCATCAACTCCGGTTCCCATCGAGGTGGTGTTTCCGAAGATAAACTGAATCTTATCATCTTCGATGAATTTCTGCTTATTCTTTTCCTTCCTTGCACTTGTGATGGTCCCGTTAAAAACCACCGAATTCGGAAACTCTTCATGCAATAACCGGATTGTTTCTTGGTGCTCGGCGAAAACGACAATCTTGTCCTCGTTTTCCGCAAGGTTGCGGAGGAAAGAATAAACCTGATTCATTTTATGCTTCACTGAGGCCTGTTTCAACCGCTCAAATACCGTCAATCCGAGAGACGGGTTTTCAGCAATAAGGTCAAGAACAGCGTCTTTCTCATCCAAGTAGGCCTGAAAGTTGTCGAGATCAATAGGTACGACTGTCCGAATCGGCTCATCCGGGAGATCGGGGAGAATCGTCTTCTTGTCGAAGAAGAGCATTCCGTTGTTGTACAGTTTCCTGTTTAATTCAAGCAGATTACTGGCACCATCATACTTCGTGATCCTTCTCGATTTCCCAAGATAAATCTGCCTTGGTTCACAGTGGCGGATAAAGAAATCTTCATCGGTTTGCCAGGTGTAAGGCTTCATTACCTTCCAGTAGGAAAGAAGTTCAGAAGGACGGGAGAGGATCGGCGTACCGGTCATCCCTATCACATACCGAGCGTGGGACGCGAGAGTCTTCCAAGCGTAGTACACTTTGGTTTCGTTGTTCTTCAGCCGGTGAACCTCATCAGCAATAATTGTTCTGAAGCCAGACCGTAAGAACCGCCGGAACTGCCGGGACGGAAGACATACATCCCGAACTTGTTTCCTCCCCTTTGCATCGATGTACGGTTTTTGTACAGTCTCGATGGCCCGAGAGAGGAGTTCGTAGTTGACCACATAGATTTTCTTTTCGGTACATTGGTCGATTGACATATCCCCTTTTAGGATTTCAATCTCTGTTGTATTTCCGAAGAATTTCTTATGGTCCTTGAGAAATGTTGATTTTACTGGTGCGGGGCTCATCACCAAGGCCGGTAATGAGTCCTCTATGGTTTTGATGAGGGCAAGACTGATCAGGGTTTTACCTGATCCCATTGGTAGGCCCCAAACTCCACGGTAACCATGCCACTTTATGTATCGTAGCGCATCTAACTGGTATCGCCGTAGTGCGTAGGGTTCTACAAGCTGAAGATTCGGGAACGGCTCATCTTTCCAGCCGTCTAAGGGTGGTTCAAGAATATCTTTTGCGAGGTCTGGTGTTAGGTTAAACGCTTCTTTGTTCAACAACAGCACATTCTCCTCGGTGTAGGGGATCGCCCACTCCTTTGTTTTCCCGTCATAAGTCCGACCCGGAATGCTTTTAATCAGGGCGATATTCTCTTGGAAGCGAAGGCCTCCAATCTTTAGTATAATACGCCCATCATTACTGAGTCGTGCTTTCTGCACTACTCAAGCATCATGTCAAGGAATGCGTCGGCCCCTAAGATATCGACGATTCCTTTTGCTACTTCCTTCGCCTCTTCACGGGAGAGAAATATAACATCCTCTCCCCTCGGCGATCTCTCAACCAGAACTATGTTTCCGTTGTCTCTAATCCCTTGAATGAGGGATAAAGTACGTTCGTCACCCATAATTCTGATCGTCTTTTCTGTTCGTAAGCTCACACTACCTCCTGATAGAGTTCAGGTTTGTAGGCGCCGAGCTTTGCATACTTCTGCACATCGAGAACCTCCATCGTGGTTCCCTGTAGCTTATCGTGATGGTTGTCAAAGACAAACCATCCGGTTACCAGCGCACCGACATGAAACAATCCTTCTGGATGTACAGGGCCTCGATAGTCGACCATGCGGTTGAAGACATAAACTTTTTTCAGTTTATCCCACAACCCGGTCTCATACCGCCCTACACTCCCGAAGTAGTTCAACCGGCCGATGGTAATTACCTTGTCGGCAATGGACAAGGACTTCTTCACCATCTTGTCCCATTCGGAAAATGGGAAATTCGTTACCACAGCATCCCAATGACCTCGAAGGTCATAGATGTTTGCACGGTCTCCGTAATCTGTGTACCAGTCTGAAGCGTCGATCTGCATTTCAGGATGTTTTTCCTTGATAGCTTCAACGACGGCTCCGTCCCCGGCACATGGATCAATGATATGAGAATTAGTGTCCACCTCTCCGGTTTTCAGTAATTCCCACGTCAGTGACTTCGCAGTCGGGTAGAAATCCCCCACGGGTCGTTCCTTCTGGGGAAGACGGTTAGCATACGCCTTACCGCTTTCCATTTGAACTCCGTATCTAAAAATGTCTTGGAATAGTTGATACAGCCCCCGGCCCGAAGGCCGGTTTGTGCATCTGATACGGATTCTACCACGTTTACGAATAGATGTCAAGAGATTTTGGAGAAAATGGAGATTATTTTTTTGTGAACACCTGAGCGATACAAAATTCCTCGTCATGCTGCTGAAACATTGTCAAATCCAGACAGTCGACATGAACTTGGATAGCCTCCATGATTCCGTCCTGTTCTGTACCAGCAATTTTCACCAGCACAACAGGCTCGTCTTTACTTTCCCCGCAAATAGGACATCTAAAATTGGTCATGTTTGGATGATCGAAAATCTTCATTTCACCTCCTTGGGTCTGCAGACCGGACAGGGTATCTCAAACCCGCCATGTTCAGGGTCATTATCTCTAAGGACCCTCTCATTGTTACAGCAGTTACAGTTCCCCTCTTCGTCCACGAAATACTCCGGTTCAGGGCAGTCCATGTTGGCGGGGGGTTCCGGGTAATCAACACCACTGTCGTACCCCGGTTCGTTACCGGGAATCATTGACTCTGTTACTCCGGGGGGCAGATTACTATTCGCTCTTTTCATCGTCTCCTCCTTTACGTTCCCAGCGTATATTTGCGCTTGTTTTTATACTTTGGTATCGTATACTACTCAGACTTTATCAGACCAATGCTCTTGAGATACTTCTCAGTAGCAGTGATTGACTTGTGATTCAGTAACCGACACACTTTGTACAAATCTGTAGTGCGTTTATAAATTTGTACAGCAAAGTAGTGCCGGAAGCTATGGGCATGGTATCGGTACTCAATCTTGCCAGCCTCTTCCAGAGCGCCCATATACCGAGCAAGGTCGTTTTGAATGGTCTTCTTTTTCAGGTTAGCAAAGGGCTGTTCCTGAGATAAGTCGTATCCACGGGCTTCAATCGGAGCCCGGCACTTATCGGGGAAGTGACCAGTAACAGTCCGTCCACCCTTCACTATCGTTGTGTAGACATCGCCGTTCAGTTTTATCTTCTGTATCTCCGCGACCCGGAGACCGGTATTTATCATTACCAGAGTTGCCACATAGGTGTGATCAGTTTTTATCCCGGCGAGAATGGTCTCGATTTCGTCTTCCCGAGGAGCGGTTTGTTCACGAACCGTCTCCATCTTGGGGACTTTTTTAGTACCTGAGAAAGGATTAAACCGGAGGTAGTCGTATCTGATAATCAGGTTGTATAAACCGCTGATAGCTGCCACGTGTAGCCGGACCGTTGAGGGAGACCTTTCTTTGCTCAGAGCAACAAGGTAATTATCAGCATCTCTGGCCTTTACATCCAGAACATGATCAAAGGAGTTGAGGAACCGCTTCAGGCCGTAGCTGTAAGTCTCCCAAGTCTGAGGCTTCAGGCTTTCTTGATACTCTTTTAATACCTCATTGAGATTGAATTGAGCTTTCTTCCTGGCATGTTGCTCCTTTTCAGTAGCTTCCTGCAGATCGGCGTTAACCACTGCTGCCTTAGCAATTTTCTCATGGTAGTCAGTCAGGTCTTTGGAATTATCAAGAAGTTCAGTCATGGCTCCCTCCTTATTACAATATAATTATATTATAATTATATTCTGAAGTCAATAGACAAAACATGTATTTAGTCTATTTCATAACTACCATTTGTCGTAGGAAACTCTACCTTTTGTTGTAGTTTTATCCAGAAATTTAACGCTTTTTGCCCGAAATTGGGGGTATTTTACCGATAAAGTGGTCGTTTTGAGAGGATATTTCAGATGCTACCATTTGTTGTAACTCTGAACTGATCTAACTGGGCAGGTCCGGCTGAACAACTTCCCGCTCGTGGGCTTTGGTTTTTGTCTCCATGTATTCTTCTTTGATGAGATAAAAAACGTAATTGTTGAATAGCTCGTTTTTCTCTTTTCCACTTCCTTTCGATTTCACATTTTTTACAAAAGCTGTAGCTTCTTCTTCAAGTTGTTTGTATAGAGCTTTGTCTTCTTCTTCTAACTCCGCTGCTCGGCTTTTAATGGCATCCAGCTCAATTTCCGGGAGTTTTTCAATTTCTGAATTGATGAACTCTTCGGAATTGTAAATCACGATAAAAGTTTCAAAAAAGTCATTATCATCAAAAGCGTAATCCATGATAATCCGATGCTCTTTTAGTTCATCCAGCGCTTTACGGAATTGGTCTTTTTGACGGGACCGTTCTTTGTAGATAGGTGCTTGGAGGTACTGGGCAATTACACTGTAGGGCACTCGGAGGTGTGCATGATTGTGTTTATGGGTCCCATACAGCCGTATTTTAAAGAATTCGTACAGTCGTGCAGCACTTTTAATTTTGAACTCATAATACCGGAGAATTGATAAATAACTATGTGGTTTTTTCAGTAAATTGTGGAAATGGAAAAGATTAAACATGATATCTATCTCCCCCCCCTTGAAGGCATCATCGACAAGACCTCGATATGAGAGCAATGGGATTGGGCTCTGTACAATATGCTTATTTCCAAATTTATAAGTTGATCGAAGAGAGATAGTCGTCGCTGCCATAGCTTCCAGGGAATCGCGTACTTTGCGATGATCCATAGAGAAAGTTCGTTTTGCAAAATAACAGAATTCTTTTACATTCACTGGGCATCGGGTCAAGGTTCTTGCTTTGTCATAAGCGTCCATAATGTGTTTTTGTCGAATTCCTTCAGGGAGATCATCAACAGTGAGGAGTTCCCGTTCCCGGCTACTTCTTGCTTTATCCCGTAACCCTTTCAATGCACGATTATCAGAATCAGCAATGGAGTTCTCAATGAAACTTCGGAGTTCAACCCGATATGATCTCGTGGACAAGTACCAGTAATACTCCAAAGCTACAAGAACATCCCGGTCTTTACAGGTTAAGGCTCGTCTATTGTAAATCAGATTTAGCTTGTATTCGATCCCATTAAACACATACCCGTAAGAGTACTCTTTGCCGGTCTCGATATTTTGAGGACGATTTGAAGCTGTAAAGAATGGTAAGGTCATAAGATTTTTGTCTGTGGGGAAATTCTCATATAGAACCTTCGTCGGAAGACTGCTTCCTTTCTTACTCATTATACCCTCCCTCTACATCAGAGTTCCACTTTTTGCAGAATTCTGTCTTGGTTTGTAGGAAAATAAGGGTCAAATTTGGTGCTATTCTGGTAATCATGCCCATTTTCACCTTTATTTTTACACATTTCTCTTTATGTTAAAGAAGTACCGTAAAAAAGTGGAACTCTGATGTAGGTTTCTACTTATTAAAATAGGTTTTCTCCCACTCTACGGCCAGTTATCCACAAAATGTGGATAAACGCTCATGTAATTCCACACCTATGCAGAACTCTGCTGTGATTATATGGGAGCCTGATGTAGCCGTCAAGACACAAAATGTAAAAAAGTGGAAGTCTGCTGTAGACATATGGAACTCTGATGCACAAATCGGGATTTCTGAAGTACAGATTGTAGAACTCTGATGTTTAAATATGGAACTCTGATGTAAAATAAAGCTGTAAGTTCTTACCCGATAGCAACTTATGTCTCCTAGAAGAGGTTTTTTCCACGATAGCCCCTAAGTTCTCTAGAATTCCTAAGACTTTTACACTATTTAGTTAATCTATATTTACTGTTCTGGCCAAACATCCGACAACACTTGTGGATAACTCCATGTATCCATAGCAGAATCCCATGATGTGAGTGCAGTATACCATGTTTTCTCCTTATTCTTAGACTAAAGAAAAAAGGGACTCTATTGAGTCCCTTCAGGTTCGTTCTCCCACGGTCTAATATCAGGGAGAAAGTTATTCCCTATGTCGTTTTCATCCATGATGTCATAAAGTTTCTTTTTCAGGAAGGCGGCGAAAGTACTATAGCCTTGAGTACGGGCGTAAACTTTCAGCATAGCTGTGTGGTTAACCGGAAAATCGAAATTTATCAGATTACGTTTTTCTACAACTTTTCCTGATTTCACCACTTTCTGAGCTTTGCCCGGCTCACGGGGAATACAGTTCTTGGTATACGCCGTTCCAAAAGGTTCCCCCTTCACTTTATCTTCAGCCATGGTCGTTGGCGACGCAGATTGCTTTTGCGCCACAATCTTCTCGTTCACACCATCCATCGTCTGTTTGAGCTTTTTCTCTTCCTCTTCATTCTGGTAGTCGTCTAACTTCATTCAGATGCTCCAATGAGAGCACTATAAAGTCTGCGAAGTTCTTTAATTGTCCGCTTCGAGGAATCAGTGCTCTTACTTTTTATCGCAAATTCGAAGATGCTCTTTTTGTGAGCCACACACTGAGAGATTTTAGAATCTGCTCCAAAATAATACCGGTCAATACCCTCAAGTTGACTGATAGCCTCTACATTTTCCATGTGATCTTTCCGGCGTTGGTCGATATTATTTACGATTAGCTTCTCCACAATGATGTTCGGAAGCTGGAGATCGTTACGAAGGTTCCGTTGTATTTCAGAACAGTATTCTACAGCCTGAGCAAAACCCTCGATGGAGAATTCTTCGGGCTTCATCACTGGAATGTATTCGTCTAACGTCAGGACGGTTACGTCGGTTAGGACTGATTCCGAAGGAGGGCAATCGTAAACTGCATGATCGAAACCAAGAGCTTCCAATGCACGGTTAACAGAGATCATAAACATCGGTTTCTGACCAACATCCTTTTTTGCAAAATCTCGAAAGCCCTTGTTATGGGGACGTACAGGAAGGACATATAGGTTCTCTCGAACTTTGTAGATCGCATCTTCAAAACTGGCACCGTTGGCTATAACATCATAGAAGTCAGTTTTGAGTGCTTTTGCTTCTTTAGTCCCGAGCCACCAGGTAGCCTGATTACCCTGCGGGTCTGTATCAACTATGATGGTTTTATGCCCAGCTTCAGCAAGCATAAAAGCGATATGTCCGGCCATGGTAGATTTCCCTTCCCCACCCTTCTTTGTTTGAACTCCTAATTTCCTCATCAGTACCTCCGTATTCTTACTAAGCCCCACTGATACCGTGTTCGCGCTCTATTACAGGGCCTGCAAGAATAATACAAGAAAAAATGAGAATTTGTCAAGAGAAAGGAAAGAAAAAATACGGCAAAGTTCTTACGAAATGCAAGAAAAGTGCAAGAAGAATGCAAGAGAAAATAATCACTAAATAATGGCGGTGAGAACGCACTAAATAGCCGTTTCTGGTGTGTACGGTCAGCTCTGGCGGGTAAACGTCGTGACGAGCTCTCAGCGAAGCCTGAGAGTAATATAAGAACATGTCTATGTAGCCCCTTAAATAGGCAGTTTGATGCCACATTTTGCTTGGTAATAAGCCAGAAATTCGGTGTGCCAATAACCGAGCACTTTGAAGTGTCCCACGTGAAACCCGTCATGACATCTCTGTTGGAGGAACTGACAGAACTCCATCATGTAACCGGAGAAGCTGGACATGTAGGTTACCCAGTTATCACTCTTATGTTCTTTGTTCCGGTTCAGTTCATGGAAGTAGAGGAGCTGTTCAGTGAGAATATCTTGGAGCCGGTTTACGCTTTTCACTTTGTTACCACTTCGCTCTACCGCTGCCGTAATATGGGCTACTACATTGGAGTGGCGGTGTAATAGGTTCTGCCTCTCTTTCTGAAGATTGACCAGTTCGGGAACGTAGCTACCCTGGTGAAGAATTTCCCAGAACCAACTCTTGTGATTCAAGACTTTCCCGTTCCGGGTACGGACTTCGTTAAGACCAATAAATTCAGTCAGGGTAGTGGGGAGGGATTGTTTGTCCATTACACCCTTGCCTGGGTCAAAGTACTCCCGGTAGGTTCGGAAAATCTTCTTGAACATTTCAAGAGAAATTTCCATGGCACACCAGTCCTCTTCGATTTCTACATCAGAGATCGTTTTTATCTCAGGGTATGTTGCCAGGAGTTTTCCTTTGGAAATCAGAACCAGCTTTTCAAGGATCGCTTTCACTGTCTTACTGGCCCGGCCGGACATATCGTACTTGTGCCTGGTGAGTTGTTTTAAACCAGCATACTCCGGGGAGTCGGGGAGGGGAGGGAGGCTATTCCACTCTTCAATTACCGGGAGTAACATCACCTCGTCATCCGACAGCTTAATACCCCGCTTCGCGGGTGAAACAGGAGGGGAAAGGGAGGTGGAGGTGGGGAAGGGCCTAGACCTACCACTCTTCACATCATAACCATTCTCCTGAAAAGAAGCAGGGGAAACCCCTGAAGTAGAGGAGGGTGCAGGAGGGGAAATAGGGTCGGGAACCGGCCCGGTCTCCTCCGAACCCTCTTTACCTTTAGGTAAAGAACTCTCTATGTAAGACTCTATGTAGTTATATATGTATATGGACTTGTCTCTGGGAGCATTTCCACCTGCGTTACTAAACATTTCCATATGCTTAATCGAGCAGACCTTTGGGTCGAAATTTATAACATTTTTGGTGTATGCCTGGGCTACAATTGCTTCAAACTTACGAAGATCGCGTCGGAACTTTCGGAGATTAAACACCCAGTGAAGAGTCGGGGTCCCCAGGGCTTTTCGGTTCTCGACTTCCAGGTAGCCCATATCACAGAGGAGCTTCCTTACAAGATCAAGTTCACCCCTAGTGGCTCTCACATCTGCGTACCACTCACTGTAGGATTTAAAGAACTCACCGTGGGATTTACGGTTCTTCTGGTTCGAGGAATTCATGGATAACTCTGTCCAGAAGGCGATCTTGGCAATAATGTTGGCAAGTTTCCAGGTGTCCGGCCACCGTTTCCTGGACTGGTACTTCTCGGATTTAGCGAAGTACATCTCTTCTATGTAGAACATGACCGGCCGGATAGCGAAGGCTCCGATAGGTTTACCCTCTTCGGTGTAGAGGTTCAGGTCCATCATCGCCTTCTTGAAATCGAGTTCTTCCTTGGTAGAGAAATCGTCGAAAGGGTATTCGTTGATGGGTCGTACTTTCTTTTTTTCCATTACGAGCTCCACCGGAACCGAAAAAAGCTGCCGGTCTTATCTATGGGGTCCAGCCGGTGCTGCACCACATTCTTCTCTATTGCTTCCTGGATGACGGCATCGACCTTCTCTTCACTCCAGAAATCCATTTCTGTTAATAACTGTTCACGGTCAAACCAGACGTAGTTGATCCCTTCTATATTATATTTTTGACCGAAAGTTATTACCGGGTCTAAAATAGAACAGAGGATTGCTACGTCGGGGCCGTGATTCTTCAGCGTTGATTCGCTGATTGTAATCATGGTCTCTCCTTGAGAATCTAATAATGTGTTGGATTTAGAGGAATAATAACATAAAATCTCTAAAATGTCAAATATCTCTTGACAACTTTTCTAATTCATGGTATGATTCACTTAATTCCAAGACATTACTTACGGAGTACAAGCATGACGTTGGCAGAATTGTCACGTAGGCTTGGACGAGGGAGGTCAGAAGTACGACGTATGGCCCGTCTTCATCTACTAGGTGAGGATGAGCCAGGGAAACATAGTAACGGGGTCATTCGGGTGTATTCCGAGGAGGATTACGATTTCCTACGGGAACAGTTCTCCAGGCCAATAGAGGAGATTGAAAAGGATGTCCTGACAATCATCAAGGCTTGTCCATTCTCCACAGAAGCGGAAATCGCGGCGATCTTGGGGCGACGCCCTTTGTACATTGGCCGTGCCGTTACAAATCTTACCTACAAGGAAGCAGCTTTGGCAGAAACTGATGCCGGAGAGCTCTTCCTACTCACCGAAGAGAACATCGAGATTATTGACAGACGTAGCGATCCATAATATAATTCCAAGATAATTCAAAACATTGGAGGATGCTACTGAAATACAATCTCACCGATGATGAACGCCAGTTAGTGAACCGGCACATTGAAGAGTTCACCACAGTAATTAGATCAGAGAAACGAGCAAAGCTCCTCGATTATGTGACCATCGGCGCCGGTGTATCGGTGTTGGTGGCAGGGACTATAGTTTGGTCTCCAGCCTTTATCTGCTGGATACCCTGCTGGATTTACTTTACTGCAAAGAACATGAAAACATTATCAGATTTTTATCGCCGCCGAAAGGTTATGGTGATACGGACTGCGCAGACCGTCTTATCTGATAATCGCCTCTACTCCGTATTCCGTGAACGGGCGGTGGAGAGAGGTATGGATGGAAAAAAGGCAACAATCTGAAGATAAAGGACTACGATTCAACGAAGGGAAACTGAGATACGATCTCTTCCCACCCTTCGCTATGGAAGAGTTGGCGAAAGTGATGACCTACGGGTCAAATAAATACGCCGAACGCAACTGGGAACGAGGTCAGAAGTGGACGACAGTTATTGCGTCCCTCAAGCGCCACCTGGCCGCGTTGGAGCAGGGAGAAGATTTCGATTCCGAATCAACTCTTCTTCATGCAGCACATGTTCTTGCTAACGCTGCCTTCCTCACTGAATTCTATAAAATATATCCAGAAGGTGATAACCGCCAGCATACTTTCTTTCAACAGAAGAGGGTAGGGTTGGATATAGACGACGTACTGGCCGACTTTTGTCAGGCCTATGTGGAGCGTTATCCAGACGTTCCATACCCATCATTTTGGAACTTTGATCAGCAAGGGGAAGCCCGATTCGCAGAGATCGCACAAGATCGTGAATTCTGGTTGAACGTTCCGCCCAAGATCGCCCCGGAGGACTTACCCTTCGAGCCGGTCGTTTACATTACCAGTAGAAAACAACCTGTTAAATGGACTGAAGAGTGGCTTGCCAGGCACGGCTTTCCTTCGGTCCCGGTAGTCTCATCTCAAGGAGAGAGCAAGGCTGATTATGCCAAAGCCTTCTGTGTGGATGTTTTTGTCGATGACAATTACGAAACTTACCTTGATATGAACGCCAATGGCATCCTGACTTACCTCATGGATGCTGTCCATAACCGGAAGTACGATGTGGGGTATAGACGTCTCTATTCCCTCAAAGAGCTTCCGTTTCTTAAAGTCAAATAACAGTACTCGCCGCGCCTCTAGAGGACCTAGGCCTCTATGCGTAATGTGGAGGGTCTTCTTCTCCGGCCGATAAAAGCCGGAGTACCAGAGCGATGGAGAAATTCGGGGAAGATAGATTCCCACCGGAGCGACGGTTGCCGGAGTATTACCGGCTGGGCAAAACTCAAGTGACAGTAGACAACCTCAAGATAGAGCCCAGGGTCTTGCAAAGCTGCCACCGTTTGCGGGTGCGTCAACCCCGCACATGCCGGAGTAGTTCAACGGTAGAACGTCCGCCTTGTAAGCGGATTGTTAGGGGTTCAATTCCCTTGTCCGGCTCACTAACAGACACGTTGTGTCTGAAGACAATCTTAGCTAGGAGTTATAATGAAAAAAACTCTAATTTTGATGACCATTATGGTCGTAATGTTTGTCGGGATTTCGGGGTGTACCACCGAAGTACCCGAAGCCACCTTGATTGATGGAGTGTCGAACGAGCTCGTCTACTCAGCCCTGTCTGCTGCAGAGGGCAAGGTTGCAACAAGAGAACTTAGTTCGGCAATTTCTATCGCTGAAGAGGACCTCTACGGATTCCCTTGGACTGATTCTGCCGGTACTACCGCTGTAGAATTTCTTGAAGGTGGAGCCATTCGGATGTGGGTTCCCGGTCTGGGATTCCCCGAGACTGACCCTTTTGTTCCTTGTACCTACACTATTCCCACCGAGGGTGAGTTTACTATTACCTTCCCCGACGGTTTTGTGAATACCGGTGTGTACTTTATGATCCAGCCGGATGCTTTGGGTTTCTCGGTCTTTTATGAGAATGGTAATGACTATCTTGTGACCGTTGGCCCCGACTTCCCTGCTGATCCTGATGACTGGGAGTACTTCTCCCGACCTTCTTATGCTGATGCCGCGTTATTTGTTAGTGCTGATCCTTGGATTGACATTGATGAGACCAGCATTGGAATGGATGACTCCATCTGGTTCTACGCTGATGGAACAGGCCAGTCCACTTTCAACCCCTGGGTCCCTGATCCTGTACCAACGACTTGGAGTATCACCCCGGAATTTGGCTGTGAAATAGTCATCCCGGCTCTGGATAATTACACCTGGACTGGATACTTCTTCACCGTCGATCTGGTAGGCGCCGACCATCGCTTCCTGATCACTCACACCGGAAATCCTGGTGGAACCTCCGGCGATGATTATTCTATCGCCTATCAGGAAAAATAATCAAAAACAGACTGCAACACCGGACAAGGCTTAGGCTGGTAAAACCAGAAATGTCCACTATCAGGCTTGGAAAAGAGGGAGTCGAGAGACGCGAGACCTAAATGCCAAGAGTGGTAAATCCAGGTAGGAAGCGAGTGGGTGACCATGCAGTCTTTTACCACTGTAGTTCGCTACAGTGGTTTTACGGGGGCCGAGAAGGGTTCGATCTGGACTAAAGCCTAAAAGGACAGTCCAGGGACGGGGGTTCGATACCCCCCGGCTCCATACTCCTCCGGGAGCCTCTTAAAGTATGTTTCCGAGGGTGCTGCGTTGCTCACCTTCGGAGATGCCGAAGTAGCTCAATTGGTAGAGACACGGATCATAGTTCCGGGAACGAGGGTTCGATCCCCTCCTTCGGCGAGAATCTTATCACGCCACCATGTTGGAACTGGTAGACATCACGGTCTTAAAAACCGTGGGCCGAAAGGCCGTCCGGGTTCGATCCCCGGTGGTGGCAGTTATTTTTACCAACCGTTTAAGGCTGGTCTTTTTTCAAAGGCCGGAAAGACTTTCCAGCCTTTATTAAAATCTTCGATACTATAGAGGTTGCCGGTTCCAGGTATACCCGAATCCGGTCGGACAAAAACCTGCAGGTTTTGTAGGTCAGTGGGAACACTGGTGTCACCCCTTTGAGGGTGGCTAACGTCAGCGGTAGCTCAGATGGTAGAGCACTCAACTGATACATGAGAGGTCAGGGGTTCGATCCCCCTCTGCTGGCAAATCCTAAAAATTGAGGTAATTTATGACTCCCAGACATCTTATGGACCCGCATATGCCGGTCAAACAAAAACATCCAGTAATCTGGAGACTTCACGAAGTGAAGGGCCAGATGCGGGTACACCTCCCGGAACGGCCCGAAAAAGACATCGCTATGAAAATGATCCAGGATATCATTAACATTTCCAATTCCATTCTGGAAAGGTGAGAGACACCCTTAACTCCGAAAAATGATATAATCGCCATTAAGTGTTTTTGGTAAGCAGTTGCTTACTTTTCCTACCGGGGAGAGAAATTCCTTCGCAGCCACATATTCCCATGAGCCGCACCCTTTGGATCAAACTCTCCTTTTCATTCCATATAACCTCCTTTTTCATTTCTCTCCCCGGTTTTTATATCGCACTGTGTCCATAGGTGGGCCTGATCTTCTAGAGAGGAAGCAGGGCCGGTTCAATTCCGGCGCATAGTCAGCATCCCTAATGGCCTACGGGAAGCCCTTGCAAGTGTCTGAGGCTCACCCCCACAGTGCGGTGGACTCGGTGGAGTTGGGTAGGCTTTCGGTGTCGCCCCGTCAAGAACGGTGGACGGGTTCAATTCCCGGCCCGACGATATTACAACTTATGGAGAAATGATGAGGCAAAGTTTTCAGCAATACGCAAAGGAGCTTTACCGTAAGGACGGTAAAGAAGCTCTTTACGGAGCGTATGAAGAGACAAAGCAGAAGGGACTTCACAATATGAACGTTTCTTCTTATGACCGGCTATGTCGCCGGATACACAGAGAGTTTCAGGGTGTAGACCCGTTTTTGGAGAACTCACATGAGAATATTGCCACCTTGGAGGAGGCTATTGAATTCCATGAGATTCCCGAAAGCCTCCAGAGAAACATCAAGAAAGTTAGGTTTTCCTCCTGGGAATCTGGAGAAGAAACGAAGAAAGCAGTAAGGATTGAGGCGACTGCAGGGGAGAGTGAGCTCACCCCGGAAGAAGCGGCTGCGATTTTCCTTAAAATAGCTACGGAAGGGTTTACGCCCCCGAAAGTAAAAGCTCCCAAAGCAAAAAAGCAAGAGCTTCTCGGCCTCATGATACTGGCCGATCCACACATAGGCCGACAGGTTTGGGGTAATCGGATTAACGGAGAGAGCTACACTCTTGAGGACTCCCGGAATGATTACTTAGAGACTGTCGCCGCCCTAATCGATTCCCGGCCGGTAGATAGATACTTATTTGCCATGCTCGGGGATACACTGAATTCAGATATAACAGGCCCTCAAGGGCTTGGGAAAGCCACTAGCAAAGGCACACCTCAACCGGAGACTGCCGACCCTTTTCAGATGTTTGAGTCTGCATTAAGGATTCTCAAGGATGCCATTTCTCTACTCCTTGACACTGGAAAGCCAGTCGACATTCTCCATGTATCTGGAAACCATGACAGTGCATCGAGTTATCTGCTTATCACTGCTTTGAAACAATTTTTCCACTCTTATAAGGGAGTCACTTTTTACGCCGATGCAAATACTTATCAGTGTTATACCTGGGGTAAACATGCGGGTTTATTTCTTCACGGCGATGGACCGAAGCCGGATATGTTACTGAATGTATTCGTCCATGATTATAAAGAAGAATACTTTAAAGCCGATTGGCATAGCTGTTACATCGGCCACCAACATTACAGAAAAAAGACCATGCCTGACCTGATAGAGGAGCGAGGATTACGAATCCATCTCCATTCCTCCATGGCCGGACACGACACATGGCACCACCATAAAGGGTACAGGAGCATCAAGATGGGATCACTCCATGTGATTGACAAAGAACGCGGGGAGATTGCCGAAGAGATGCACAAGCTGACCCGGTAGAAAAGATTTTCAGGAGAAACTATGGCATTTATTCTCAATGATTCACGAGAGGTGCGTCAACCGATTGACTTGGCTTCATACGGGATGCGTCTCGATTATTGGGCGCCTACAAACACAACGGATACACCTGATGGGTCTTTACCTGTTTCGGCAGGGACTGCCGAGGGTGAGGCCGTCTGTGTTGTACCCCCTGGGACGTTGACCGTAGCTGGAGATTGGCGTCTCCAGGCTGTGTTGATATCGGCTGAAGGGGAAGTTCCAGCTGTAACAAAAACAGTAAATATCGCGGCTCGTGGTATGTAAGGAGCCCCACGGAGGGGTATACGGAGGGGTATAAGGCCCTTTCTGTAGACATTTTCCGTGGAAATATTACTCTAAACCGGTGCCCTCTGTCCGTAGGTTGGGCTGCCACAGGAGAGTGTGTTTTGAAAAAATGCCTAACATTGTCCTCACTTACAGAGGGGTGTTAGGCATTTCTTTCCCCCTCCGCTTTTCGATCTGGGAAAGTCAGATGAAGTTATGAAGTCTCTTCTTCACAGGGAGATAACACCATAGGACAATAAACTCTTGTATTTTTGCGCAACCTTAAAACAGAGAAGTATGCTACCATAAGCAGTAAGCAGAGCTTGGGAGGTTGCTGACTTCTCCAGTACTTTGCTCATTTTTGTCCAGAGCCTTCCCGGTCGTTGATCGTGGGGGGCTCTTTTTATTTGTAGAAGCTGTGGGAGAAAGGGAGAAACCATGTAATACAATAATAGGAAGACGGTACAGGTTAACTGCGTTTTATTTCCAAGAGGATCGGGAAAAAGATGCCTGGAGGTTACGCAAAAAAGAGCTGCAGTAGCCGAAAAATACTGGAGAATGTGCATTAGGGTGAGTAGAAATGGGCATTACAAAAGTATTACAAAATCAGAAATCGACTTTGGTCGAAATTCTCTTCAGAAATTTCGCTCGGAAAGTATAGAGAATGCCGAAAATCGACCACTCAAAGCGACCTAAAAGTACCGGACTTCCGTGTAGAGATTAGGGCATGGGGTGGCCGCCCCCGTCCCGACTACGACGTTCGACATTTCCTTTATTTCAGGCTTTAATGTACTGTAATTATCTATGTATGCATAGTACTCTACAAACAAGAGAATGTCAAGCAAAATCGAAGAAAAACACAAAAGTTTCTGCCTGGGCATAGACACCTCCAATAGAAGATAATTATCATATAATTATATCAGAAAACAGGCAGCACTTCCACCGATTTCAGTTGACAAAGGCAACTTTAGGTTGTATAGTACTATGCAAAACAACAAGGAGGCTAACAATGATTAGTACCAAAGTGAAAGAGTACAGTTCTTACGTCGATTATGGTGATTGTGGCGGGACCGGGAGTTATTACCGCCATCCCTTCGGTGGAGTCTACTCCGATGGAGTCAAAGAGTTCGCCGAAAAGAATGAAGCATTCTGGTTGATTGACGCAATCTTTTCTCACCGGAATAATCTTCCGATAGATGATACCACTATCATCTATTGCCACGTGGAAGACGGAAAAGCTATTCTGTTCCACATGCCGACCGATGACGAGACCAAGGTTCTACAGAAGATTGACTTCACTACCTTGGAACAGGACGCACGGTTTTACTATTCCGGGTATGAAAAGATTCTCTGTACCCTGAATGAGCGGTAGAACAGAAGGCCGACTGTGCAGGAATTCAGTACTAAATTTTTGTATTACATAATTCCCCGGATTTTTAATACTAAAGTTATATTGAGATTTCCCCCGGCTTTGTCGTAACTTGACTATAGCTTATGGGAGACTTCCTACGATAGAAGTCAATAAAGTTATGGGAATAGGCGGTCCGTAGAGGTGCGGACCGTCTTTTTTTAACATTTAGTTTGACAAGTAGTTGTAAATAGAGTACTATACATACAAGAAACAACAAAAAAGGAGATAGCTATGGGTGTTATCTACAAAGAACTTGAAGGCGAAAATGTCAAAGTAAGAATCGAGTATGAAGAGTACCCCGAATCCCCCGATTTCTATGACAGGTTGGGGACGATCTATTACACAGAAAACCGGTATTTCGGATTCGGTAAAGAAGACAAAGGGTTCAACTACAGTGAAGACCTTGCAGAGAAGCACCGGGAACTGGAAAAGGCCGGTGCTATCATTCTCCCGGTCTACGCCCATGTTCATTCAGGGGTTTCTGTTTCCACCGGCTCCTTTAGCGATCCTTGGGATTCTGGGCAGTGCGGTTTTATCGCCGTTGAGCGGGGAAGGGTGCTGGAAGAATATGGAAAGAAGATTATCACCAAGAAGGTCCGGGAGACAGTTGTCCGGGTTCTGGAAGGTGAAATCGAAACATGGGACCAGTACTTTACCGGGGAAATCTTCGGGATTATCGTAACCGATAATGACGGGGAAGAACTGGAAAGTTGTTGGGGATTCTACGGGTACAAATACACCGAAGAAGAAGCGGACCGCCAGTTGAAAGCTTGGGACCGTGATGTTGCCAACGAGAAGACCGAAGAGGACGTAATGGGGAACTGTGAATCCATGACCGCCCTTCTTCATGCAACGGTTTAAGGAGGGGAAACAATGAACAAAATCACCATGGAATATCAGGAGCTTGCAAGGCTGAACACTTTGCATGACTTCAAAAAACATCGGGCCGATGATGATTTGAAGACCCTTGAAATAGCAAAAAAGAACGCTATTGAAGCGATCAACAGGAATGACTTCAAGGATGCAATGCAAGAGATACAGGAATGTATTACCCAAAAGGCAATACAATACGAATTGGAAAAGTTCTGTATGGACCTGAAGCGTATCATTGAAGACATAGAGGAGGACCAGAATGCAAATACATAAACAACTGATAAAGAAGGAAAATAAACTGCCCGAACAGGTTCGAGCACAGATTATCAGATATGCCGGGGTAAATTTTGAGGTGGTTCACTTCTGGAAGACCGGTACTAGTGATTACTATGTAGTAGTACGGACTGAAGACGTAGACGACGGGGATATAGAGGAGTTCTTCTTCTTCCATATCTTCTGGTCCGAACTGACAAAGCGGTGGATGACCAGTGTGGACGGTGAAGTTGGCCGGAAACTCGAACACAAGAGTAATCCCGCAACATGGTACAAGGTGCAGTAAGGGGGACCAACAATGAATAGATACACTGGAAGAGTGGTAATTGAAATTGCATTCGAGATCGAGTTCAGGGATGAGAAGAAGGCCCTGGAAATATACCGGGATATTTTCAATCCCGGTGGAGAACTGAATAATCTGGTAGGTGATATTGTTGCCGAACGATACCACAATCAGGATGGCCCCTGTCCCTATGCCGATGAAGGAATTGAATACACCATGCACGACTACTGGGACGAAAGAGAATCCCCGGCAATCTACCCGAAGGAGGGAAACAATGAAAACTGAAATACCGAGAATCATAATATCAGCGGACAGTCCGGTCTCCATTGATGATCTTTACATGCTGAACACCAATTATGAAGGCCTGAAGGTGGAACTGTATATTCTGGATTATTCCGCCGATTCCAAAGTGTTGGCCTACCGTATCGATGAACCGGACACCCCCGAAGCGGACCGGACCGGAGAAAGAATTCCGGTTATCCTTACACAATATACTTTCTGGGAAGACGCCACTCCCGTTGAAAAGATTATCACCGGCGAGTTCACCATGGCCGATATCATGGTCGGGAAGTTCACAAGCCCCTGAAATCGGGGCTTGTTCTTTTAGAAAGCGTATAGTACTATGCGCATACAACAACAAAAAGGAAGGAAAATATGGAACATAAAGGAATAAAAGGAAAGATTCAGGATTTCGATACGGACGCTTTTGTGGTTGTTGCTGAAAACACCTCCAAGCCGATTGAAGTCACCGGGGAGACCTTGGGGGAAGTCAGAAACAACTTCCAGAAGGCCATTGATACTCATATTGCAGAATGTGAAGCTGAAAAAAAGCCCATTATGGACAACTTCCGTTTGGCTGATGAGCTGAAAAGGAAAGCCGAATCATGGGTAGACCGGTCCTTCAACTTCATCCATCTTGACGTGTATGAAAAGATGGCCGATGGTATGTTGTTTGAGTACATCCGCAACCCGGACCCTACCGCTGATGAAGCGATTGAGTGGTACGATGATCGGGACGACGACGAGAAAGCCGAAATCGAAGAGGAAAGAGACGGCGAAGACTTGGATGAATTTCTTCTGGAAAACTACCGGGACGAGATCGTCTCCTACCGTGACGAGCAGGGACGGGAAAACTACCCCATGTGGAATACCCTTTTCGAATTCCGGTGGGACGCAAGCGAAGAATGGTTGGTCAAGGCTGAAAAAGCCGGGTTCGGTGTAATTGAAAGACTGGAAGACTTCAACCCGACTCTTTTCGTCGCCGGGTGTGGGTATAGCTTCTACGGTACCCACTGGATTCCCCTGTATCTTTCCATCTTTGAAGCTGAAGCTGAATACTATAAGAATGTCAAATATGACATGATGTAAGGGGGTTGTATGGCAAAGCATAAGGAAAACGGTATCGGTATTGGAACAGGCTCCAACACCGTCCGCCGGTGGGATATCAACAGTAGGTCCGGCAATGGGGCCGTCCTTACATTGGTCTATCAAGCCAACAAGGACGGCCAACAGATAAATGCCTACGAGATCGACCCGAATCCCAGTGTTTCGGTGCGGGTTCGGAAATTGATTGAAGGCGGTTATTTGAGATCGGAATTTGGTCCTACCGCTGATACCGCCGACCGGCCGAAAAACCAGCAACGTCAGAGGCGAAATCTTTTCATTACAGAGAAGGGAAAGAAGGAATTGGTCCGTCGTGCGCGTGTAGTCGAAAAGAATGGGACCGTGGACGGACTGACCAAAGACCCGGAAGAGGGACGGCCGGACCTACGGCCGATCTTTTTCGAGATTGAGAAAGAGGTCCGTGGAGGGGTATAGGGAGGGGTATACAGGCCCTTCCGTAGCATTTTTCCATGGAAAATCATTTTACAAAAGGAGGTAAAAATTAACAGGGTGGAAGAGTAACCAAGCCCCAAAAACAACAAAAGGGGCCGGTCCCCCTTGGAGCAGGGTATGTATAGTAATATACAGGGTAGGACGTGCCCGAAAATACCCCGTCAGAGCGCTGAGGATTGTCACCAGCGCCTTTTCCAAGGATATCCGGCTATCTGTAAAGGGAAGGTAAGAATGACGAAATCTAAGCTGAAAAAGATGAAAAAGGACGATCTTATTTTACTGGTTCTGGAAGAACATGAGAAGGCAGCGAAGTATCAGGAGAATGTGCTGGAGCTGATGAAAAGATTGACCCGGATTCTATCTATTTTCAAAAAGTATCCTGCTTTGGAGAAGCAGCTCCCAGCCGATTCTAAGATCGAAAACTAACCTGCTGAAGCTTGGAGTTTCGCTACCAGGTTGAAAAACAAGCTGCGAAGAGAAGAAAGCCCCGTATCGGGAAACCTGAAAATAGGACTAACCGATACGGGGCTTTTTGTGCTTGGGGGCTGCCGTTTTTATCAGTGCTTGGGGTTGAAAAATGTGTCAGAAATTCTTGTCTGAAAATTTCC